AACTGTGCCACTCTCAAGATGTTCTTTAACATATTCAATTGCATCATATGCAGATAAGAATTTCTTAGCAAATATATTTCCTTTCTTATCCTTCTCAAGACCCACAGTTAAGAAGCACTGGCTACCAATAGTTTCTAATATATCTTCATCTGTTCTGTCTTCCCAATCAATTGTAAATCTATTTTCGTAATCATCTGTTGTTTTACCATTATCATCTTTCTTTACACCATGAACATATAATACATTATCTCTATCAGAACCGTATCCACCCATCATATCCGCATAGACAACATTACCATTTCCACAATCAACACCTAAGTTTAATTGATTATATATCCAATCAGATTTTTGGGATGATTCATCAATCTTAAATGTAAAGTCTGTAATCTTAGCTTCACCTATTAATTGAAACGTTGATTGAGCCTTTTTAAGTTCTATTTTTTCTTGCTTTTTAGCCATTATATATGTATCCTCCTAATATTTTAATTATTTATTTTATATTAATCATTAATAATATTTATTAAAATTTATAAGTAGGAGAACGACCACGCTTAATTGCTTTAACTAAGCCTTTCTTTCTTTTTATATTTATCACCTCTTAATTTACTTAAAAGTCTTTGAAATTTTTATTCTGAGGTCATATTTTCTATATCCTCATACTCTTCTATTTCATAATAATAATTACTACCACTATTATATATACTTTCTTTATGTATAAAAGTTCTTATAAACTCACACAAACAGTTATCGCAGAGTTCAAAATTCACATCACTACCATCTAATCCACTACCATAACCCATCCTACCAAGATGAATATTGTGCCACGTTTCTAAATAAATCCATGCTTCTTCATCTTTATTTCCCCATGTTTCTGTTTTACCACACTTATTACATGTGTATGTAGTTGTTGGATTACAAAGCTCTTCGTGGTTCATGCACTCATCTCTATCGTCAAAAGATTCATCACATATTTCGCACTTATAAATGTTTTTCAAATTTATCTCCTTTCATTCAAATGTCCTCAAAACTTCAATTCGGTCTAAACCTCTAATTCAAATACAATCATTATAACTGCACTAAAGTCTAATGCTATTGAACCACTTTCGTTTTCTATTTCTTGAATCTCATCGTGTAGATGACCTCTTTTATAATTTATCCATATTTCAACAAGTTCCTTATAATTTTCTCTTGTTGTACCTGTTAGTAATATTTGACTATCATTATAACAATCAACTTTAATTATTCCTAATTCCATCTTTTTCTCCTTAATTATTAATCATATAATCCCTAACTTCACTATTCCTCTTATGCCTACTCACCTGAACATCCAAACTAGCTTTAAACTTACCCTCTTTGTTTTGTATCTTCTGTCGCATTTTATGTACACTTATAATTGATAAATCCATTGTCTCTAAATCATATAATGTATCTGCTCCTAGATGTTCACAGCACTTCAGATATAATTTTGTATCATTGGCTCTTGTCTCTGGATGCTTTTCTAATATGTATTCTACAAGGTCTTTAATTGTATTTAGATGGTTTGCTACTGTATTTATGGTTTGTTCCCCCTTATGTTTTTTTAGTCTTATTAATTTTATATTAGTATTTATAAATCTTTCGATAAAAGTCTACTTTGGTCATTATTCTGTTGACATATCACTTTTTAATGTCTCTATTTCTCCAAGTGCTTTATCGTATAGTCTTTCAAGTCTTGACAACTCATCTCTTAAATCTACTATTTCTTGATTTTGTTTATCCCTAGTATCTTTTAATTCAGATATCTCATCTTCTAGTTCATCTATTTCTTCATTTAGTTCATTAATCTTTTCTTGGTCATTAACCTGCTCATATAATTCATTATATTTTCTTTCTATCTTCTGTATTACATCAATCAGGTCACTAAAATCTCTTACATATTCATTGATAATATATTCTTTACTCATTTATGTATCTCCTATTTATTTTATATAATTATCTACAAGACTTACACCAACACCTGCTAAAGCTCCAACTACAAACGATGTAATTGAAAAACTATCAGCATATAATGATATCACCAAAGCTATTATTACAATAGATACTTTTATTACTATACTTTTCATAATTATTCTCCTTTCAAAATTTTATATTATTTACCTTACTATTTAATTGTAACACGGATTTTCTAGTTGTCAAGCGATTAGTTTTATATTTGTTATTGGTTAATTTAATTCAAAACTTTCTTGCTTATTTAACATAGCATTAATGACTTGTTCAACTACCTGTCTTAACTCCATCTTTGAATTATATCTTTCAAATATTTGATTATTAATCCATAACTCATGTCCATATATATCCTGACTTGCAAACATATATGCAACATCATTTATTACGGATGCTCTCGTCTTTTCTTTATTATAAATTATCATTTTAATTTCCTCACTTTCTTTAAAATCTCCATTTCATTGGGATTTTTGAATTTTAAACTCTCTCATTCTCTGTTTATCTCTCGTTTTCTATGTATTTCACATTACAAATTGATTACAATTTCTAACTCTTCATGATTATTATTTATTTTAGCCATTAATCTAAAAATTGCTTTCTCAAAAGCACCAATACCACTAAAGAATGACGATAACTTTATATCTTCCAGTAAGTATGGCATAGTTTTATATAATTCAAGTAATATGTAATAAAGAACATCCACTACTATAGAATTACCTGCTTGTTTGTAACATTGAGAATCAGATATCCCAATATTTTTTACAGCTTCAAAATCTGAATCTGAAAACCCCATCAATCTAAAACATTCTTTAGGTATAAGTTTTCTAATTCTATAATCAATATTATAAAGATAACTATTACCTCCTGCATTTCCTACTGGTTGAGAAAGTAAACACATTGCTGTTTTATCAGCCGAATAAACTCTATTACCTTGTCTATATTGCTTTCCAAAATTTATTTCACCAATACCACCAACAAGTTCAGGTCTTGGACTTTCTATGACTCTCTTATCACCACAAGAATCAATTGTTCTCAGTGTTCCAATAATATCACCTTTGAAAAATCTTAATCCTTCATCGGTTCTTTGTTCACATACAGTCTGTAATATTTTGGGTTCTAATCCTCCACCTCCACAACAATTTAAAGCAGGACTACAACCATCTGATGAATAAATTCTACCTCTTTGTGGATTATCCCAATTACCTGTGTTAACTATATTTCCCACTTGAATTACTCCACTATTTATTAATCTGGGTTCTTTATAATCTCTAGCGCTTAATGTAGGTGAAATTTCTGTATATTCTCTTGGCTTACCTTCTCTTTTTGCTTGACACATATCTAGCATTAAACTATTTTTATCTTTTAACTGTTCTATTAATTTATCAGTTTTGTCTTGACTTATGTAATATCTCTCATCCACAACACTCTCTAAGAAATCTATTAATCTTAATCCATTGTTAAACGCTTTAGGAAATTGAAATAACCCATTGTCTAATTCTTTTTTTATTATTATAAGATAAACACGTTCTCTATTTTGAGGAATTCCATAGTCTTTGGCATTTAATACTTTCCAATAAGTATTGTATCCATATTCTTTCAATTCAGTTTCAAATAAATCAAAAGTAGCTTTAAATTGCTTACCAACAATATTTTTTACATTCTCATATATTGCTAAGTTGGGTTTCTTTTCTCTGAGTATTCTTAGCCATTCAGCCAAAAGAGAAGACCTCGTTTTTTCAATATTTGTTAACTCACATTTAGGACATTTATCTCTCTTTGTATAATGTGCTTCTAATGGATTATATTCGTGACCGCAATCTTTACAAGTCCACTTAGCACCTTCTTGTTTACCGGCTACACTAAAATCTTGACAAGGGCTTCCTCCCACCATCATATTAAAGTCAGCTATTTCCTTCTCATTTACTTTTGTAATATCACCTAGATTTTTATTTTCATCTACATTGTGTATTGCACAAAAACTTTGAGCAGCATATTTGTCAAACTCGCAAAAGTTTACTAAATTATATTTAATCAAATATTAATCCTCCTATATTATTGTATTTTTATATACTTTATTTAATAATTTTATTTAAAGTTTTATTCAATTAATTTAGCCATGTAGCTTCTAGCCAATTTTTTGTTTATTTCTTCTTTACTTGAAAATAAATCACAGGTATTATTTATAACATCAATTTCTTTTCTTATAACCCCTGTGTTTGTATGAACATATCGTATGTCATTGATTATATCTATCTTCCAACATTTGTCTTTGATTCCATAACCTAAACCTTGATAGTATAATTCTTGACCTATATCTATCGTATTTTTCACTATTTTATCCTCCTAACTCCCAATAGAATTTATGTTTGGACTAAACTTAATATAAATCACTATGTAACTTATCTACTAAAACATATATCTCATCAATTTCAGTTAATCCCTTAATATTCCCTAACATATCCCTAATTTTACCGACTTTAGATTCTATGTTATCTAGTATATCTTTGGCATCACTATATGTAACAAAATCTGTCTTATCTACATCGCTTTCTTCAGCAGTTACCGTGGCTCTATCTAAATCTTTTCTGTAACTCATTTATATCTCCTTTCTTAATAATTAAAATCTATTTCCATCACCATCATAAAACTTCAAATCTTCAAAACAACATATAACACTATCTAAATAATCTATTGCCTTACTGAGAACTTTATTTGTATTATCATCATCACAGTGGGTTTGTTTATATTTGTTTTCTAAACTCATTTTTATATTTTCTATTGCTTTAACTATTTCGTTATAACAATTCATATCATCATAAGCACACATTGTTTTATAATCAATCTTAAATTGCCTATATCTTTGTTCCAAATCGTTAATCATGACACAATTCCTTTCTATGTTTTGACCAAATGTAAGTTATATGGACATTTAATCACTTGATAAAATAGGCAATACTGAAATATCATTCAATTTTATATTTTTATTGAATCTTATTAAAGCAATTTCTTCTTCAGTATCACCGTCGATTTTTATTAAATAATTTCCACCAAAATATTCATCTTTTATGTAATATCCTCTATTTTTTAATAATTTGTTTATTTCTTCTAGTATTTGTAATGCTTCATTCGCCTTCCTAGCTCTCAATAAATCAAATTCATGTTGTTCTTTGTTTTCTTTGAGTCTTTTTAAAGCACGTTCATCTTCAAAATCCAAATTAACTCCTCCTTTTTATTTGTCCTCCAAATGCAACTTTGGTTAAAATTTAAATAATCCATCATAAAACATTTGCTTATATGGTGAATCTACACAATGTCTACCAGCCTCAAAATGCTTTATAAAATCTAAAATTTCTCTAGCGTTTTTTCTATCTAAGTCTACAAACTTTACTATGTTCATATTGCCCTCAATACAAATTACTGCCCAACTGTGGTTATAATTATTAGGATGTTGAACTACATCCGTTCCTATATAGACTACATTTTCCACAGTATTATGTAAAACATTAACTGATTCTTGAAAATGTGAAATATTTCTTCTTAATTCACTATGTGTTGAGCTAATATGTTCATGTATTTTAATATTTTTTAAATCATTCGACTTTTCATGGAGTATAAAATTATTTTCAAGTGTATCTATTCCAAGAAACTTTCTTAATTTTATTTTTAACCATTCTTTTATCTTGTTTATAATAAAACCTCCTTTAATTTAAACTTATCTAAATCCAACTTCATTTAAATATAATTTTGTATCGTCTATACTCATTTTTCTATCTATAAAACTTGGTAATTCAACGATAGGAATTTTTCTAATCATCTTTGCGTGTTCAATTTCATTAAATACTCCTGCTGGTATCTTACCAAACGGTAATCCTCTAAAGATAAGCAAGTCACAAGTATCAATTATTCCATAGAAATATTCCATACCATCTAACTTATAACCATTTTGAGCATCAATATTATTTGGATTATATATTTCTGCATTAGGAAACAAAGATATTATAGTATTTAAATCCCTTTCTTCTTGAGGGGTGTCATAGATTTCCATGCAATGTGCGTAATAAACTTTCATGTCATCCTCCTAAAATAAACTACAACCTTGTTGTTTAAATTCTTCTATATATTTATCCCATTGCTCTTGATTAATGTCTAAATGTGTCATCAAGCACTTCTTACACATGAATTGTTCTGTGTTTCTACTAATCATTTTAAGATTCATAGCTAAAACATCTTTATCTTTAATCTTTAGCAAATTACCTCTTCTACTCTTACAGCCATTCACACAAAACTTATCAAAATACTTACCTGCCACATCTTCAGTAATACATTTATATTCCGCAAACTCTTTAATTACTTCTTCATTAGGTTCTGGTCTTAGTAATCCACCTGCCCATGCTCCTTGTAAATATTCATCTAATGTGCAATGAACTGCAATCCACTTGTAATTAGTTAAGAAATCTTCTCTTAAAATATTCTGCCATCTTGCATGCATTGAAGGATACCAATACTTATCTAGTACCCAAGTTGATTTATTATAATTAGGGCAAACTATTCCACAGCCTACACGATTGTAACCTTTTTTATATTTATCATTAATTTCAATACCTTCACTAAATATGTATAACCAAATTTCTTCATCTGTCCATTCTCTAATAGGTAATATACCTATCCAATCCCTCTTACCCCACTTTTCATTTATCCAAATATCAGTATATCCAGACCTATTAGTGCTTTCACTATTTCTCATACCAAATAAGAATAATAATTTATCTTTTTTATCAAAACTGTTTATGGTTGGTTCTTCTTTAAAATACTTGCAACAACATCTATTAAGTCTTGAAGGTATAATATTTTCATTTTCTCTCCATTTATAGAAACTTCTGTATTTCTTATCAGGATAGGTAAACTTATATTTATTGTTTTTAGCCATTATGTTGCTATCTGCTACATCCATAGTAGTACAATTGAAATATGTATTAAACTTTAATCCTGCTTTTTTAGCTAGATGAGTTTTAACCATACTATCTTTACCTGTTGAGTTTGTATCAACAATTAATCTATCTGTTTCTTTATATTGAGATAGAAGGTTGAGGCTGTCAGATTCTCTTTGGTCTATTTCAGATGTTTTTCTTTTAACTGTTTCTTGCCAAGATTCTAAATCATATTTGTTATTTTTATATTCTTTATATGTAATATTTAGTTTATCATCTATATTTAGACGTATAATCTTTTGTAAACTGCCTTGTTTATCATATGCCTTAATAATCTGATTTTCTAACCAATAGAAACCTTCTACAAGTGGATAATCTACTCCATTGTCTTTTAAAAATTGTATGTATTCTTTAAATACTGGATTGATACTATCGACCTCCTTTATAACTTTCAATAAAATATGAATTTCATGGTCTTTTTGTAATTTTAAAGTCTCGTTTTCGCTGTTTATCTTCCATTTATTCGTGTTCTCATATTACAAATGTATTACAATTTATATTAATTTTAATATTATCTTATGTAACTGATAAAATAATCCAAAACTTATAAATCCTGCAAACCAAATACAGACCTCTGGTGCTATATGGTCTTTAGATATATAAAACATAAACAAATTCACAATCACTATAAGAAAGCAAACCTGTAGTCCTCTTATAAATATCTTAAACTTTTCTTTACTTATGTGTTCCTCCGTTTTTATATTCATTATGTATTTAAAAGGATAGAAGGGAATTAACCCTTCCTCCCTATCATTATTAAAAATTCATCCTCAGTCAGTATCTTAACTCCATCTTTTTTAGCCTTATCTTCTTTACTACTACCTTTTAAAGAACCAACAACCAAGTAATCTAATGACTTAGCATAACCTGAAGTAAATTCTGCTCCCAAACCTTCTACAATGGCTTTTAACTCATCTTTTTTGTATGATTGGAATGAGCCAGTGCAGTAAAGTTTTTTACCTGTAAAGGGTGAATCTGTGGCTGTGATTGACTTTAGTTTATTAATTTCAAATTCCATTAGTCTAATTAAATTTAAAACCATATTATACTTTTCACCATCACTAAAATACTTTACAAAGCTATCTACAGTTGCTTCACCAATACCATCTATCTTATATAACTCCATTGGTTTAGCATCAATAACTTTTTGAATATCATTATTAAAGAAATTACAAATATCTTTACTTGCTTTTCTACCTATTTCATCAATACCTAATGCATATAAGAATTGATTCGGCTTAACTTTCTTACAATTCTCAATTGACTGAATTAGATTATCATATTTTTTAATTCCAAACTTAGGCAATTTAATAATCTGCTCTCTCTTGCTTTCTAAGTTAAACAAATCTAAAACACTGTTTACTATATCATTTTCATAAAGTAGTTGTGCGGTCTTCTCGCTAAAACCATCAATATTCATAGCTTCAAGACTTCCAAAGTGTGCAATAGACTTTACTATCTGTGGTTTACAGTATAATGAATTTTTACAGAAGTAATGGACACCTTCTTGAATTAACTCACTTCCACATGATTTACAATGTGTGGGCATTTGTATTTCTTTCATATCGTCAGTTAAACTATCTTCAACCACTCCTAAAATTTCAGGAATAACATCATTAGAACGTCTTATAAAAACTTCTGAGCCTATTTTAACACCTTTTCTTCTTATGTCATCCATACTATTAAGTGTTGCAAAACTAACTGTTGCACTCATTAATTCAACTGGCTCTACCATTCCTCTTGGAGTTACTTTGCCTGTTCTACCTGTATTAAAATCTACATCTAATAATTTAGTAGTAGTTTCTTCGGCTTCGTATTTATAAGCTATTGCCCAACGTGGAAATTTAACTGTATATCCCATCATTTCTCTTGTTTTAATATCGTTAATACTAACTATCGCACCATCTATTTCATACTCTAAATCTGGTCTTAGACTTTCAATTAAATCAATCTTCTCTTTAGCTTCTTCAATGGTATTACATAAATAATATTCTCTGTCTACAGGTAATCCCATCTTTTGAATAAAATCCATCATATCCATATAAGTAGAAAATTTAATTCCTTCGCTATATCCTACATCATAGAAGAAAGCTGATAAATTTCTTTTAGCAGTTTCTTTTACATCAAGATTTTTTATAGCTCCAGCAGCACCATTTCTTAAATTCTTTAAAGTAATTTCTGCAATTTGATTATACATATTAAATTCCTTTTTAGTCATGAATGCTTCGCCATGTATTTCTATTAAACTATTATTATCAATTCTTAATGGAATTGACTTTATAGTTTTAACCTGAGATGTAATTAATTCGCCTTTTTCTCCTGTTCCCCTAGTTGCAGAGGTAACAAATAAACCCTCATTATCATATGTATTATTAATTGTGAGTCCATCAAATTTCTTTGCAACAACATATTGTATATTTGGTAAATTATTTTGTTTTACAAACAATCTATTCTTTTTATCCCATTCTTCAAGTTCTTCAAAAGACTGTGCTTTATCCATTGAATAGCATTTAAACTTATGCTCATGTTTTTCAAATTTGTCTAATACTATATCACCAATTCTTTGTGTTGGGCTGTCGGGTAATAAATAATTATTTTCCCATTCTAATTTTTCTAATTCTTTATATTTAGCATCATATTCTTTGTCGGAAATACTAGGTTTGCTTAAAGTATAATATTCATATGAGTGCTGATTTAATTCTTTAACTAGAGTTTGAATCCTTTTAATTTGTTCCAAGTCTTTAACCTCCTATATATTTGATTATGTATGTGAATATCTGTGATATAATGTTTCTACTTACTTTTAATTATACCACAGATAGCATGTGTGTCAATATATAATTTTATATTAATCATTATTAATGTTTCAACAGAAATTCTCTTTGGTCGTAATTATTCAGTCTTATAATCAGGTAAATTAGATGGTATATTACATTCCTCATTAATATTTTCTTTGTCAATATTATTTAGTAAAGCAATACATAAACAAGCATTTTGTAATACTCTCTTCTTTAACTCAATCTTTGCATGGGGATTATCAGTATCAATGTCATCTATTTTAACAATTCTCTTTTTAAACATACGTTTCCATTCTTCTAAATCCCATTGATTATTATATTCACCCCATAGAAACTCTTGTATTGTTCTTGCTCCTACTATAGCATCAAATATGTATTTTTCTTCTTCTTTTAAATTAAACAACTTTTATATCTCCTTTCCTAATCAAATCGTGCTTCTGTTGAAACTTGCTATTATTAATATGTATAACTATTCTTTTTCAGAAAATCCATCACATGCAACAGTAGCATCAAGATATTTTTTATCAACTATACCTTGATTATAATAGGCTAAAATATCCTTACAATCTACGCCAAACACTACTTTTGAGTTTTCACATTCAGGCACTTCATGTTTGCAATAATCACATAAATTTGCAACTTTCATATTTTTCTCCTTTCTTATCATATTTATTATTATTTTATAATATCCATAATCTCATTATATTTATCTGTTCCACTAGACACATCATCACCAGAAAAACTTCCAGATTCCTTTTGATTATATAATTCCAAGATTTCTTTATAAATTTCTTTTGCATTTACTATTCCATTCATCAATATTTCTACTGGAAAGAAAATTGTTTGTAATAAAACAGCTTTCCAATTATAGAATTTATGTATTATTATTTCATGTTCATTATAATAATACTCGTATTTATCTGTCCATTTAATTTGTCTATATTTGAATAGACTATTGTGCTGTTTCTTGGTTAATTTAAATTGAATATATCCTAATTTAATAGGGTCTTCATATACATATTTACTCATTGTAATCTCCTTATTTCTTAAAGCACAATTTTAAAATCTTTGTTTTACATTCTTTAATTTTGCTAATAAATCTACTATGAGAATACGTATAGTTATGGTATTCTTCCGAATTGATTATCCCTAATTCTTCAGAACACTTTTTACATAATTTCATCGTTATACCACCAAACTGACCACATTTACCTTGTGGATTAGGTAAATCTGCTGATATTGTAATTTTAATAGCTTGCTCATATTCAAATTCAGTCATTATTTCGTTACAATTATCACAGTTACATTGCATTATTGTAGTTTTCATATATCCTCCTTATTATATGTCCTCAGAATCCTTATTCTGACTACATCCATTTAAATTCCCATCCACTACCAAATCTTTTATTAATACCTTTTAAAAATGTTTTCTTAGAAAACCATAACCAACACCATCTAAAATCTTTTGCATGTTCATAACTATCAGTTAAATTATAATCCTCTTTATTTTCCATCACATAAGCCTTGCCTGAATTTATAACTAATTTTTTCATTTACTAAACTCCTTTTTATATTTATTATTTTATAGGATAACCTTCAGAATAATCTCTTCTTAAAATTCTTATAGTCAAAGCATGTTGACATCTATGTATTCCATCACAAAACTCATCAATATCCGTTGGGTGTTGTTTTTCTAATTTAACATATTCATTCCACGCATCAACTAGTGAATCCATTACTTTTCCTTCTTGTTCGGTCAATCCATCTTTTCTTACTTTGGTATTTTCCTCTTTTATTGGTTTCCAACCTTCATAGTCACCACAATAAGAGCAACACAACGCACCTTTATTTCCACAGTTACTACAATTCTTTATCATTTACTATTCCTCTCCAACTTACATCCAAATACTCATTTTATGGTCATTTTGTTACTATATATTGTGTTTTATTTTACCATCACCACTATATATAGTGTACTTATTTTTATTTTCTTCTTTCTTATTCTCTAAAATAAAAAGTTTTAACTTTAGTCTATTGTTTAAATATGTAATATAACAATCTAACTCTAATAATATTAAACAGATTATAAAGAAAGTTAATATTGGATGCTCAAAACACCATTCTTTCATAATTATTTATCATCCCTATCTGTAGTAAAAAATCCTGTGGTTTTATAAATTGTTCTTGTAGGAGAGTAATTTCTTTTAGCAGAACCTCCGCAACCACATTGAATTTCTTCTTCATATTCACTTACCTTACAAGTAACTTCGGAGTAAGTTTTACAATAAGGACAGTAGTATTCATATGTCATAAAACCTACCTCCTATTCAGCCTTCACAGGAAATGTTTTATCCAACAAGACATTCATTTCTCTATAAATTTTTAAGAATTCTTCTAATGAAACTATTTTTCTCTTTTCTATTTCATCTTCAACCATTACTTCGTGAAGTCTATAGAAAGCCGATTTATAGTCTGAACGGTAACATTTTAATACGTTCACATATCTTGTGTACTCTTCCCCTACTTTAACACCTTTATTGAATTCATCATCTTTTTCTTCTTTTGTTCTTACTTTAGTAATCAACTTCTGAATAATTTTATTGCGACCATCTGACTCATCAATTCTATATGGTGTGTCGGTAATATTTATAATAGCCACAGTAGGCTCAACAGTAAATCCTTTCTCCCTGCCTCTTGATTTTTTAGTTTCAGTTGTAACTACTTTAGTTGTTGTATTCTTTTTACTACCCTTATTTATTTCTGCTTTTGGTTGTCTAGCCATATGTATGTTTACCTCCATAAATTTTATATTAGTTATTAAATATTTATTATTTACTTCTGTTTTACTAAATTAACATCTACAATTCTACCTTCAGAAACCTTAATACTTACTATATCTCCAGCTTTGATTTTAAGAAACTCATATTTGCCGATTGCTCCTAAAGTCATATTATCTTCGTTTATGTATATTGTTTTAGTTATATTGCCTACTGAAGCAGTTACCTTATTGCCGTCTATTGATTGTATCGTTGCTTGATATTCATCGTTAAGAGATTGTTGCGAACATGATGTTAGGATTAATGATGTTAGGATAATGGTTATTACTAGGATTATTGTTATTGCTTTTTTCATTTTTATATATCTCCTTTTTTATTTTAATTTAAATTTCTGTAATAAAATTATTATTTGCTATTTTTAATATATATTCCTCTAGGTCTTCTTGAGTATAACTTTGAACTCCTTCAGGTAAACAAATTTTTTCTACAAATAATTGTACTGCAAATATGTCATTATCTTCATAATTTTTCCATACCATTTCACTTATTCTTTTTGCTATTTCTTTATTTTCCATCTTTTTATTACCTCCAATTAATTGTTATGATGTGATTTAATCTTCACTATTAAAAATCTCTTGTGCCTCGCAATATCCTGACCAATTGTCTACACCTGCACATTGTAATGCTTCTAAAGACCGTTGTGATTCTAGTAATTCATTGTATTCCTTTTGTGTAATTGTGATAGTATTATTCATAAAAAATCCTCCTTTCAATTTGTCTTTAAAACCTGTCTTTTATTTAAACTTCATACTCTTTGTTTAATGCCTGTTTCCAACATTCTATACAAGGTGAATTATTGCATTCATCATCAGAAACTTGTTCTAACCTGAAATAATTCGGGCATCCTAACTCATTCATGAATCTTGGCATATCCTCTTCTTTTAATTCATCTATTATCTTTTTTACTAAATTAAAACCATTCATATTTTTCCTCCAAATCTGCCTTTTGAAGACAGTTTACTTTTTATATTTCCACTCGTCAAATTCTTCTCGCTCTTCATATTCATATATATCTTCACCGCAAGCATTACAAACTCCAAGTGTTATTAATTCATCATTCTCCTTATGAAAACAATTTGAGCCACAATTACAAGGATTTCTTTGACCTTTTATAAAAAATGATTCTATTTCACCCTTTGATAGTTTAATTTTTCTTTCCATATTTATCTCCTTTTTTAAAATTCCTATAAAATACCTATTATGTTGAAACTATGTATCAGGGGATTGCTCCCCACTAGCCTTGATATTTCTTAAACAATTCAGCCATTGTAATTCCATTCTGCTCTGCTAAATCAACAGCTACAGCACAAACATTCTTTTCAGTTGATACACCAATTTCATTGCAGAAATATTGTAGGAGGGTTTTATATTCCCTATTCCAAGGATAATCTTTTGTATTTTCTCTTTTATAACCATCCCACGCAGAAATGTAATGACCATTTATATTATACCTATGACCTACACTTCCTAGATTTGAACCTTTTGCATATCTCCACCAACCCCAATTGTCTTTCCATTCGTTGTCTGGTATGCTACAAATCTTTTCAAAATCTTCTTCAGAAAGTTCCCATACTTGATATGTTTCACAGTAATCCCAAGGTTTGTTTATTATTTCATATGTCTTTAGTACATTCATTTTAAGTTCTTCAAATGCTATGTCTAATTCTGCACCTAAAATTTCTATCATTTTATTCAACCTCCTTATTTATAATTTTATATTAATTAATATATGCTATGTATTAGTTTCTAATTTATGACTAAAATATTTCAATGGTATTATCTTTCTATCGACATCTTATCTCTCCGCACTATTTTTTCTATATGTATCTAACTCAGGGTTATATCTACCTAACACATAATCAGGTCTTCTTTGGTCTGGTTGCACACATACTGCAATTATTCTCCAACCATTATTTAGTTCAGATTGTAATGCATCGGTACAAGAATCTTCTTTTAGCATTAAATCATTATAAGTAGCAATTAACCCTCCACCTACATGAACATTACATTTCTGATTAAATGTTTGATTGCTCATTATATCAATAGTTTTATTTATTGCTTCTGTTTTTTCTTCTATAATGCTTAATAATGATTGTATATTTTGTACTGTAGGCTCTTTAGATTTTATACACTTTTGTATTGAATATGAATAATTACATTTAGGAGCAAACTCCAGTAAATCTACAATATGATTTTCACTTTTAACATACACATAATCTATACCATCTTTTACTCTGTCATACACATAATAATTGTCAATCTTTTTATCATCTTTGTAATATCTTCCGTCCTCTTCATTTTTGATTAATTCATCTTTATAATAGTAATAACTAGTTGTCATTCTTTCAATATTACTTTGATAATTTACTCCAATCTTTCCTACTTCTTCGTACTGTAAATTTAAGTTTGTTGCATCCTGTCTTGGAATAAACAGGTCTTTTGTAAAATTTATTAACGCTATCATTTAATTCTCCTTTCTATTTTTAAGTTACCTCTAAATAAGCATTTTGAGTAGTTTTAATTTTTATCTTTTAAATATCCATATTTATATTTTACTCTTTCATCCTTATTTTCTTTACTTAATATGCTACACAATCTTGCAGCTTCAGATTGATTATCATAACTTTCAATGAGTTTAACTTCAATCTTTGTATCAATATCGTCAATATAATAAGTTTTATCTACGGAAACTTTATATATTACATACATACCCAAACCTCTCTTTCAACCAAATCATCGTTTTATTGTCTTATATTTCTTTTCTTTCTTCTAATATTTTATAAAAATCACTTGCTTTTATTTCTGTCATATATTCAGGTATATCATCTTCTTTTAGATTCTTACTCTCTACTTTTAAATAAAAACTATTGTCTTCATTATCAAGTAAATGTGATGTATATGCTGAGTATCCAATTGATTGAAAATAATCTCTTAAACTAGGCTGATATAGATTCACCACAATCTTTTCTTTGAAGCATAAATCTGAAAATTCTTTTGCAATTTTTGAACCTTTTTTAAATGCACACAATCCATGATGTTTAGGTTTAGTCAACATACTTCCGAATTTTTGATTATCTTTTTCTGTGGGGTTGATATTAAGTGTAATTTTATTCTTATTCCATTCCTCAAAAGGTTTATTAACCCAACCATCTCCAGATACAATATATTGAGTTCCTTCTATTTCATTATCTTTAAAAAATTGTTTTACAAACACCCTTTGTTGTTCATACATTTCTATGTATTTAGTCATTTCTTTTGCAAATTCACTATCTTTTGTTGCTAAAAAATATTTTTGCATTAAATTATCTCCTTATTTTTATATTATTTCCCGACCAAATTGTTCTTTTGTGGTCAGTTATATTTTACTTAATACATCTTGTAAATCAGTAAGTATATCACAAATTGTATAACCATTATAGTTTTCATCATCAAGTTTTATATTTAATTTACAATCTTTACAACTATCACTACAAGGTAATTTTGTAAAATCATTATTTAATAAATCTGTTAACTTAATTAAAAACCTTTCCATATTTATTCCTCCTTTACGAACTATATTGCTTAAACCATTCTTCCATATCAGACGCTTTATCGTTTATGCCAAAAATAGTTTTTAACACTTCTTTTTCAAGATTATCTAATCCACTTTTGCTTCTAATTATGTAGTCGAACTTAAAGTTATCTAAATCCGTTTCACTTACATGTAATTGTTGCTCTTTAGTTAAAGGACTCTTAAAATTCAATCTCTCTGCCCTTATTGTTGTAACCTTACTAGGGAACATTGCTTGTAAATAAAATACTTCATTTTTAAATCTCGTATCAGGTACAAATATGTAATCATAAGCATCTTCTATAATCTTAATTGTTTCATAAACTCGATGCGCATGAAATACTTCCCATCCAAGTTTTTGTCTTATTTTTTCTGTGCCTGTTTTTTGTAAGATTTCTCTACCTAATTCATTTTTACTTCCATCCCATCCAAGATACTCTTGACATATAGCTTTTAAATCTCTTGCTAATGATACTTTTGTACATTTACCTTCAAGATGTTTAATTATAATGTCTGCTGTTTCATCTTTGCCGTTTTGAGCATGCCCTGAGATTAAATAAATTTGTTTCAATTATATTCCTCCTTCTAATTTTTCTTTATTTTTCATTACCTTTCTGTCATACTCCCTACTGAAGAAATTACCCCTACTTATTACTTGTTTTTTATATTTATTAAGCCCTAAATTATAGCTATTGGTGACAGCATACCAATTATCTTCTTCTGCTAATTCATATTTATCCCAAAATCTATTTAAATTAGCTAATTTTGCAACGCCACCTTCAATATTATGTAGTGGATTATTTATATTAAAATCCTTTATTCCTGTAAGTTCTACGAATTCAGATATATATCTTTCGTTTAGTTGCATAAGTCCCCTACTGTAATAATTATCTGTATTGTTTTTACATTTAGCTTTAATATTAAAACTGCTTTCAGTCCTCATAATACTCATTGCGAATATATAATCAACATTGTACTTCTTACACATCTCATATGTATATTCCTGAAGTTCCAAACTTAAAGGAATTTCCATTGGTTGAAACTTTTCTTCCTCATACCCATCCATCCACTCTCTCAATTCCCTAGGAATACCACTCCATTCTTTAATAAATACTTCTTGTTCTTCTGATAATATGTATATGTTTGTTTTAGTTTTATATTCATTTTTATTAATATTATTTAAATTATTAACATGAGCAAACAATATAACACCTATCATTATAATTCCAAGTAAATTCTCGTATAATTTATACCTATCTACCATCTTATAATTCTTCATCTGCAACAACCTCCGTCAATTTATTTTAGTACTGTGGTGGAACTGCCATTTATTTCATCTCCTATAATTTATTATACTACCACTAATTCATTTGTCAATAGTAATTTTATATTTGTTTTTAATAAAGTTTTAAACAAGCAGACTTCTCCACTTGTTTAGATAAATTGTAAGGATTGCTAAATCTCCGCATAGCATTAATCCAATAATGATAAACTTTTATATTTCTTCTACAAACTGTTTATTTGACAACTTTATATAATCAATATCGAAACTGATTAAACTCTTAACATTCTTTCCTCTCTTATACCACAAGTATATATCTTCTGCCGTAAGATTCTCATTATGTATCAAATCTATTATCTCATCACATATCCATTTGTCTATCGGCTCAAGATATAATTCCATTAATACTGTATCTAAATTGCTCCAACATCTATTATCTATAACTATTTTTAACACTTTATACAATGACATAGCATTATCATCTCTAATATCTAGTAAATACCTTCTATATTCTCTAAGTTGATTAGCAACATTTCCATCAGGATTATAAAACTTCTCTTGAAATTCTATCATTCTTTCAGTGGTATTACACAATAAGTTTGCTAGTTTAATAAAATATATATTTGGAAGCTCTAGGATGCCTTTAAAAACATTTTTTTGGTCTATGTAATTCCAGTAGTATAACATCTTATCTTGGTTAGTTTTAAGACCTAATATTTCGCAATCCAATCCCATTTCGTTAATAAACTTATTAACCTCTAACATCATTTCCTTGTAAACTAAATTAGCATTTCTTTTCATTCCTTTCTCTCCTTTACATTTAAATTATTTGTAAAAATTTATGTTGTATTTAGAAGAGAAAAACATTATACTTATCTATAGGCATAAGTCGTGAACTCGGCAAAAGACACACTTATTGCTACGGAAGTCAGAGGAAACTCTGGCTTTTGTTTTTCTCATTCTTTTATTTTATTGGAAACCTTATAAGTAATATCACTCCTAGTAAGACTCCCATTAGGATACTATTGCTTATTAATACGAAATCAAGTATATATATTATAATATTTAGTACAAATAATATTGTCATAGTTATTAAGCCTTGTTTTTTAAATTTAAGCTTCTTATCAACTGTCAGGGGTCTATTAATATTATCTATCACGTCTATGTAATTTGCGTATAAAATCATTACGGCATATAATATTACCATAAAAAGTAAATTGAATTTATAATTAGATGCTATGTATCCTAATCCCAAAGGAGCAATTATACTTATTATTAAACATAATGTCTGATTCTTTAAATGTATTCCTCCAAACCTCAATCTTACACAATGATAACTTAGTAATAGTATTAATACAGGGTTAAATATATTTAGTAAAATTGCTATATTAAATGTGATTATATAGAATATCAAATTTTTAATTATTCTCTTCAGAAAATATATCAATTCTATCTGCTTAACTTCATTTAATCCTGTATAATCAGAAAGTATTTTGCCTATCCATGTTGCTATTTTATCAATCAATTTTATGTATCCTCATTTTCATTTATTGTCCTGTACAGATGTATTAAAAACTCTTTTCCTTTTGGTTTATTTTTAATACCTAATTTCCTTAATAATTTATTATCTAATCGACCTGTAATCTTTGCCATAAATTTCTTTATGGTTGATTGGTCTTTATGTGTTTTTTGACTTATTAATTCATATATACTACCAGTTTCAACATCTTCATTATCAAGAGACCTCAAAATCTCTTTGAGTTTAATTTTATCTTTTATAGTACAATCCAATGTGTTAAGTAATTCATTTGTTTTTAACCTTCTCGTATCATCAATAGAAACCACCTCATTTGGATTTTAGAAGGGGATACACCCCTTCTTTCTACTTTAGTGAATCTGGAATTGAATCTTCTCCTAATATTGCTCCACAAGCAAATGTTTGAGTTACTAAACTTCCAACTATTATAATACCCATAGTTAATATAGATAAAATTTTCTTCATTTATTTCACCTCCTTTTCTGATAAATGCTTTTGTAAAATATCTATATAATCATTTATTTTTTCAGGAGATGAAATTTCTGCAATATCCGTAAATAGTTCCCTTGGTGTTTTTAGTGCTATATCTCTATATTCACAATACTTAATTATTGTATAAAAGAATACTACAGAAACTATCATAAAGAAGATTACGCCATAGAAAGAACTCTGTAAATTATTATTAATAAATGAAGTATCAATTCCATTTTGATTTAATTTTACAAACATGTCTGAATTATTTGCAGCTATTGTTACAATCATTGTAAAAAGTATTAATATAGCTGTTGTCGTTATTTTCTCTTGAACTTTTAATAAGCTCCAATTCTTATCAAACAATTTACTTTGTATTGACATATCATATATCATAAGTCCACTAATAGCCACCGCATCTATAACTCTTGAGGGTATTGATAATAAAAATCTAATGCTAAAAATTGATAATGCTTGAAATTTGTTAATTAATAAACTCATAAGTGGTAATGTTATAAACTCTGCTCCCATAATTAAATAAGTTATTAATAATCCAACTAATAAACTCTGCCTTAAATTATTTCTCCAAACCAAACTAAAAGTTAAAGAATATGCAACTGTAGTGCAATATATAATTAAAACAACATTATTTACCGTTGCTCTTGAGTAATAATTTATTACTAATACCATTATAACAGATACTATAAATCTCAATACCCCGACTAAAGACCTATTTTTCTTTTTGAATATTTGCTTATTTATAAGTAAAAGACCAAATAATATGGATAAACTAATCTCTGGTATTGCTACTAACCAAATATCTCTAACACTCATTGTATCCACTATATCACCCCTTGATATTTAATTATCTATTACATTAATAATAACATTATTATGTAAAGGTTTACAGTGGATAATTACTACATGTTTCGACATATTATTGGTTAGTTTTTCCTATTTTGTCGAATATTCAGATAATTACTATTTGGTTGTTTATCGAACGCATGTTCGTATATTTTATTATAAGTGCTATTATATATTTTCGCAAGTTATTTATGGAAACTAAGGTAATGTTTTTCTTTTGTTGGTGTATTCTGAAAATTAGTTTGTGTTTAGTTTTATATTTTTTATTAAATATTTAAAGCAAACTATGATTTTGAGGACATATTGTTTAAAATCTTGGCTATCACTTCAGCTTCTTTTAATGCTCTCTTTTCATTTTCTTCTGCATCATCAAATTCTTCTGGATGCATAAATCTATAATCATCTAAATAATCATAATATGACATTCTTATTACCTCCAAACATTCATTTTATTTAGATTTATTTGCACACTCAGGACACAGGAGTTTTTTATAATTTCCCTTCCATCCTGCACTTTTTAAATCTTCTAGGCATTCTTTAATTGATTCATATTCTTGAACTGGGTCTGAACCTGTATTACACTCATCACATCTATAACTATAAACATTTGGTATTGCTTTTAATCCCATATTCTCAACTCCTAATCAAATATTCGTTTTATTTAAACTTTATATCCAAGTATTAATCTTCTTATCTCTTTAGAGAAATCTTTAATGTCATCATTATCAATTATTATTGTGGCATTAACTTTGACAGTGGCTTCTAAGAAATTATCACCAATCTTATCTTGACAAACTATAGTTACATATTTGTTTAATTCTTTGTTTTGATTAACTTTTTCTAACATCTTTTTCTCCTTTAAAACAATCACATTCTCCAGATACATCCATATCACATATTTGTTTCTCTAAATCAGTCATATCCTTACAATGATATTCACATTCGTAATTTTTACATTTCTTACATGTACAGTTATTACACTTCATTATTGTCTCCTTCTTGCCTTCTTCTAACTGAAAATTGATTTCTATCAAATATGGGAGTTAAGTCACCATTATTTAAAGATATAGAACCACCATTTATATGATAAACATCTCCATCAAAACCTCTTATAAAACCCCAATGTTTATAATATATTGATTCTTTGTCGATTATATCTACTTTTTTACCAATTAATTTATTTTTCATTTTATTACCAACTCCCAATCAATTTCACCTTTTATTGGAATTATATTAATAATACTTTATATATAATAAATGTCACAAAAATAATACCGATAACAGATTTAATTATTACTTTATTTCTAAACTTTCTTTTATATTCTATAAACTTATTAAAGTCTTGTTGTGCTGAACCCATAATATATAACTCCTTTCAATATTTTCTCCAAATCCACATTTTGTCTTAATTTATTAATTCATATGAATATACCCACTTAGGTGCTTTAAAATTCGCATAATCTTGATTATAACCACTTCTCACACCATGAGGAAATCTATTCAATAAGCCTTTTTTATACATACTACCAAGCAGCTTTGATAATTCCTTACACTTAGAAGCTCCTAACGTCATGTTTTGGCTTTTAACTTCAAATTCATCTATATATGCTTCAACAAAATCTTCATCCAGCATATCTATAAATTTAAATGCGGTCTTATTTTTTAAATAATCTATAATCCATTCTTCTTTTTCATTCATTAAATCACCTCAAAACACATATACTATTAACATTTTAATCGAATTTTCCTTCAACATCTTCTTCTACTTTAAATACATGTGGAATATTCCATATATCATTTATTGATAATTCAGATTCCAATCCCACCAAACTATTAATTAATTTTGACTCAAAAACTATATTTCCAAATTGATTTAAAGTATCTTTATATAATGGAGTAATTCTTACTATATATTTGTTCATATAAACCGCCTCCTAAAATATTCATTCAGTAATTAAATACTTAGCATGTTCTGATTTAGCTTCAGCATATCCATCTTGAATTAGATAGTAGATAATGTTATCTTCTAATCCATTCCCATTTTCATTTGTGGAAGTGTCTAAACAGGCTTTTACATATTGACTTACTTCATCTCTAATACGTTTAATAAATACATTTTTATCTACCAATGGTTTTACATGAGAGTAAATATATTTTAAGTCTACATTATATGCTGTTTTTATAATTACCTTCAATTTATCAACTCCCTATCAATCTCGCATTTTGTCGTTATTTTATCAATGTGGGTCAGTTTCACCAGATAAATAAGAGTATTGTTTTTCTTTAAAATTATTTGTTTTTTCAAAATCAATTTGACTATCAAGAACTTCTGATTTTATAAATCTCCATTCTTTTCTATAGTATCTAAAACTACGAGAATTTTTTTCATTACGAATCATTTGCTTTGCTTTCCTACTTACAAATTTTTGAAATTTATTCATTATTAAACATTCCTTTCTAAATTTCATTAGAATAACCATTTGCTAGTCTCTTTCAAATAGAACATTTACAACTTTTAATTCCACTACTTCTACATTTGTATATTTTTGAGATTCTATATCTATCCATTCTAATGCCTCTTCTTCTGTTCCAAACCATGCATATTCAAAATTATCACCATTTCTATATGTTGCTAAATAATTTTGTTCCATTATTTAATCTCCTTTCATATTTAGATAGAATATCGTTTTCATTGAATCTTTTCAAACATAAATTTACTAAATGCCCTATATCCGTTCATATCATCATAAATGTAATAATTCAAATTATCTTCGTCTAATAATTCATAGATTTTATTAAGAGTAATATCTATACCTTTCATACTAAAAATACATTTTAATTGCATCTTGTTTGCCCTCCATGAATTATTTTCTATTTCTCTCTTTTATAACATAACTCATAATTTTCTGTTTCTAATACAACAGAACCAATAGAAGCATCATACCTAGCTTGTAAATCTACTCTTTCACATTTACCATTAATGTTAAAGTCACAGTCATGTTCTAAACAAAATAATTCTATCATCGTTATACCTCCTAAATTTATACTTCTGACCAAATCCCGATTTTATGGTCATTTGCGATTGCTACAACCATTGGAAACGCTATATTTTTGTTTTTGTATATTTCCTAATATTAGTATACTACTAAGAATAAAAAATTACAAGTGGTTTATATATTTAATTTTATATTTATTATTAATTAACTTACTTTTAAACCATATTTTATGTATTCACCAATAATTTCTTCAATATCAGGCATACTAATATTTTTCGCTGCATTTATATCTGCATTTTCTTTATGACCACAAGTTACACATTCAAACTTGGATTGATTATTTTCACAATCTCTATTTCGTGTGTCTATACAACCACACCTACTACATCTTTTACTTGTATATTGAGGATTAATAAATATAACCTCTACTCCCTTTTCTTCGGCTTTATATTTTATCTTAGTTTGTAAATCAAAATAACTCCAATTCTTTAATAAACTTTCTGTTTGTTGTTCACTAAATCCACTTAAATCTTCCATTTGAATTATTCCGCAATTATGTTTAATAGCAAAATCTATTATATATCTGCTTATTTTATGATTATATGTATCTTTAAAATTACTTACCACACTTCCTATTTTATCTAAAGGTTTCATTCTTGTTTTAGTACCATGACCAACTCTACCTTCTCCACACCACTTACTAGCTATTTGTAATTGTTTTTTTCTCGCTTCTATCTTTTGTCTATAATGTATTAACTCTCTACCATCCATCATACATTCTTTCCAAGATAATCTATCCCACTCTTCAATGGTTTTATCAAATATTTGCATTGTAGCTACTTTAGTTATACCTAAATCTATGCCTAATATTCTATTTTGGTCAAAAGTTTGTTTGGATGCTTCAAAACTATAACTAATTATAAAATACCATTTACCTTTTTTATCTTCTGTAATTTGCATAGAACCCTGCTTATATTCACCAGATATAATTCTATTTAATACACTTTTACAATTATTATCAATCTTATCAATTTGAAATTCAGCTTTTTTAATAATATTTTCTTTTTGGTATTCTCTATTAAATAAACTACATTCAATTTTATATCCCTTATCACCCTGTATGATTTTATAGTTTTTATTATGTATAATAAGTGGGATATCTTGTTTAAAATTAGATATTGATATCTTGCCTTTAAACATACCTTTTTTTATATCGTCTTTAAATCTCTTAGCGACAAATTGTGCTGTTTGAGCTACATTCCCACTTTGATGCATGGTCATAATCTCATTCATTCTATTTTGTATCCATGCATCATAACTTTTACCATATCTCTCTTTCTCATTTATGTTGATTCCATTTATGTTTTTATATTCCATGTTCTCTAATGCAAAAGTATAATAATTAGTCATAGCTTTATTACTTGCTAACCAAGTTTGATATCTTAAATCCCTTAATACCTGTCTATATTTATCTATATTTATACAATTTTTTATTGTTATTTTTATACATTTATTCATCTTATCTCTCCTATTTTATATTTTTTCTTATATAAATTAAATTCACATCATAACATCTATCATTTACAATTTATTATTATATATTAACTTTTCCAATTAATTATGTCTTAGAACTCATATAATATACAGATTGCAAAAGCAAATACAAAGATGATTTTATAAATGGCTTTTAAACTTACAGCTCATATAATACACTGCAACATGAAGAATAAATAAATATTAACACCTGTAGTCAACTTACAACCCATATTTATATACAAATTGTAATAATTATACATCTATTTTCGACATTTGCAAAGTAACTTACAACTCATATAATATACAAATTGTAACTTTAAACGCAATAGAAACAGAAATCAATGCTCTAAAACTTACAACCTATATAATATACAAATTGTAACTGCTTACAAATCCAAAACAGCATTTTCAACACTTTTAAGTTATAATAATGCGAAACTATTCAATTGTTACAATTGTATTTAATTATAAGTTGTGCTAACGGACTTTGTGTTAGCAGTTTCAATAGGTGCGAATACTACAGTAGAAACACGTTCGCTTCACTTTCGCACTTATTACCTTATCGAGTGTATTACAAAACTTATTAATAAGATTTACTTGTCACTATCTCGACTATAGGCGAAATTATCCTTGCAGACAATTAAAGGTTTTACTCCTTTGCTAAGACCGCCTTTATTATTTAGTGCCAATAAATTTAAATGTTATTTAAGATACTTTAAACACAATTTTATTATTTAAGTTATCCCATAATATCTGTGTGAGATTTTTATCATTTACAAAATAATCAAACATATTTTCTTGTACTTGGTGTTTATTAACAATTCCACATTCATTAAATAAAATATTTTCACTCTTTGTTGTAATACATATAGTCTTTTCTTTATCTAAATTAAAATCTAAGATTTCTGATACATTGTGATTTATACAATCCTTTGAATTCAATATGTGATAACAACCAGTATTTCCTTTTATTAATAATTCACCAGTCATATAACTACCCTCCCTTCTTTTGATTTTAAATTTTATCATTAATCTTTTTAATTATTTGCTCTGCATAATCTGAAATAAATTCTTTTATAGTTTTTTCTCCTGTGTGTACCCAAGTCACATTTATGTCATAGCCACCTCTTGACCTATGCACTGTTTTAGTGATTTTAGGATAACCTTCTTTATAAACTACATTTGAATTATCTCGAGCTGTCATTGTTAGCCCCCTCTATTAGAAAATCAAAAAGTTTATTTATTAACCATTCTTCATTAGATGATATGTCACCTTCCTCTTTAAGATTGTTAATATATTCTTTTCTCAAATCATTTAATCTGTTTTGATAATTTGTCATATTTATCAACTCCTAAATTTATCTTTTTAACCATTTCGTTTGCAAAATCTGTGAGAATATCTTCTATAGTACCTGTTCCGACATATCTTACTATAACATTAAATTTCTTTCCATTATCTAAAACTCTTGTTTCTTTAATTACATTATCACTTTTCATATTTATTCTCCTTTTCTACAACCCTACTCTCGCAGCGGCTAGTTTTTCTAAAATCACGACCAAATCTCAATTTGGTTAGCTTATTTTATAAATCTTATTACCACTGCTATAGCCACTCCAATAATACCTAAAACAAGAATCATATATCCATATTGTTTCATATACTCACCTCTTATCTATAATACTACTACCACTTTTTGCCTTTGTCAACACTTTTATTAAATAAATTTTATATTTGTATTTGTTAAAGTAGTAATAAAACTACTTTATTTTTAAATTATAGATACTGCTTAATCTCCACTTTTATCTTATACCATCTTTTAGGGTCTATTCCATATTTCTCACATATATGAATATAATCATTATTGTCTAATTCTACACCTTTTTCAGTTTGCAGTCTTTGAGCATAGTCAACCATTCCACTCATGTAAATATTAGTAGGTGTTAAAAAACTATTTCCATATGCTTTTGCAATATTCTTTAGTCTTCTAAATAAAACTTGATGACTTATTCTATCTTCACTCGAATTGGAATTCTTGCCTATATCACCTAATTTTAAAACATAACCTGTATCAATCATTTCTATCTCTTTAAGTTTTGCGGTTGATTCGCCATTTTTTCTTAAATACGTTTGTTGATTATAAGCATCTACTATTAAATTCATAGTTCTTTCAGATATTTGAATAACTCTTGTTTTACCATCATCTTGTCTTAGTATAATATCATTAGTATCAGTATTACAATCAACCATTCTAAGATTCCTAACTTCTTCAAAGGCATTTTCTTGTATTGGTCTACCCTTTACACCTTCAAATAATAATGCAAAGATTACAGCATCTTGAGCGTTAGCACAAAAATCAATTATATCTTCTAAAGTTTCTTTGTCAATTATTTTATTACCTATAGCAACTTTGCTTACATATGGTCTTAATCCATCTTCATTAAAGTACATCTTTGCCCAATTGTAGTTTACATCAGCCAATCCTTTATCAATACAAAAGTCAATATACTTAACTATAATACTAACTTTAGTAGTAATGGCAGCAAAACTTTTTGCTCTGAAGCTACTCCATAATTCACCTAATTCATCAAAATTAAAATGACATATATCTTTTCCTTTTTCATCTTCTAGTATTCTAGCCTTTTGAAAAGTATATCCAATATTTTCTCTAGTTCCTTCGTTGTCAATAGTATTAAGATAAACATTTTTTAATTCTGGATTATACATAATAAAATGTTTCAATTATATTCACACCTTTCTTAATTTTTTAACTAAACAATCTCTCTAAAATAATTAGATATATTCTTTAATAATCTCTTGTTTAATTCTGTTGCAGATTTAAGACTTTCCCACTTAGAATTATTAACGCTAAAATCAATTTTACTCATCACTTCCTGTAGTTTTTGTCTCCAATTGCTAACATTCTGTAATTCTTTTGAAAGTGAAATATAACCTGCGAACATATTCTCATTGTTAATAAATGAAGTTTCCTTAGTAGATTCAATTTCAGTTAAAAACTCAGTTGGATACAAACCAATTAATTCATTAAAGAATTCAATTAACCATTCAGCAATTAAAGAAGCATCTCTATTGGTTTTAATGTCTTTATATTCTTTTTGAATAGTATTATTAATAACATCATATGTTGTTAAAGCTTTATGTTTTCTTATAAATAAATTATCTGTAGTAATTTTGCCTTTTAAATCACTTGAACTACTCTCATTTAGTTTTTTAATAATCATGTTTTCATATCTATCTGGATTAAGTGATTTTACATGAGAAGCATTAATCTTATTTCTCTTATCTTCCTGTACAATAAATCTTCTTGATTTTTCAATATCCCAATTCACTATATTAATTCCAGTGATATATTTTACATTAGGCTCTTTCTGTACTGCTGAGAGAATTCCCATTGACCTATGAAAACCGTCAAGTATATCAATCTCACCTTCAAATACAGTTAAAGTTTTATTTTTAGCATCATATTCAAAATTCTCTTCGCCATTTTGAAGAATATTAAAAGTGATAAAGTTTGTAATTTGTCTGCCCTCAACAATATCTTTTGCAATATCAGAAATAGAAGATTTATTTATACTTATCATTTCAACAATTTTATCTTGATACTCACTGTACTTTGCATTTCTTTGAGTTTGTTTGTTATAAACAATTAAATTCTTTGCATAGTAACCAGCAACTTCTTGAGCTGTTTTATATGTTACATAGTGGTCATCACCAATCTTCATGACATTTTCAAATACTAATGGATATTTAGATTGTTCTTCTGACTCTCGTCTAAAATTCTTAGCTGTGTTAATTTCTTGTTCAGTAAAATAAGTTTCTGGTTTTATATTTTGCTCTGTAGTTTCTTTATAAAACAACTCTGTTAAAAGACAAAGCATATTAAGAGGGATTGTTTCAATCTGAATTTTGCCATCTATAATAGACAAGAATTCTCCTGAAGATACCCCTCTTGATATAAATTCTTCTTTAATTTTATTGATTACATTATTATCTAAATTATACTTTACGAATATTTTTGCTAATTCTTTCTCTAGTAAATCTCTATCTTTTCCTATTTTCATAACTCACACATCCTTTTATATTCATTCTTATTTATATCTTAATATAATTATATCCTTGGTGTCAAGTAATTATACTGATATGTATGTGTGAATCATGAAAAATATTTATATTCATTATTTATGTTAATCTATTTATATACTAATTGATTTATTTATTTTCTTATTTGATTTTTTATGTATTGATATAGATTCAAATAACCTATCTAATCTTCTCTCATTACTTCTTCTACGGTCAAATATTGTCTTTGTGTCATGAGTATGTATATATTCTAATACTTCATTTACATTTTCAAATTTTCTATCGTGCATATGCATCGTATGTTTACAGACACCTTTATTTTTATGTTTAAGGCGATAGTGAGTATCCTTATCTTCACATATCCAAGTATTTAATGGAGTTTCCATATAGATATTATTAGGATGTATTTTGTAGTTGATTTTATATTTTTCACATAGATTTTTTACTTTGTTTTGGTCTATCATAATGTTGTCACCTCATTTTTATTGTAGTTTTTTGTTTGAGGGGCATTTCACCCCTCTTGTTTTATTAATTATCTTGGGTCTGTAACGTCAGAATTAGGACTCACTACCACTGGTTTAGCTACTTTTGGGTCTGTAACGTCAGAAGCAAAAACCATACCTCCAACCAACATCGCAAGTACCGCAACTGTTGTGAGAAACAATGCAATTTTTTTCATTCTTTTTCCTCCTTGTTTTATATTATAAAATGTTAGTGATATTCACCACTTGCATTCTATTTCGTAAATCATCAACAATATTTCTATCTTTAATTTTAACAATAGTTTCTTCAAAAATTTCTAATTGATTTCTATCTATGTATATTTCGCAGAGGGTTTCATAAGCGTTGTTGAAAAACCACTCTGCATTACTTAGAGAATCGGCATCGATATTTACCATATTATAAGCTTCAATCAAAAGTCTATTAATTTTTACATCGTCATTTTCAATTTTTGCAATGTTGAAATCCATATGAATACGTTCATCTTCCATGTTGTTGTTTGTAAAGTAGTCACTGCATTGTCTAAAAAATAGTGTAGCTTTTTTATATAACTTCATAGAGTAATAACAATTTCCTAAAACCCAATTACATTCCATATGCTCTTTTAAATCATTTGTGTAGTTTTTACTTTCAAATACATAATTTAATGCTTTTTTAAATTGACCTTTTTTTCTATAACATATTGCAATTCTTAGATTAAAAAACCATTTGTTGTGATTATCTTCGATATAATTATCGTTTAATGTTTCTAATACTGTTTTACATTTAAAAATTGCTTCATTAAATTTACTTTTATCTATAAAAGTTCTAACCTCATTCTGTTCCCCTACAAAATTATTGTTCATCATGCCGTCCTCCATTTTTATATTTTACATTGCATTTTGTTTTCTATTGTCCACGGAGACTTTTATAAATGTTTTTTCTTTTAATACCTTAGTATAATCATATCCATATTGATTACAATAAGATTGCAATTCCTTAACTAGTCTAGTGTGTAATCTTGCATCCTCTGGGTCAAACCCATTTATTCGAGCTTCGCACTCTACTTTATTAATCCAATTAACTGTATCTTCTATATACTCTAAATCAATTGTACCTGCTTGAATTTTAACTGCTGTGTCAATTTGCTCCATTATATGTGCTGAACATTTCCCCACTTTTGATAATATAAGTTTTTTGTCAATTGTGAATACCTGTTCTACTAAAACCAACGAATCAAATCTAAGTCCTGTTTCTTCAGATACTTTTACATGTGTTGGTAGTTTATTTTTGTTAAGATTAGAAGTTAATGTTGCCACCCAAATAGTAGGTGAAAACTTGTTTCCAACGTTATTGCTTAAAACTACCGCTGGTCTAGGTTTCGATTGTATACTATGGTCTCTACCACTTTTTATTAGTTGGTCAAAGTCTACAAATATCAAATCACCTTTCCGTACCTCTAATAATTTTTGTGCTGCGTTGATTAGTGTGTTTATTGGTTTATCGTATGTAGTGTGACTATTAATGTTTTGAATGCATGTTGTCATTTCAATTACCACTCCTTTATATAATTTTTATATTTGTTATTATGCTTATTATATTATATGTCGGAAACAAATGCAATATGCATTTCAAATAAATTTTATATTTATTTTTATAATTTATTGTAACTAATTATCTTGAATAGATATTGCCAATAACTATGACCAACAATAATAAAGATTGTAAATTAATTGCCAATGCTACTATATTAGGTATACACTTTCTATATTTTAAAGTTAAATATAATATCCATGTAATACTGCAAATTGCCATAACGCCCCATATATATTGAACCATCTTCATTCCTCCTTTAATGTTGTTAAATAATTATTATATATCTTTAAAATCTTCTTTTTATCTAAAATCACGTTCATATTTTTCTTCACCTAATATATCTTTTGCAATAACTAAGACTTCTTGTAATTGATTTATAAACTCTTCTAAATCACAAATATGAATGTAATCCATATTTTCTCTAGCTTCTTCAGAATCATCATCTGGAGTATAGCCATTATAATACTTCCAAAGATTAATACAACCGTCCCATTTAAAATCAAGTTGTAATGCATTATAATCTTTATCTCTTAACTCAACAGCAGTTATTAATCCTTCATTAGTTTTATTTGTTTTTTTAACATCCCAATATTCATATTCTAACATACAAAACTCCTTTCTAGACAGAATTGACATTTCATCGAAACATTTAACTTCTATACCTGTTGCAATTACTAGGTTTTAATATTAGTATACAGGAAATAAAACCCTGTATACTAATATATTATACCATCTTTAATTATCTAGTTCATTAAGCATCTTCATAAGTTCTTCAGGCGATTTGTTTTGTAAATCTGCATCTTGCTTCGTTGATAAAATCTCCAATATTCTTTGCTTCTTTTCTCTGTTTTCTTTGGCTTTATTTCTCAATTGTTCTTCTTCTAACTTAATACTAACTATATGCTTAACAATTTCAATTTTCAAGTCAATTTCTTCATCTTGTTTTGTTCTAACATTAAGCAAACTTTCTTCTTTTACCTGCTTTAACTGTGAATTCAAGGATTTAAAAACCAAATCCAAGTCTCTTACATTTAAATCCCACAAATCCTCAACTGATACCATTCCCTTAAATGGAAACCTCATTTTTGTTCTTACTGCCATTTCAAACATTTTTTCATTCATATTTTTCATTTCTCCTTTTTAATTTTATATTTTTATTTTAATTATTCTTTCTGTTTGACCTTTTACTTTAACTAATAGTTCGTTCCTTTTAGTTGATGAAAATCCCAATCCTGATAATTGGTCATCAACATCTTTAACTCTCATCTTGCCACCAAGAGCTTCAAATACATGCTTATGTTTCATTAAATCTTCTTTTAAAAACTCATTATAGAAGCCATTAGGTTGTTCTGGATTTACACAGTCTTTTAACATAAAGAAGTAATGTCTATGCCCTATACCATCTTGTTCATTCCAATAGTTAGGTGAATACATAACAACTGAAACTGGTACAAAGTTATTTGTCTTTAAATTCCAAACTTCTTTTGAAGACATTGAAGATTGTAAATGTTCTTTTATTGTAAATTGACCATTCTTTAAAGTTACAGTTGCCACTTCAACTATCCTGCTAGATGGGTTGTTTTCTTTGCTTTCAAAAGAGTATATTTGACCATCAAATTCTATTTCAGCTCTAAATCCATTGTTTGGTCTACCTGAGAAATAATATACAAAGAATTTATAATCTCCATCCTTCATAAACTTTCTATCTTCATATGTGATATTTTCAACCGCAGGAACTCCATTTTGTGGACTAATAATATCTACATCAAGAGTGCCTTTTGATGGTGAAGTTTGCCTTCTATTTCCGTAGTAAATTTCATATCTACTTGGTTCAATACAATGAGCATCTAAATCACACATATCTCTTGAAATATCATTCCATTGGATTGAGAACCTTAAATCTCCATCAACTTTACCACCAGCAGATTTTACTCTTTCTTTCATCAAGCTATCAGTTATATTTCCTGAATATGCCCAACTAAAATTATTATCCCATTTGAACATTGTTTTGCTATCTTTATTTTCTGGTGCTATAAGTGATACCATGCTATTAGAGTGTTTATTCTCTAATAGTACTTCAAGTTCTTTGGTTGTTGGTAATATATTGTTTATAAAATTGTCTATTGAAACTTCTTCAACCTTTGAGAATTTCTTAGGATTAACGGCAGCTTCTCCTGACATTTCTGCAAATATATCTGCATTAGCTATTCTTTTGGCAGAATCTTTGTTAGAAAACAGAATATTATTTACTGTAATATCATCAAGCATAGCATATCTTCTGCTTAGAGATTCCATATATCCTAACTCTTCTATTGTTTTCTTGGCATCATCTAGCATCTTTTGAGTAAAGATTGCTTTAGGTCTTTTATAATTAGTTGGAGCAACAATAACTTCATACTTTCTTACTGCTGTATCTAAATCCATTCCTTCACTGATGTTTATAAGCAATGTTCCAATAGAATGATTTCTGATTTTACCAATAACCGCACCAACCTTAACTGATTGTTCCCATGTATAATTTTCTTTTTCTAAATCAGTTAGTTTGATATATGCTTTCTTGTGTTGTAGAAATAATGTAAGTTGCTGTTTCCATTCTTCACCTTTATATAGTGTATTTGATGAAATTAGCTCTAATACTGTTAGAATAGAATCTTCGGTTAATTCATCCAAAGAACGTTTAAAAACATTTCTAATGTCTCTGTATTGACCTTTAATATCCCCTTCTGACCTACCACTCTTATCTACAAATTTATCTGGCAATTCTAAATATAAATGAGTCCATTCAGTTACTTTTCCATCTAATTGCTCATAATTTTTATCAGTGCCTATGGTCTTAAATTTGCTTATCCAAACATCTGAGACAATTTTAGATTTTATGTATTTAGATAAAGCATTCACTACTGGTTGAAATGTTGTGCTATTTGTTTCAAAATCCCAAATAGTTTTAACTTGATTGTCTTTAATTACTACTGCATTACCAACGTTCTTTATAAAGTGCCTACAACAACTACAATCGTATTCCCTTCTTTCCCTATAGATTTCATTAGTACCTGTTGGAAAACTATCTAAATATAGATTCCACAGCTCATCTTTGTCAACTTCGACCTCAAATAAATGAGTTACATCTTGTGACATTTGTTTAAAGTTTTCTTGTAACAACCTCTTAAAATTTTTAAATTCCATTTCTTTCTCTCCTTTTTATTTTTATATTATTTTTTTAATATTTCTATAAATCTAATATTCGGACGAAATCTATTGATTACATTTATTTTGACAATCAACACATATACACCATTCTTCAGTGCAATCTGTTTCAAAAACAAAATCTTTTCCTTCTTTTGACTTTAAGATATCATGCTCTTTTCCACAGTGAGTACATACTAAATCAACTTGTGTTTTTAATTCATTACTCTTTATAGATTTAATATCCATATCCATATCGATTACCTCCAAAATATTATTTAATATCTTAAACCAATCTTATCAAATATTTCTAAACCTGTCAACATATTTTTTATATAAATTTTATATTAGTATTTAATTATTTTCTGGAAACTTAGCCAATAATATATGACTACAATCTTCCAAAGTTTTACCTAGTGCATATACTAAATGTTTTATAAAGAATATTAGCATAAACACTGGTAAAAATACTATTTTACAAATATGAAAAAATAACCATGCTATAAAATCGAACATATTAATCTCCTTTCAAAATGCTAACCAAATGAGAAATTGGATGAGACTATATGAGTTGAATTCCTGTACGAGACAACATTTCATTAGTATCCATTACATCACCATAATCACTGTTATAATCAACAAATACCACTTTAAATTTACCTTTATACCAATCTTCTTCGTTCTTTGCTGTTTCGACTTCAAGTTCATTATTATCACATCTAATATAAACATACTTGCCTTCTTTAGTTGTTCCTTCCCATTGACTAGGACAACAACTACAAGTTTGTTTTAATTCTTTTAATTTTAACATAAACTATCTCCTTTCAATAAATGATAAATTTTATTGTTATTCCTTTTCGTTTAAACCCATTAGTCTAAATACTAAAGCCATAACCAAAGACGTTATAATTCTTGTCGCAAAACGCTCTATATCATCTTGAAATAGATATATCATAGCACTCATTAAGAAAAATGTTATACTTGAAACTAAAAACCATTTTATATTTAACATTATAATTTTCATTAATTATTATCTCCTTTCTTTCTCTTTGGTTCTTTAGGTTCTTCATATGTAAATTCAACATTCTTTGGGTATACACGTTGGGTGTAAAAGCAACTGCATTCTAATTCGTGTGAATTTGTTTCTCTATGATATAACCCCATAAGTCGCATTCCTCCTTTGCTTTTACAACGAGGACATTTTAAGTCTTTAATTACTTGCCCTAGTTTATACTTTGATATATCTATTGCTTTTTCTACTTTTTCACTCATACTCCCACCCCTACTCAATTACTTTATAATTCATTATAATTGCTAAATCTTTTATATACTCAATCATTAAAGCCTGTTTAGCAATCCCAAATATATCTTCTCTAGTAAGTTTTATGTCAAATTTTTGTATATACTCTTCCATTGAGTGTTCTTCCTGCATAAATTGTTGCCAATCATCATGTTCTGATTTAAATGTTGCTAATGACATTTAATACACTCTCCTTTTAATTTTTATATTAATTAATAGTATGGGTTTGCATTAACAGTTTCTTGCATTTCATCTTCCGTAATATGTGTATATCGAACTGTAGTTTGAATATTTTTATGGTTTGCTAACTCTTGTATCTTACGAATATTAACCTTTCCTGTACTTAATAAGTTTGTAAAACAACTATGTCTCAAGGCATGAGGATTAATATTACCATATTTATAAGTTAGATATCTAATTTCTTTAACGCTAATTCTAGTACCACGTTCACTAATAAATAATGCTTTTTCATCAGTTGTTTTTCTAACTTCTAAATACTTATTGATTGCATCTATACAATATTCATTTAATCTCATGTTCTTTTCTTCATTACCTTTTCTGATAACTCTAACTTTATTCTCTTTTATATCATCTAAATCAATTCCAACTAATTCAGAGACACGCAAACCTAGATTGATAAATAATGTTATGATTGCCAAATCTCTTTCTTTATTTCTGCTTTTTATGTTCTGAAGCATTGTTTTGCATTCTTCTGTGTTTTTATATTTAGGATTTCTCTCTGGTATTGAAGGAGCTTCTAAATCCAATGCAGGATTGATTGTAATAACTTTCATCTTTGTTATATATTTAAAAAACTCTTTAATACTTGACACTTTCCTTGCTCTGGATGATTCTGCTTTGTTTTTTTGCGTTAAATAATTCATATAGAATTCTAAATCCTGATACCCTACAGAATTAAAAAACTCTTTATCAAATGTATCTATAGATGCTTCTATATGCCTTTTCTCTCGTATGTAATTAAGTAACTGGATGTTATCTATCTCATATGATGTTATTGTGTTCTGTGACCTTCCTTTTGATTTTAAAGCTAGAAGAAAATTGTTGAGTAATTTGTTTTCAGATTTCATAGTTTCACATCCCTTTTATTATTATATTAATTTTATATTTGTATTTAATATATCATATGTTGGATAATGTTGTAAAGTGCTAAATATAACATTATTTTTTATTATCCCAATATTCCATATTCTTTTTAACATATTTACCTTTTTGTTTCTTTTTATGTATATATTTTTTATAATCATATCTTAACCATTGATAAATCTTGTGGTATCTTTCATATGTATAAATTGGATTACTTAAATTATACCATTGGTTTAATGTAAACTTCCATTTTTTATCATTACAACTTCGACACGATGGAATACAATTTGATAAATTATCTTTACCATCATGTATAGCATGTTCTTTATGTAAATCATGGTATTCCATTTTACCTTTCTTCATAACTAAATGGTTTTCAATACCTAAACCACAGTACGCACATCTATTGGCAAAGTAATGTTTACAATTTTCCCATTCTTCTTTGGTAATTCTATGATTCTTTTGCTGTCTATTTTTACTATATTGGTTTATTTGCTCTTTATTTTCTTGTTGGTATTTTACTTGATATCCTTCTTCTCTTTGCTTTTTAGATGCTTCTCTCATTTTTAATTTGATATGGGGTTTAGCATTATATTTTCTAGCTGATTTTCTTACTCTTGGTCTATTATTTATCTTCCATTGCATTGCACGTTTCTTTTCACATTCTATACATCTATTACTAAAATTATCAACGGTATTACTTTTATTTATATAAAAATGTTTTTCATCACAAATAACCCAATGTTCATCTTCAGTACACCATTTATATAAAGTTTCGTTGATAATTTTATGTTCTTTATTATATTTATCTTGTTTACGTTTGTCTGCTCTTACTTTCTTTTCTTCAGCACTTAATGGCATTTAATCATCCTTTCTTTTATATTCGTTTTATATTATCCTATCTCGACACAACTAATTTTAAATTAGTTGTCTTCAAAGTTCTTGGAACATATATTTTCTTTTCCTTTAACTCACCCAATTGCTTATCTTTCTCTTTTATACTTTCACTTGTTTTATTAAGTTGCTTTTTACTCATCTGTATATAGGTTTTCTTTAGAATATTGAGTGTTTCTATTTCATTCTTTAAATCTCTTCTTTCAATTCTGGCATCTTTAATCATTTTAGATAATTTATATCCTTCAGATGCATTGAAGTTTTCATTTTCAATAATGTGCATAATATCTTGCAAATATCCCTCAGTTTTTCTTAATTCAATATCGTATGTATTTATATCCTCTTCAATGCTTTTGTATATATTTAATAGTTGCTCAGAATATTGTTTTGCTTTGCACATAATTAACCTTCCTTTATAATTTATTATTTTTTCTAACACAAATATATTCTATCTTTATTGATATTTCTTATTTTAATTCCGTCCATTGGTTTATCAAATTCAATTTTATAAGTATCCTTTTCAAATCCACGGTCTAAGATTTTACCTCTGCCAAATATACAGTGATTGATTTTAATTCCTATACAATATGTCATTTTTATATTTACCTCCTTATTATTAATATTTAATTTCAGTTATAGATACAAAATCATAACCATTTGCAGATAATATTGCATCGGCTTGAGCTAATATTATTGCTTCTCTTTGGCAAATTGCTCTTTTTCTGTATGTATTTTGAACTGTTCCATTTGTTAAAGTGACATCGTATAATGTAAAATTCATTTTAGTATTCTCCTTTATTAATTTAATTTTGAAGTTGTTTCATTTAATTTAAATTCTGTCTTTAATAAATTAATCACATAATTTGCCCACTTTTCTTCTCCTGCTCTTATCATATCAGTGAATTCTTTTCCTTTGCCTAGAGATATAAACAATCCAGTAAGTATACCCAAACAATATATAGAATCATCGTCAAAATCTTCAGTTCCACATTTAGGTGCAATTTCTTTTGTATAGTAGCTAATGCTTCTTAATATTTCTTTTTCTGGAATGGTCATTTGTCTTCTCCTTTCGTTATTTCGTTGAAACTCTTATTTCATTGAATTGTTGGTATTTTAGCTTTTTCAAATATCTTAATTTCTTTTTGGAGTTGTTTTATTTGCTTTTCACGACTTTTAATTTCACTTTCTTTTATTTTAGTAAACATAGATTGTATTTTTGATTCGTCACAGTAAAATCCTGTAAATCTATCGTTATTATCAAACCTATAAATAAATTGATTAGCATAATTTGTTTCTCCTAAATTTTCAATAGTAACCTTACCATTCTTTTCATTTATCATCACTTCAAAAGTTTGTTTCATTTTTTATTTCTCCCTTCCAAGCCAAATTCTTGTTTTATTGTCATTCTATTTTCTTTCCCAAACTAACTCGTTTTCTCTAAATTTAAAATTAAATGGACTTTCTTTTCTAAGGTAATCTATATTGTTTGATGGTTGATATATTTTTGTTATTTTTACATGACAATTTTCATATTCTAAATCTTCATTAAGACTATCTAATGGCATCCATGTTTCACCTACAATTATATCTCCATTTTCAGTATCTAATAAAACCATTCCCATATTTATAAGTGTAACATTGGTAAATTTTTGTTCTACTTCTAACCACATTCCAGTTTTTAATTCTGATTTTTTCATTTCTTTCACTCCTTAAATATATTGGATTATTCTGATTAATTTAATCTTAACATATGTTTACTCCGTGTCAATAGTTTTATATTTGTGTTTATAATGTGTTTTCATAAACTGTTCTGTATCTCGTCAAATAGCTGTTATTCTTCCAATACAACTCTTTCCAGTATGTTGTTATGTCGGCTGTTATCTTACTTTGTGAGTATTCAAATGTATCTATACCTATTATTCTAATTGCATTCACTGTGACCCCTCCTTAGTTCGCTGTTATATGTATTTGTGACTGTTATATGTATTTTATGATAGAAACTTTATTGCTAGAAAAACCATCATAATAAATGTTGCTGCTGTTATTGTGATATTCATAGTTTTGCTGAATTCATTTGGGTTTCTGTTATAGTTTAATTTTATATTAGTTGTCTTTAGTACTTCAAAATCAGTTTGTCTCTGGTTCGCTGATTGCATGGCTGTTATACCTCCCTAGTCCCAATAGACATTTTCTGTTATATCATAACAAAGTTCAAAATCTGATAATCTGTTGATATCTTCTAATAAATCATCATGCATTAAAAGTTTAATTTGTTCTGTGGATTCGTCTTGATACTGTATGTTAACTTTTATATAATCTTCATTATTATCCTCTTTGATTAACTCAGCATATATAATATTAAATTCATTTGTAGGTGGATAAATCTCTTTTAATGTTCTCATGGTCTATTGACTCCTTTCTGTTATAACAATCTGTTATAGAGCGTTAAATTGGCTCAGAATGTTGATTTTATTGGGATATTTATATTATTTCTTTTCTACTATTTCAAGTCCTAGCTCTTCAATTTTATCTAGTATTTGATTTACTGCTAGATTACAACCTAATTTGTCATTGCCCATAAAGTTTGGCTGTTGTAGAATTTGCTCTAATTCTTTTACTATATTCATTTTAAATCCTCCTTAATTTTATATTTATATTCTATTGGATGCACTCTGTTATAATGCACCCTAACACAATATAATTGTATCTACGTCGTTAATATTCCGTAGCCTCCATCAATGGCTTCAACTGCCTCTTCATAACTATCACATTCATAGTTATCCCATCCTTCAAGACCTTTATCATCATCCATAAGTATTAGTGTTTCCATTATTACTTCATCTTGGAAACATTCATCTATATAATAATCTCTAGTACGTCTATCTGTTATTATAGAATCATCATTTTTCTTTTCTTTTAAAAATTCACAGAAGTCATATTTATCTATTTTATTACGCTCTACCAACCATTTTCCATCTTCTTGCTCAAACTCGCTGTTATACCCTTCTAATACTCTACTAATCCAGAAATCATGAGTATCTTTACAGATATATAATCCTTTGTAAAAACCTTTTTCATAAGAAAATAAATCACCCTTTTCAATCATTTCGTTCATTTTGTTTGTTACATTATAATACTTTGCAAATTTCATTTTTCTTTCCTTCTTTCATCTATTTATTTTGACCAAATCTATCTTTCGTTGTCTGTTATGCTTTTATAAATTTTTCTATAACATTATCTGGTATACCCAACGAACTAAAAATACTTTTTGACATATATATTGCACCGTCTTTAAAATCTTGGCTTTTTGTTTCTGCCTCTACTAAACATAGTTTAGTTGTTAATATCATATTTTCTAATTTTGTATCATTCATTTTATTCCATCCTTTCAATTTATATTTTGATAAAACTACTGTTTTGTCTGGATTTTACTGTTATACCTTTTCAACTATCTCTGTAATTTGCTTTAATGCCTCTTTGCTAAGATGAATAGTTGTATAGTCTTTACCTTTCCAATCTAATTGATGAATTGATATTATACCATCATCGTCAATTGATATACGAGTTGTTTTATTAATTTCTATCATGTTCTTTTCCATTTATATTTCACTCCTAAATATTTATTTCAGTTTCCTGTTTCCTGCTCTGTTATAGCAGGATTCGGCTTGTTACTATCAAGCTCTCATCAGACAGGGAAGGGATGCTGTTATACTAATATTTCATAATCAATCTTTACTTTAAATATTTTCCAATGGTCACTGTCGTATTCTTCATTGTGATTTACAAATCTTAAAGCTCCATTAAAATCATTAAACTTTTGTGCCTGTTCAAAATCCATTCCTTCACCTTCACATTCGCCATAAACAAAGTTTCCTGTTGCATCTTGAATTATATAGCATTCACCTTTAAATTCTGTTTTAAAACCAACTTCTTCTTTTTTAGGTTGAGCATCTAATAATTTTGATATTTCTCTCCAACCAATTGAATCTTCTCCTAATTCTCTTTTGATACTTTCAAAAATATAATTCATTTTATTTCCACCTTTCATATTTTAAATTTCAACTGAATACGTCTTTGATTGGCTTTTTATAATAAACTACTTAAATCTTTTACTGCTTGATTGATGATTTTTAATTTTTGAATATCTTGTTCAGTTTCTTTAAGTTTGCTTATTTTCTCAATCCTTGATTGTATTTCTTGTTTAGTTAATTCCATATTCAAACCCTCCAATATATTTATTTTTCGTTTACCTGTTATACTTATTTTACCATACATAGAAAAGTTTTGTCAATGCTTTTTTAAAATAAATTTTATATTTGTATTTAGTTATATTGTGTCAAGTCTTAGTAACTTTTATACCAATCTTTTATATATTATTTACAAAAGTCGGTCAACCATTTTAAACTTGCTGTTATAGTTAAAATCCATGAAGTAAAAAGTGCTTTCTGTTATAAGAAAACTTCGTCAACTATTTTGTGTCGACTGTTATAGTAACTTTTTAAAACTTCATGGTTTAAAATACCTCGGCTGTTATAGTGTTTTTACCATCCTGCAACTCTCATATCTTTATCACTATATATTCTAGTTCTATAACCCTTTTCGTCAAATATAAAACTTTCGTCAATCGCTTCTGATTCTGTTAAAAAATCCTTAGACATTCTTTCCCATGTATTATTTATTTCGTTAAAAGCTTTAACATGATATGATTCTGCTGTTCTTTCTGCTATACTTTGATAGCTTTCTATATGCTCTCCTTCTTTTAAACCTTCAAAGGGCATACCTAAAACTGGTTGATAGTATTTATCTTTTCTATGATTGTTTGAATGCTTCATAGCCTTATTATAACTCATGTTTAACGACCTCCTAAACCTTTATTTTGCTATCGTCAAGGCTGTTATACCTTGACACGCTCACAGCTTAAAGCACTATTTATACAGGCTGTGACCTGTTGCTATGCTTGATATAAATATGTTTCTGTTATTACATTTTGAGCATCACAGAATCCCATACCATATTTTGATAGCTTTGTTATTACATCTTCAAAATCATTTGTATTTACTCTTCCTGCTCTTTTAATGCGCTCTACGCCTAATTTAATATAACCGATTCTTTCAGATTCTTTTTGTTCTTTGTAATCAACTTCTTGACCTAATAAACCTCGGCTTCTTAGTTCTTTAATGCATTCTTTAACTGATTTATAGCCCATTTCAAATACTGTTGTTGTATAATCTGAAAATATAAAGCCTATATTTTTATCCTGAAAATAGTGTGTAAATTCTCCAGATTCTAAATTAATTATTCTTATTTCATTGTAATCGTGGCTATTTAATTCTTTCTTAAATGTTTTTATCATATATAAACACGCTCCTGTTATTATATTTTTTAGAGTTTTATTTACTCTATGGAGTACACTATAGTTTTATATTTGTTATAGTGTACTCTAACAGTAAATAATTAACTAACAGGCATATTTTCCCAACTTGGTTTCTGTTATTGTTTCTTTCCAGTTTTCTATATCGGTATGAATTGACCAATGCTTATTATAACCATTAAAATGTCTTAACAAGTGTAATAAGTGAATGTCTTTATCATCTACCCATAAAGAGAAGTTTGGATATTGTTTACCTTCTGATTTTTCAAGTCCGTAAAAATGATTGTAAACTTCTTCTCTTGTCTTAATTAGTTCTGAATTATGATTGTAGTCTTCCATCATGCTATATGTTTTGTTATCTCCGTGTACTCTGTAACCTCCTAAATCTGGCAATACTTCGATAGTTTCAAAGCTGCACTTCAGATTTTTATTAATAAACTCTGTTATACCTTCTTTTGTATAAGCAAATTTTGCATTATGTTCTATGTCTTTTATTCTGCATTCGTTGCAAGGGTCTTTTGATTCTGTATCAATATAAAAACAATAATCTACAAATCCAATTGCTTCTCCAACTTGATATTCTGAATATCTGTCAATCTTTTTATCATTGGCTGATTTTTCATAACCAGTAATTTCTAAATAGATTTTTCTTCCTTCGTTGTTTGTGAATCCTGTTCTTATTCTGCAATTTCCTATTGTTCTTTGGCTTATATCTGCTCCCGACCATCCTGCACCTTCAAAATATAATGTTTTTTTCATAATTTCCACTCCTTATATTTTATATTTGTTATTTGTTATTTGTTATTATTGAATTTCTAATTAATTGGTATAACTAATTATAACATACGTGTTTTTAATCTGTCAACATTATTTTGCTCAATTTTATATTAATTATTATAAAACTTATCGACATTATATGACAATAAAACATCTATTTGGTCTGGATATTAGATAAAAGAAAAAGCCTTTTTACAGGCTTCTCTTAATATTATAATATCTTTTTAATTTCATTGCGTAAACGCTCTACTTCATTTGCCCAATATGATAAACCATGAAAATCAACTGAACAACTTTCTTTTTCTAATGTTCTTAATACCGCCTTTTTTGCATATTCTAATTTTTCAAATAAATCTTTCATTTTTAATTCACTCCTTCAACATAATTATTATAGTGTTTTAATGTTTCTGATTCTTGTTTATTGTGTTGTTCTAATAAAAAGTTAATTAGTTCGTGCCCTTCTTTTTTAACTGTCTTTTCATATTCTTTATTATCACATTCATAAAAACAGGCATCATTTAAAAGGGATTGTATAATTAAGGCTACTTGTTTGCTATTTAAATTGTAATTGCTCATTTTTACACTCTCCTATAATTTTATATTTTTATTTTGATATTTTAATAAAAGTTTTGTTATAGTTTTCTTTGATTAATTCTTTTTGACACTCTTTACAAATAGTTTCTTTTGTTTCTGCTCCACAGATTCTACACATTATACGCACCTCCTAAATTTTTACATGATGACCAAATTTGGATTTTATTGAATTAACATTCTACCCATCTAAAACCATTTATAAATGATTTATGAAATTCTTTTCTATAGTTGATACAATATGTCATTTGTCCGTCTTTATATTGGATTGTTTTATTATATTCCGTTTCTCTTACTGTTTTACTTGGCATTGATAAATCACTCCTATTAATTTATTATTTATTACTACCTAACAGGCTGTTAAACCTGTTAACGCTCTATGCTTAAAGTCTGTTTATACTCGCATAGTCGAGATTTAATATTTTATGCCATTATTATAATTGATTCCATTTTCTAATAACCATTCATAAACATTTTTCAAGCTAGTTGTTTTTAGAATTGTTTCTTTATAACGTCCGTTTTCATCTTTTACAAGAGAGTAATTATAAAAATAATCTGTTTTCCCTAACCATTCATGTTTTACAAGTCTATACTCTAATAAGTTGCATAAGTCATTAACTTTTTTATATGATGTTCTATATTGTTTCATGATTTCACCTTCTATAATTTATTCGATAATTCATTATAACATATGCTAGAAATTTCTGTCAACAAATATTTTAAAAGTTTTATATTTGTATTTGGTTAATTTATTATATGCTTTTAGTTTAAAGTTGATACATGATTTTTAAAAATAATCTGCTCCAGTAATGACCATGAAAGAAGTGTTTTGTCGTGAAATTAAAAACAGCCTTTCGGCTGCAATTAATAAACTGCTAAATTCTTTTCTTATATCCTCTATTTATTAATGTTTCCCAACTGTCATAGGGTAACATCTTGCAGACCATTTATACATTTTAGGATTAACCGAAACAGAAATAGTTAAATCCATATTCCAATATTTACGAAATAAATCACTTGCTATATTTTGTAATTCTTTATCTGTCATAATAGCCAATTATAACAACTCCTTAATATTATATTGATTTAAAATAAATTTGATTACCTCTTTTATAAACTTTTCCTTCTGTTGTATTATCAACATTGTTTTCTATTTCATGTTTAATAAAATAATATGTCTTCTTGTCTCCCGTTTCTTTATCATCTTTCTTATATCTCAGCCATTCATTATAAATATTTATTAATGTTTCTTTCTTTGCTTCTTCTCCAAGTTCTTCGGAGTTTAATGTATAATATATCTTCATGACTTCACTCCTTTTTTATGTAGTATCTTATATATTATATTATACTACAACGTTTTATATGTCAATAACTATTGATAATTTTATATAAGTCATTATATATTTTTAAAAATATGTGCTATTATATCAACTGTCCAACCATCTCCACAAATACTATAGCGTGCTGTATTGCTAACTCCATATGTATAATTATCTGGTAAAGTCTGAAGTCTTTCATATTCTATTGGTGTTAATTTTCTAACTCTACTATTTATATAAACTTTTTTCTCTTGATATCCACCTTGTACAGCTGTTAATGTTGCACATTTAAAATCTGGATTATAAACTCTTTTAACTAAATCATGAGAATTTACTAACAATTTCGCACATACTTTTTTATCTAATCCATAAAATTCAAAGGGTTTATTGTAGTAAAATTTTTCTTCTACATCTCGCTGCAAGACGTGTTTTAATAAAATTTCTTTATTTTTTGGCTGTGCAATACCTGTAATATTAGTCCAGTAAAGTCTTTCCCTATCCTGAGCCGATACTAAATTACTATTTATTAATATTGGTTTTACTCCTAATTCACTAGATATTATATCTATATTTTCTTTTGTCATACTTGCAACATTTTCAAGTAAAAAGTATTTAGGTTTAATAATATTAAGAGCATCCACATAATTATAAAACAACTTTGACTTTTTACCTTCTAAACCTTTGTTAATATCTTTTCTATCAATTGCGGTTATTGTTAAATCTTCGCAGGGACTACCACCAATTAATAAATCAATTTTACCTAAATTTAATAATTTTTCTTTGTTTAGTTGTGTTACATCTCCAAGCTGTATTGTATTAGGGTAATTCTTTTGTGTTACTTTTACGCTATTTGGATTTATTTCACTAGCATAATATTTTTCTACTTTTATATTTGCCCTCTGTAATGCTACTTGACCGCATGAGCCTCCATCAAATAATGATAATACATTCAATAATTCGTTTCCTCCTTTATTAATTTTATATGTGTTATGTATTCTCTTTAATTGTAACATGAGTTTATAGGAAGTCAATACATAAAAAAAATAGGCTTTATTCAGCCTATTTTATAATCATATTTACTTAGATTTCATGTAATAATGTTTACCATCTATATATTCATACATTGTACAATGTGCTTCAAAATTATAATGCTCTTCAGCATGTGCCTTGCTGCCATACTCATATTGCATATTTTCGCCGTCTTCGTTAACTTCTATTATATACATACTCATAAAATACTCACTCCTTAAATTTAGATTATAACTCATTTTAACACGCTAACAATAGTATTGTCAAATATAATTTTTATATTCATTCTTATTAAAAGAAAAAAGAGTTATTTCTAACTCTTTAATTTATTAATAGTCTTACATGTAGTTTTTGAATATTCCATCCACCTGCTAAAATTGCTTCGACTCTTACTGTTTTCTTTTCTCCTGTTACTGTTCCCTCAAAACCAAACTTTTGATTGTTTCCACTTCCGTATAAATTACAAGATATTACTTCGCCAGTCTTTTCTTTTATCAATGTTATCATATTTACTAGCCTTGCTTTAGCTTCTATTGTGTAAAGATTTATTATATATTTTTCTCCTCTTTGTAATAAGTCTATTATATAATCGTCTTTGCCATCATAGCCATTTTTAAGAAGTTCTAAATAATAATTTATAGCTTCAGTTTTCCATTGCTCTACAAAGTTTTTTAATACTTCAAATTGAGGTTTCTTTGACTCTTCAAGTATTTTTATTTCATTTTCTGCTTTTTCAAGCTCTGGTTGCGATGCTTCAACAAGTGCTTTGTCTTCTTTTAAAAATCCTAATGCTGTTTTAATGTCACTATTCATATTCTTCATTTTATCAATATAATATTTATGATTAACATCTAATTGTTGCATTTTTAATAATATTTCTTGTATCTCGTTTTCATGTCTTTTTATTGCTCTTGTATAACTTTCTACATTATCTCTAAATCTTTCTATTGGTTGAGCCTTCCATACTTCTACTATTTCTTTTATATCTTTACTTGTCATGGTAATCACTCCTTTTTAATATGTATTAATTTAATTATATCATATCAATATTATTATAGTCAATAACTAAATTTTATATTCATTATTTAATTTAAAATTATTAAAATATACGTTGCTGCCATCTCAATAAATATAACTTTACTACAATTTCAAGGCTTTTAAATCGTTTTTAAGGCATCCAGATATTATAATATATAATACTGCTATAATGCTATTATGTTTATTCATAGATAAAATTAAAGCCTCTGGAGGGCATCCAAAAGGCTTTATAATAGTCTTTGAAATTGTTATTTTATGGTCAAATTAATTCTTTTGCCATTTTACAGCATTTCTAATATGTATAACTAAATATCCAATAGTTCCAACTAATAATCCATATTGTTTTAATGATATTGCATAATATATCCATAGCACTTGTGCAATTATCCCTATAAATGGAGCATACTTATTTTTATTGCCCATCATCCAAAGCATTACCATAGATACTATTGATAAAATCCAATCCATTATTTTCTCCTTTTATTTTTATTCGGCTTCAGGTATTTGACAAGTTTTCATTGTATTTTCAAAATCAGCATTTTTGATTCTTCTTTTTACAATCTCAAATTGACTTTTTAAATTCTTTGTTCCTGTTTCTTCATAACATCTATTAGTTTCTATATCTTTGTAATAACAGTCTGGATGTCTTTGACCTTCAGTAAAAATAACTAATTCAATGTCATACTTTGTAATTATTGCATGATTGATTCTATTCATATATAATTCTTTTTTAGTCATGTTTAAAACCTCCAATTAATTTGTATTTTCTTTAATTATAAACCCATTATAATTATATGTCAATATATAATTTTATATTCATTATGATATATTTCTAAAATTTTAAATGTCCTCAAATTACAGAATTGGTTGAAAGATTGAGAAAAGAAAAAGAGCTATTTTTCAAGCTCTTATAATTTCTGTAATGCTTCGTTTAATGTTTTATAATTATTATCTATCAATTTTCCGTCAATTTCTACTTTTATATAATCGGTTCTTTTTCCGTTTGCTTCGTTTAATTTTGCTGCATGCCTTACTTTAATATTACCTTTTCTATAAACAATACCTTTCTTAGTCCATCCTAACGCTTCATATTCTATTTTTTTCATTTAATACATCTCCTATTTATTATATTTGATGATATATTTTTTTAACTGGTTAACTTGTTTTTGTGCCTGTTTTCTTGTTTCAATATCGTCTGAATCTAAATCTTCATTTAACATATGTCCTGATTCATTGTAGCAACTTAATATATATTTTGCTTCATTTAATACTTCTTGTAAAGTATATTCATTAATTTGCTTTTTATCGTCTTCAGCAATTGAAGTTAAATTTATTGCTAACTCTGATATTTTTAAAGCATTCTTTGTGTATGTAGGTGTTTTAGATTTAGTCACAGTATTCAACTCCTTATGATTTATTACTTATTATATTATATAGTATAATCCTTTATTATATGTATGTCAACAATTAATTTTATATGTGTATTTAAATATATAACAATATATTTATGATAAAATAAAAAGAGGTTAAAAACCTCTTTTTATTGTTTTCTTTTCTATCTTATAATTTTTATTTATATATTCTTTTAAGTGTTTTTTAATTGTTGTTTCTGAATTTGTTTTTATGTCTATTGTTCTCGTGGTATCTTCATTTAGTTTTATTTCTAAGTAGTTAAAGTTTGATTCTTTTAAAAAGTTTATTAATTCCTTTACCATATTGTAACAACTCCTTATTAATATATTTGATTTATTATATTAATATTAACATAGATATATTCTTATTGTCAAACATTAATTTTATATCTATTATTATATGTTTCTATCAATAAAAATACTAAGTCCCAAGTTCACCAAATGGGATCAAATTGTGTGAGTTTTTAAAACATTTTTCACAATTTATACAATTTAGATGGCTATTATATAAAAACATATATAAAATTAATATGCATATGATATGCACATTTTACCCTACTACCCTATGAGGGTATACCCTAAAATTTACAGTATTTAGGATATTTTTACGATTTTGTGGAAATTTTGATGTAAATAATCGTATGCAGTCAATGTATAATGTAGTAATTGCAATGGGTTGTGATGCATAAAAAGTTGGTGGTATTAGTGTATGACTAATATAAAAATAATGTCTTAAAACGCATTTAAAAGGCTGGATATTTATGCAGGATTTGGGTTGTTTCTGTGTATAAATATACAGATTTATACATAGTGTTTTTATGGTACAAATTATACAATTTTATAGGCTGGTTTTATTTTATGGTGTTTATGATTATTTTGGCAGGATTATTTATTTATTTGAATTGTAGGTGTTTTTGTATATTGTTTGAATTGTTTAGTTTTTATATGTAATATATTTAATTGATATAATTTATATCTTAGTGTTTTAGTAGGAATTAAGAGAAATAAAAAGAGGCATATTGCCTCTAATTAACTTGAATCGTATCTGTTTTTATTTGTTCCCTTACAAAGTTGTATTTAAATGTAATATAAAAAGGTTTTCTTTTTCTTGGTTCATATGCTTTGCATATCACTTCAGCTAAATCAGAATTTCCTATTGCTGATTTACTTTCTATGCTAAATCTCCAGCCTTTGTTTATATATCCATTTTCTACCATCCAGATTTTTAAAGCGGTTTCAAATTTTGTTTCTTCCATTTATAACACTTCCTCAAATTTTATATTTATTATCTCTTATTTTATACTATATTATATGTAATTACAATAGTTTTGTTCAATAATTTTATATTTATTTTTAGTAGTCGTTTATATACTGATTATTAACTATAATTTTATATCTTTTATCACATATGCCCTTGTAAGCTACTAGGATTGATTTTAAGCGTGTTTTGTGGTGTTTGGAGTTTGGTTATTAAGGGATGGATTTTAGGCGGTTTAAAGCAAAATAAAAAGGCTGTTTTATGAGCCTTTTAGATGAAAATATTAAATTATGTATTTACTCTATTATATCCCAATCAATATTATCTGTCTTAATTTTGAATATTGTAATAGTTGTTTTTAATATTTTTCCTCTATGATAGTAAATAGGATTCATTATGTATATAACGTTTCTGCCTCTTTTAACCTTTGCAATAAGACTTAAATTTATTAGTTCATTTAATAATGCTATTGTCTGGCTTTTTCCATAACCTAAAATATTTTCTCCTATTGTCTTTGTTCCCATTGCTTCAGAGTTGTTTTTTATTATATTATCTCCAGAGAAGTCTAAATAATCTCCTAAAGTTCTGAATAATAGTTCTGCTGCCATTGATAGTTTTTTATTGAGTCTCAATTTAGTAATTCTTTGTAGCTCTGAATGATAATTCTTTGTAAAATGTCTGTCATCTTTATCCTCATAATTAGCATTGTGTTTATTGAATGCATTAATTGAGCCACTTCTTATTATTCTATCTCCATTACGGATATAACCTTCAATTTCTCCTGACTCTGGATTTATTAATACTTTGATAATCTCATCGTCTTTTATATCTTCTATTTCATATAGTGGAGATTGTTTATTATTAGTTTTACTTTCTTTGTTTTTTATTGTTATTTCCTCCTTAATTATTAGTGTTTTTATGTGTTTTATAGGTCAATTTTACTCAATAGGTATGCTACAGCGAACCTAAAGGTATGATACAGCATACCTATTCAAAAGCTGAAATGAGTTGTTAGAGTAGGTTTAAAGTCGGTTTTTAGGATGTTTAAACTCTTATCTTACATTCTAGTACAATTTTATATATGTTATTAGTTAAGGTTTATATAATAATCAACTCCTTATATTAGTTTGGTTTGTTAGGTTTAAATTAGGTTTAAAATAATAAAGTAAAAGGATAATAATATTATTTTGACTTGGGATGCTTTAGCAGACCAATGTCAAGCCGTCGGCAGACTACTATTGATTATTTATTTTCCTTAATATCATCTAATATTGTAAATGTCTGTTTTATATTTGTAATTTGGTTTATTAATTTGGATGATAATATATCATTAATTTTATGTATTATTTCAATGATATTATCATTATGAGATTCAAACTCGATTTTATATTCGTATTTCATATTAGTATTATTTCCTCCCTTCTATAATTTTATATTGATTTTATTATGTCTTATATTAATATTATCATGGTTTTGTATATTGTCAATATGTCTATTTTGATATACAAAGAGAAAAAGATGCCTATTTAGCATCTTCTCTATACATTTCTATTTTTATTTTCCCATTACTTTTTATATGTTCTAATCCTTGTATTCCGTTTCTAAATACTGAGATGTAATCACCTATTTTACTATATTCGCCTATACTGATTATTTTATATTGTAGAGCGTAATATAGTATGTCTTGTATGTTTTTTATTTTTCTATTTTTATTGATGTATATATTTGTTGTTGTATTTATTACGGTATCATATTTAAGATTCAAGTCTTTTATTAGTTGCTTAACTGCTTTTTGTTGTTCAGTTAAACGTGCATCATTCTTTTTTATTTCTTCAGGCTCTATTGTTTCATGTTCGGTTGTTTTGTTCTCTTCTATTGGTGATATTGATTCTATTGTGTAAAGGCTTGAAGGATATTTGATTATGTTGTTTAGTTGGTCTTGATTAATTATATTTGTAAAGGTTTTATTATTGTTTGTTTGTTTTCTGGTGACTTCATATGTCATGGTTAACAACTCCTTATATAATTGATTCTATATACTATTATATAGTTATTATTTTAATTTGCAATAGTTTTATATTAGTATTTGTAAATATATTTTTTATATATTATATAATAGAGTTTTAATAATGGTATTAGTTTATGTATTTATTTTATGCATTTTATTAGCTTATTACTGGTTTATGATGGTATATGTTGTAAGCATTGCAATATAAGGAAAGCTATTGTTTTTGGAGAATAGTGTTAGTGTATGCTAAAAGGGTTTAATTCGTTTAAAGGCATTTTGGAGCGTTTGAAGGGTATTGGATGGAGTGGAGTTTTATATTAGTTATTGTATGATTGGTTATGCAGTGGATGTATAAAGGATATGTAATATTAGTGTGTAGCATAGTATGTTTATAGGTACTGTATGATATTGTATTAGTTTAATATGTGATATAATGTATTAGGTTGTATTTGATGCAGTTTGAATTGTTTTGTAATTTATATACAATTATGTAGTATTGATTACTATGTGTAGTAGTATTAATTAATGTATAATATAGTTATGGTTAATGTATATGGTTGTATTGGTTATTGTATGATTGATTGTTAACCTTTTGTTTGATTGTAGTTAACAATACTATTAGATTATTAGGTTAGTGATTTAATTGTTAACTTGTAGTTTTAGTTAGTTGACAATAGATGATTAATTGTAATGATATAATTATAGTGCAAATATATTTGCTATAGTGCAAATTATTTTGCATGTATTTGATATTGTATTATTGTATTAATACAGTGGTTAATTAGTTAAGTAACTAACCTAATACTTCAACGTAACAACCGCTGTTATGTAAAGCGAACTTTACATTATAACTATGCAATATTCTGCAATTATATGTAACCATTCAGAGCATCCAATAAACCAGAGTAAAACAACCTTCTATAGTACTATTATTCCCTTTATTAGCTTACATAATGCATAACATACAACATAATAATCATTATAGGATATGTTTTTACAATGTAATAAATACCTTTAAACATAGTAATATCAATGGTTGAAAGGTATTTATTGCTATTGGTCAATAAAGCAGCTTCATAAGGTAGGGCATAGTTTACATTAATAATAATTATCATTTAGCAGATGGGGACATGAGTACATCAACAAACACACCCAACCTAAAATACGAAATCGAATGTATAATTTTACAAAACAAAATCAAAAATCCACCCATCCCACATCGACAAAACTATCGTCTACAACTTACAATCTCTACCAATAATGGGGCATGTATTTACAATAATAATATTAAAAAATACCCACAATACCCTATACCCATTGAAATTACACAATAAATCCGACTACATTCTGTAAACAAACCCAATACCAAAACATCAAACAGAGCAATTCCAACACTTAACCCAAATAATCCAAACCATACCACCCAACAAACCGATAACCAAATTCCCACCCAATTCTCCCATTACGATATCCCTTCTCCAATTAATATAATAATCCCTAATAAAACTTCCCACTCACATAATATAAATACACCACTAAAATAAATAATGTCTTAAAACTAAATATAATTGACTTAATACCTTCTTTAATTATGCAGTCTACAATGCATATGTATCTATCATGCACTCCACTATGCATATATTTCTTACATAATCAAAACTAATAATAAATCCTACCAAAGATATATCTTCCAAATCCCCTCTCCGAATTCCAATTTAATCTATAACAAAACTTTACCCATTCCCAATACCAAAACACCCCTTATCATCTCAATGTCTTAAAATCACTTTAAATTCACTATATTTAAAACCATATTTTTTAAGTACACTTTTATATTTGTTATTGACATTCTGTATATCCATGTTATGATTAAATAACTAATATAAAATTATAAAATCAAGGAGGTATGTTAATGGGTAAAAAGACACATGGAGAATCTTATACCACACTTTATAAAAGATGGAATGGTATGAGAAAAAGATGTAATTGTATTACATTTGAAAATTATAAGTATTATGGTGGAAAAGGAATTAAGATATGTGATGAGTGGAATGATTATTTAACATTTAAAGAGTGGGCAATAAATAATGGTTATGAAGAAGGATTGAGTTTAGAACGTATTGATGTTGATAAAGATTATTGTCCTGAAAATTGTAAATGGATACCATTAAACAAACAAGCAATAAATAGGTCAAATAGAAAAGAAATAACAATTAATGGAATTACAAAAAGTATTTCTGAATGGTCAAAAGAAAGTGGAGTTAAAAGACTTACAATATTGGGAAGATTGGAATCTGGATATACTGGTGAGGATTTAATAAGAAATGAATCTTTAACAAAACGAAAAATAGTATGTAATGAAACAAAAAAAATATATAATTCACTTATAGAAGCAGGAAAAGAATTAAATTTAGATTATAAAATAATATGGCAAGTATTAAATAATAATAGAAAAGATTATAATGGATTCACTTTTACATATATTAATCAATAATAAATATAAAATAAAATATAAGGGTAGTAATCTACCCTTATATTTTTAGTCCCAAAATGTAATTCTCTCTACCCATTCAGCAAATCCATCTAAATCACTTTTAATCTTACTCACAGTTCCAGCAGCTTCACCAAAATCCCTCACAATTGGTTCTATCCCTTTCTTACAATTCTTTAATATTCCAACCAAACTAATACCACATATACTCCATCCAGTAAAGTTTATCAAATCAGCTTTATCTTTATCTATACTACCTATAGTTTTTTTAATTACCCATGTAATACCTCTTATTGTGATTGCACTAACAACTAACTTTACAGTTCCACTGGCATCAACCATACAACTAATTCCTATAACAATTGCTCCTCCTGCTAAAGTTATTAATCCTAACATAATATCACCTAACCTAAACTACTAAGTGTTTTTGCTAATTGCACAAACTTAGTAACAGCAGTGATTGCCAAACCTGCTATAGTTGTCATTCCTACATATTTAGCCTCTTCCATTTTACCTGCTTTTGCTAAAACTCCTTCTAACATCATTCCACCTATAGCAATACCAGCCATTGTAATAATTGTACCCATTATTCTATCCCCTTTCTTATTTTACATTCTATTCAAATATTTAAACGCATTAACAGTAGCCATACTCTCAAAACCCAAATTAATACTACTAAACAATAAATAAACCCCATATCCCAGCAACACATTAGCAATACTCTGTATATTATAAGCACTTAAATCTATAAGTATATATCTATAATTTCTATTAGATTTTCTCTTGTAATTTCTATTAATTTTCATATGTTTTTGCTTATTTTCTGTACAATTTTCCATAAAATAGCCTCACTTTTAATTAATTTCTTATAATTTTAAATTCTTATTTTTGTGAAGAGAAGGGAGATATTTCACTCCCTATATAACTTCTTTAATATGATGTATATAACCACCATATTCATTGTCTAGTTTATCTTGCTTTCTACTTGCTCTTTGTCGTGTACTAAAATCACCTACTTTTTCATTTGTTTTGCTATTAATCAATAAATATCTCATAACTCATTCTCCTTTGTATTTTCAAATTTTTTTAATTCTTCTTTGTATATCTTGTTTATCAATTCATCATTAAGTATCTCTTCTAATAATAATTCTGAATTATTTCCTTCAAAATTTTGAAAGTCTATCGTAATCTTAATATGTTTGTTTTGAAAATTTATTGTAATTGGTGCTTCAAGTAATTCGCAAAGTCTTATTAAATTTATTAAATTCATAAAATCACTCTCCTTTGTTCCGCATAAACCATAATCAATCAGCACATAATATTGTTAGTGTAGTAAGGAGAGGAATTAACCTCTCACATAACTACTTAACAACTTTACTTTTGTAACCCTTAAAGTCTACAACTTTATTAATATTCTCCTTTGAGTCTTGTTGAGCGTCAATCTTAGCAAGGCTTTCTTTTTTTGCTTTAAATCTCTCAGATTGTTTAGTCAACATTCCGTCTAATTTGCTATGCAACTGTCTACTAATCAACAATCTAATCTTTCCAAGAATGCTCAATCTTTTCTTTGCGTTTTTAACTTTACTTTTCTTGCCTAATCCAAAACTTCTTCTTACTACAAATCTCAATACTTTAAAACTCACCATAGTAATTAAGTAAAGTTCAAACAAGTTAACCATAAATTTTAACATTTGTATTCCACCTTTCTTTTGTTCATATAATAAAAAGCCAACCACATAAGACCAACACATCTTCCTACATCAATCCAAACATAACAACTGCAACAATACAGACCCTACATAACCAGACATGTCAAGATAAGTTACTACCGCAGAATAATGATTCAACATTCATCTTACTCATAACTTAAACCAACACATAAGGAGACACAGGATAAGTATTACTACAATTCCTACATTTAAACTAATATAAGAAATTGCATTCATCTTTTGTAGTTAGCTTTCTTATATGTATTGCGGATTCAACTTTTCAGTTTTACCGCATAATTTGAAAATTAATATTCAACTTTCATCAACTTCCATATCCATTTGTTCCATGCATTTACCACATATAAGTGGAATCTCTTTGGTGGTTCTGGCTTTATTTCCACAATCAGGGCATACATGTTTAATACTACCTTTTTTCTTACTTATATTGCCTTCATCATTAATTCTAGCTAATATAAATGCGTCTTGATTAAAATTAGCATTATTAACTAATATTATAGTTTCCTCACACAGCATTGTTTCTGAATATCCATATTGTTTTGTTTTAGCAACATTTAATCCAAACTGCAATGCCAAGTCTCTATAATTTTTATTATGAAAACTCCCATTTCTTGAAGTAGTTTTAATCTCATGTATATCTCCGTAAAGATGAACCATTTCATGCAACATAACTTCAACTATATCAGTAGTCTTCATATTTGCATTTTCTGCACAAATGTTAATTTCATACTTTTGTTCTTTGTTTTCACTATCTACCCATATTGGATTTTTACTACACCATCCTAGAGCATTTCTCTTACCTTTAGATTGAATGGTAATTGCTGGTTCTGGTAGTATATTATTGAATATTTCTAAGTTTAAGAAAGTGAATATCTTATGGAGTTCGTCAATTGCCATTTTGAAATTCCATGACATCGCTATCACTCCTTCATGCATACGTAACAGCTTCATATTCATTCGCTATTACTATTGATTTATTGTCCCTATTCATATTCCCAATGTCCACATACCTTATTATCTAGTAGTTAACAACCATATAAAACTACAGTATTTGCTACAATATTTACTATAAAAGTATGATTGGAAATAAACTTAACTTAGTATCTAGTTGTATTACTTGAGCATGTTGTAACTCTATCTTTGGATAAGTTTTGTCAGAGATTAATAATATCTTATTAGGATAAAAGTCTTTGTTTAAATAATTTTGAACAGCATAGGTTTTATAAAGTTCATCATATTTGTTCAAGTTGTGATAGTTGTTTGATAATTGCACTTCTATAAAAAAGTGATATTTTCTTTTCTTTGTAGAACCAAAACCATCAGGAATTGTAAATACTGCAAAAGCATCTGAACGAAATTTTCCATCTGCCCATGATTTTTCAATTTCAAATTGTTCTACATTAAATCCTGAATATATCATCTCTGCAAGTAAATCTAAAAGGATTAATCTATGGTGATTAGGTGGTTTTAAATCTTTGTCATTGTAAATATAAACATTCTTATTAGTTTCAAGATTCTTAACAGGTTCTTTAATATATTTAGCCTTAATCATTTCTTCAAGTCTTTTTCTCACAATATTGTAACTGTATTGTTGTTCTCTGTAGAAAATTTTCTCTAATTGTCCTATGGTACAAAATTTATACTTTTCTAAATAGCGTATGATTAAATAATCTTTATCAGTAATCAATGCAATCATCATCTCCATTATTATGAAATAGTGGTTTAGGCATTTCTACAATTTCCACATCCTGCTTTTTATATGGTCTAAACTTTGCATCTAATTTCCATATAATAGGCTGAAGTGTATAATTTGAATTTTGATTATAAGGAATCATTTGTTTCGGTAAATCTAGAGTTTCAATAGTTGGTATTTCTTTTATTGGATTAGGTTTGTTTAATTCTGTTTTATTTGTTTTATACGGCTCTAGTAACATTTTTAACATATCTGTGGTTAGGTAAGGACTAAACAAATAATCTTTCTTCTCACCGCCATTTAAAGAGTAGACAGCATATCTCTGTTGCAACCCTACTGCACTGGAGTCTCCCATAATAACTTCTGAAGATACTGCATCATTCGCTCCGAAACTTACTCTTACGGCTGACATATTTTTAATAATACTTGGCATTTCTTCTTTAGTAGTTTTTTGTGTCGCACATAATACATATATACCTAATGCTCTAGCGGTCTTTTCTAGCATTTTTGAAATAGCTAGTATTTCGCCTTTCATGTCTTTTTCATCTTCACTGTCAGTTTTATCAGGCATTAACACTGATAATTCATCTATAACATAATAAACATATGATAATTTGTTTTTACTAATTAGATTGTATTCCCATATATTAGTCGCTTCACCTGTCTCTCTATATTTACTAATTAATACTTTTCTTTCTTCAAACTTACGTTTTAATTCATGTACCATATTGTATAATTGTTCCAATTCATTGGCATAACACTTAACATGTTTAACATTCTTAAATAGTACGTATTCATCCTTTGCAATATCTGAAATATATAATTCAACTTCTGAAGGTTTACATCCTAAAATCCAACTAAGTAATACACAATATATCCATCTAGTTTTTCCTTTGTTTGTAGCACCTCCACAGAGCATCATGCAGTTTAACACAACGTCTATGATTATAGGTTTCATTGAAAAACTCATACCTAGATACATTTGATGTGGTTTAATCTTTGGATTTTCAAATGGTAAGTTTTCATCTAAAGGTTGAGTAACTATCTTTACTGAAGCATAATTCTCAAATTGTTTAGTCTGCATTATCCAAATACAACATAATCCCTCCTGTAATTCACCTATTTTTTGTTGAAGTTGTTTAAACGAAAGACCATCTACAAGATACAACTGAGCATAAAATCCATAATTAGTTTCATTCATTATCTGTAAGAAATAAGTTTTATTGAATTTATTGTACAAACCTAACTCAAACATTAATCTGTAGAATTTTTCTTTGAATTCGTTTTTTGCTTTTATATATTTTTTCTGATTTAGAATATCCTCTTTAGTTAATTTAGATTTCAAATTTGTTTTTGCTAATGGGTTTGCCATAATACACTACCTCACTTTATTTTGTTTGTTTAGTAATAGCATCTTTTTGTCTACCCAATTTTACTACATAAGGGGTTAAATCATTTGAATGGTCATGTGTTTTTCTAGTCAACATATACCCTATAAATCCTACTGCCCCAACCCCACCAACAACATATTCTAAATAAGTATATATAAATGCACCTATCACTTCCAATTCATATCCCTCCTATTTTAAGCAAATGATTATAATAAAAATACTCCTAATAAAACTATTGATTAGACTCTTAATGCGTTCTTTAAGTCTTTTGTAATCAATTATTTCATCAGAAGTATTTTATATAGGTAATTATGTTAATTATTAGTATTATTTGATAAATTTCTTAATATTATTCTTTGGTATTTGTGCTGTTTTGGGTGAATGATTAAAACTCATTCCATCTGGAACAATAAAAACCTTATCTCTAAACTTAATAAAGAATTTCATAGCTTCTTTAGCAAAATCACTTCTCCCACCTGTATCAAAGTGATTCTTTAAATCCTCTTCATCTGTTGAAAATGATAAACTTCTCCTCCAGCTCATAAATTAACCACATCCTGTAATTCATCTACACCTAACATATATCTCATACCTTTAGCAGCAACATTCTGTGCATTTTTAATTAACTCTAAGTGGGGGATATATTCACGTAAATATTCTGTTAAAAATATGCTACCGCCTCCCACGCAAGGAACAAAAGGCACGGTATCTACAGAAAATTTAAGTTTGAGTTTATTATAAAATTTCTTACAATATTCCATTATAGGTTCTTTAGCAATTGGTAAAATATCAATATATTCACCTTTGTAAAATAATCCTTTAGTTAAAGTACTATACACTTCTTCAAGACTTATATTAGAATTATATTTACTGTTTATAATGCTTGCAATGTCACTAAATAACTGTAAACAACCCTGTTCGTCTGAGTCAGATTTTATTATATCCCCATTCTTTATTAGGTATTGATTTGAATTAAATCCACCAATTCCAATTAATAGAGTTTTTGCATTTCCAAAACGTTCAGTATTTATTTCTTCTGTATAGTAAGCTGGAAAATCCTCTGGTACAATTCCTACACTATCAACATATATTTCTTTTGTATTTCCATTTACATCAACCATTATTGAATTATCTAATGTAAGAAGTTTCTTATACATTGCTACAGATTCTTCATTTTCATATTGTTTTGCTGGTAGGGGTACAACAACATCTTTATATATACCCATATCACCATTAGTAATTTTGTGTAAAGCATATAAGTAGTTTAATCTAGCATTAGTATTTAAAGCTTTATTACTATTTACATCGTATATTGCTTTCTCATGAAATAATTCCATTGTATATTTTTTACCTTCTAGTGTCATAACATAATTTGCCATGTCGTAAACTCTCTCTGATATTCCAGACGCATAACAATTACCTAGATGGTCTTTTATTCTTGTTGTACCTAAATCAATACTAGCATACATTGTTTCACTCTCCTTTTAAGTATGTTATTTGTAACACTTTTTATGGTTTTTCTTTTGTTTTGAGTTTTAGTTTAATGTTTTGTATGTCAAAAGTAATACCTTATGCTCTTATTATATTACCTATCGGTTAATATTGCAACCATAAATATAATATTTTTCCTATATTTATTTTTCACTACCTTTAGCATATAATGGTATAGAGGTGAATATTAATGATAAGTTATAACAAACTATTACATTTGCTTGTAGATAGAAGATTAAAACTTAGTACGGTTTGCAAAGAATCTGGATTAAGTTTTAAGATAGTAACAAAGATAAATAATAATGAAAACCTAACATTGGAGACTATAGAAAAGTTATGTGTTTATTTAGGATGTGAAATAGGGGACATAGTTGAGTTTATTAAGGAAGGAGATTAATCAAAATATAAGTTTATAAAAACAAATATAAAATTAGGTGTTGACAAACAAAATAACCATGATAGAATTAATGTAGGAGGTGAAAAAAGTTTAAATGATATATAGAGCTGAAAAAGAAAAAGGCAATTTTGTTCAAATACATAAAGACTTAATAAACGACCATACACTATCCCCTCAAGCAAAAGGAATAATGTTGTATTTATTATCTCAACCTGATGATTGGCAATTTTATGAAACAGAAATAGCAAAACACTTTAATTGTGGTGTAAAGGGTATTTCTAAGATAATGAAAGAGTTAATTGAATCAGGATATGTAGAAAGAGATAAAATCAAAAATAGAATAGATGGTAGATTTAGTTATCCATATGAAATTTACGAAACTAGAAAAGTGAAAGAACAGATTTTGGATGACGAATAAAAATGTGAAAAAGAAAGTCAATACTAAACGCCTTTTGGCGGTCAGAAAATTAACATTATTTTTAATTTCTTATTGTTAGTTATATTATTGTTAGTCTAATTATTTTTAGTTTATATTATTATTAGTAGTACGCCATTTTCCAGAGGTGGAGTTCCATACTATGGAGTTCCATATGTGGGTTTCCATACGGTGGATATCCAGAGGTGGAAATGGGGGTGTGGACTGTAATTTATTTCCAAATTAATCAAGTAAAAATTAACTAATAACAAATATAAAATTACATATTGACTTCCACTACAATCGTGCTATAATTAATTTATAAGGAGGTGGTCAGCACGACAAAGTTGTGAATTTAAGGATTTCTTTTACAAAAGTTATATAATGACAAATATAAAATTAATAAATATAACTAAAACAACAAAATATATGGAGGTATCATAAAGAATGAACAATCAATACATAGAAAGATATATGAATAAGAATATAGATACTAAATCTTATGAAATGGTTATACCAACACTAGATTCAGAAGATGAGCCAGTTAAAGGATTAAACAAGACAGGGGTACTGATGCTGAAGAATAGAATAGATAAGATAGAATATCACTTATATAATAGTAAACTACCTGAAAGTGTTGATATAAATGAGACACTTGGAATTCATCTGTATAGCGTAACTAAGCAACCAATACATATTAGTATATCAGATTTAAATAATATTATATTTGAAGGCACAGGAAAGCTAATAAGAAGATTTGAGAATAAGATAGAGAAATTTTATTTAGTTGAAAAAATCGGCAATGGATTTAGTACACTAGATACTGATTTAGAAACAATATTATTTTATAATACAGATGTAATAATTAATATAAAAATAAATACAGTTCACAAAGAGGAAGTAATCGTAGATGAGAAAGGAAATCAAGAGGATGAGTCAAGAGATGAACAACAGAGTTAATAACAAAGTATACAGTGATGTTTGGGAGAGTTGCAGTATATGTGGTAGAGATATGAGTAATGTAAATAGAATTTATTTAGATATTGAGAAAGATACATATATTTGCCAAGTTTGTAAAGTAAAATATAATATTTATGCTGTGAAATGTGCGGAGATATAGGAGGATTAATAAGTGACTTGTATTATAGGGGTATTTGATAAAGAACAAGATTGTGTATACATAGGTGCAGATTCATTAGGTTCTAATGGATATTGTCAGCAACTATTTAAAAACAAGAAAGTATTTAAAGCAAAAGATAATTCAAATGTTTTAATGGCTATATGCGGAGATTATAAGTTACAAAATATACTTTCTACTGAAGATGGTTTAATTAGTGAAATTAAACATTTGAAGAACGAAGTTAATATTGAACATATTTTTAAGCATACAGCAACTAAAATAATGAGTTTGGCTAGGGATTATAGATGTACCACATATAAAGACGGATATGAAAGTATAAATGGTGATATAATTCTTGCCTATAAAAATCAATTATACATAATAGAAAACAATGGTCAAGTTTTAGAATCAGAAGATGATTATGTAACTAGTGGCTCTGGAAAACAATTTGCTATGGCTGTTTTATCACAGAATAAGGATAAAAGTACTATAGATAGAATAAAAGAGGGATTAGAAGCATCTGAGAAGCATGGGTGTGGAGTCAAAAGACCTTTTTATATTATGAATACTAAAGATGATAAAGTTATTAAAATTGATTAAAATGACTTTAGAATGCGAAATTTATGGGGATTTTGAAAGGAGAGAATATGTATAAAAGAATTAGAAATATAATTTGTACAATATTATCTATACCCTGTTTGATAATAATGATAATTATAATACCAGTATTTGCAATATTTGCATTGTTAAACAATCATGATTTAAATGGTTTTATTGAAGAAACATTTAATCCAAGTAAATTGTTTATAGATTACATTATAGATAATATAAAAACAGGTTTTAATTCAAATTTATAATTACAATAGAATTTCAATTTGATGGAAAGGAGAATATAAATGAAGGAATCAACAAATGTTGGATGTCAGGATAGAATTTACTATTTTCCATTTTTATTTTGGTATAGAAAATTAACAATCAAGAATGTAGCAGAATTCTTTGTTAGTGATTCAGGTAATCATAGATTAAAGACAACTAATGGAATATTATATATTATACCTAAAGGTTGGCAAAGTCTTGAAATAATAACACCTAAAAAAGATTGGACAATTTAAATTAATAAAAGGAGAATATAAAATAAATGAATAGATTTTTAAATAAAATATTTACATTTAGAAAAAATACTTCTAAAACTTGGGAGTGTTCAAATTGTCATACTAAGTTTTATAGCACTTTGGGTAGAGAAATTCCAGAACAATGTAGGATGTGTGGTGGAATTTGTTTTGAGAAGGTTGAGTAGGGTTAGGATTAATATAATATAACTAAAGACAGGAGGGGTAGTTATTAGCTTAAAAAAACAAATACATATATATTCAGTGGATACGTCATGTTTCTATAATGATAATGAAATGAAAATACATAAAAGACTCAATAGTTTATATATGTATCGCAAGAAATTAGTAAAGAAAAGAGATAAATTCAAATTTAAACTAATACCAGAGCATATTAGAGAAATGATTGCATCAAATCATAATGATAAAATTAAACTACTACTAGAAAAAACCAATAAAGAAATTAAACATACTAAGGAAAAGTTATATATTGAGTTTGAAAAACACAAAGGAATTAGAAATCTTAATAAAGATTGTCTAAATAAACATAGAATTATATCTGTATTTGATTCCGTATTAACTAGAACTGCAAATATGGAGCAAAACCAATTATATGAAGATATAATGATTGTTCAAACTTATTTCTTTGATGTAATTGAAGATATAATACTAGATGGATATATGCACAATGGAGAAAAATATATTTGTCTTACAGCTTCAGCAGGACAAATAAGAACAAAGAAAACAGTATTTATAAAAGAATCTATATTCAATAAATATAAAAATACTTTAATGTGTGGATTAACAATTGAAGATATAAATGATAATGGTGGAGTTAATATTAATAAATTCTTGGCATATCTAGCTCTTTGTAATTCTGCAACTGACATATGGGAAGATTTTGATATAACTAAGTCTATTGTAGTTGATGATATGGAAACAATGGTTAATGGCGTTGTTGATTTTATTGATGATACTACATATGAGATTACAAGAAAGCAAATGGATATACCTGTAACGCACACAGACGGCTGTGGAATGTATTTAACTAGCAAATCAAAGAAAAACATGATGGTGAGATTACCTTGGATTAAGGGACTTCTAATGTCTTTTCCTTTTGATAAATTTATTAATGAAGCTAATAAAAACACTGAAGGAAAAGATTATAGTAAAGTTACTGATATATACGGAAAAGAATGGGATATTTTAAAAGATGGTATAGAAGTAATATTTACTAAGAGTCAATTTAAGATGTACAAATATTACTCTTCATGGCAAGATTACATAGATAAATTTATTAAATATAATTGTCAAGCAGGTAAATGTAATGAGGAAGAAGATACTTTTAACAATGCAAAAATTAACTATCAGATGCTTCAGACTCTCACAGATATGACAGATAAAGAATTAGCGACTATTTCTAAAACAACTATCCATAATATTAAAAGTATTGGTTCGGATAAAAAGACAATGTTAAAAGTGTTAGGCGTTGTGCCTTCTAATAAAAATAAGAATTACATTCAACAAGCATTAGAGATATATCCAGAATTATTGAATGACACATATAGTAAAGAAATATTAAAACAAGTAAAAAAGAGTATTGTTAGAGATGGCAGAGCTGGAAAAGTAGATATAAATGGAGTATACACATTCCTATCTCCTGATTTATATGCTTTCTGTGAATATTTGTTTTTAGGTGATAAGAATCCAAAAGGTCTATTAGAAGACGGAGAAGTATTCTGTAAAATATATAAGAATATAGATAAACTTGACTGTTTGCGTTCACCTCATTTGTTCCGTGAGCATGCAGTAAGAAGAAATATAGTTGATAAGCAAAAGAGTGAATGGTTTACTACAGATGCTATATACACCAGTTGTCATGATTTAATTTCCAAGATTCTACAATTTGATAACGATGGGGATAAGAGCCTAGTGTGTGCAGAAAAAACGATTATAGAGGCATCTGAACGCAATATGAAAGATATAGTGCCTTTATATTATAATATGAGAAAAGCACCAGCAGAAAAGATTGACAATCAAACTATTTATAATGGATTAAAGTCTGCTTATACAGGTGGAAACATTGGTATGATTAGCAACGACATAACTAAAATATGGAATAGTGAGAACATAGACATTGATGTAATTAAGTTATTATGTATGGAAAATAACTTTACGATAGATTTTGCTAAGACATTATATAAACCAGAAAGACCAAAGAATAAGAAAAAACTAATTACGGATTATACTAAATCAAAAGTGCCACACTTCTTTATATATGCCAAAGACAAGAAGAAAGAAGAAGTGGAAAAGATTAATCATAGTGTTGTAAACAAACTAGAGAAAATCATACCTAATCCCAAAATTAATTTTAATTCTATAGGTTTAGGAAAATTTGATTATAAAGTACTAATGAAAAACAAAAGAGTTAAGTTGGATAATAGCATTATTGATAAATATCAAGAGATGGATTTAAAAAAACACTTTATGATTAATTGCTCTGAAGACGATGATGAAACAAATAACATACCATATATCTATCAAGATATAAAAAAAGAAATATTAGAAATAAATGATAATGTAAATTATGTAGTAGATGTTCTAGTTGAATATTTATATAAACACAAACAAAGCAACTATAAAACTACTTTATGGGAATGTTTTGGAGATACAATACTTGAAAATATAAAAAATAATATTGCTAATGATTCTATATCTTGCGAAAAATGCGGTGAAAGAATTCAGCAAACAACATCAAATAAAAAATACTGTCCAGATTGTAGCAAAGAAGAATGGAAAAAATACAATAGAGAAAAACAGAAAGAATATTACAATAAAAAGAAAAATTCTGTATAAGCACCAAATCCTAACAAGTGTTGATACATAAGGGTTTGCTAGGTTATTAATAAATTTAAAATTTTATTAAATATGATTATAACCATTGATATAACACGGTTATAGCTTATTTTCTATAATCGTGTTTGAGGGCAACAAGGTCTAATTTACAAATATAAGAGATATATTTACCCCTTCAAGGAGGGTGTAAGAAATTATACCCTCAATTTTATTTTTAATAATTAATATAAAACTATAATATTTAATACAGACAAAATAAAATAAATTGCGAAGGATGTTTATATATGATTGATAAAAACATATGTGCAAGGTGTCAAATCTGCATTAATGATTGCAAAAATTATAAAAACAATGATGAACAATGTGAAAACTATAGATTAGGTAAACCAATGTCAGAATACATTTCACTCATTAGAGAAGAAAATGTAAATATTAAACGCCTTTGCAGAGAAAATAAATTTGGTAAACAACTAGATTCTAAATTAATGTGGGATATGCTAAAGGGTAAGATTTGTATGCTTTATAAATACAGAATGATTTTAGAAGCAAGACTTTACGAATCTGACTCTGAGTGGATAGATTTTTTAGAAGGCAAGGGAAAATATTATGGGGAGTAAGAAGAAAAGCGAAGATATTAAAGTCTCATTTGTGGGAGAAAATGCACATGATGTAACAAATTCAATGATTCTCGTAGAATTTAAAAATCATAAAATTTTACTCGAATGTGGTCTTTACCAAAGCAATTCCACATTAAAAGACATGCAAATAAATTCAAGAGCATTTAAATTTAGACCTAGCGAAATAACTCATATATTTTTCACCCATAATAATATTGACCACATTGGTTTGACTCCTGCTTTATATAAAGAAAAAAATAATTGTAATGCAGATATAATAATTCCTAAAAATACAGGTGGAATAATGAAACTACTTTTAGAAGATAGTTGCCACATTATTAATAGAACATCTGAAATATTATCAAAACAGGGTAAAAATATCAAACCTTTCTATGAAAAATGTGATACAGATAAATGCTTAAACCATATAACAGAATATGAGACAAACACAATACATAAGATTGATGATATTTTAAGCTTCAGATTTACTCCTAGTGGGCATTTATTCGGTGCAAATCAAGTTGAACTTTTTATTACAATCAATAATATTAAAAAGGTATTACTATACACAGGAGATATAGGCAACCTAATTGTTGGTAAAAAGCATTTTGTTGAAGAGTTTAAGCCTGTAGAATATGCAGATATGGCAATAGTTGAATCAACTTATGCTATGAAAATTAATAATGTAAATTCTAAAACAAGGCTTAAAGATTTAGAAAAATTAAAAACAATAGTTTGCGATATTATAGATAGGAAAAAAGGTAGAATACTTATTCCATCTTTTTCATTTGCCAGAACACAAGAAATATTAAGTGATTTATATACTATATTTAAAGATGATAACAGCTTTAATCTGCCCATATACTTAGATAGTCCTCTTGCAATAAAAATCACAGAGGAATATTTAAATCAATTAGAAGGTGATGAAAAGAGTTATCTTAATGAGATATTGTATTGGGATAAATTAAATATTATCAATTCATCTGATGAAAGTAAAATGAATGTATCAAGCAATGAGAGTTCAATTTTAATTTCAGCTAGTGGAATGTGTAGCGCAGGAAGAGTAATGCATTATTTACCATATATATTACAAGATGAAAATAGTTGTATTGTAACAATAGGTTATTCTCCTGATGATAGTATTTTAGGTAAAATTAAGAGCAAAAAATATAAAACTATATTTATTGGCAAGGATGAAGTTAAAAACAAATGTAATATAGTTGAATTAAAATCATACTCTTCACATATTCAGCACAATGAAATGCTTGAGTATTATAGTAGTATAAATGGATTAAAACAAATATGTTTAGTTCATGGAGAGTTCTCAAATAAAGTGCAATTTGCTGAATTACTGGAGGAACGACTAAGTCAGAAGTGTAGTAGTGCTAAAGTATATGCGATAAGTAAAGATGATGTAGTTTATTTATAAATAATTAATATAAAATTAATGGAGGAATAAAAGGATGGCAAAATCAAAAATACAAGAAAAGTTTAGTAAGACTATTGAGGGAATTTTGGATATAGAAGATATGACAATGGATGTAGAAGAAATTGGAACTAAGGAATTAAAAGAATTGCTAAAAGATTTTAATTCTAAGAATGTTAAAATAGCCATTACATATGGCGAAGAAATAACAGACTAATACTAGCCAAAGGGCATCATAGATAATACATACTAGGGTTACAGTCCTCTAGTTCTCCGTGTCGGAGAGTTTAAATATGAGACAATTAATAAGACTGTTACAATTTACCACAGAATATTTAATTTATGGACAATTCGCTGTCGGTGATACTGTCAACACTTATCATTCGTCGCAGTGATAAGATATACAAAACTGCGATTCTAAAACCACTTAGATAGCAAATCGGGGTTAAGTTTTACTTTGGATATGTGGAAATTACCAAAGTTTTAGAAACCACGCTTTTTAGACTAATTTAGAGTTTGGTTACTATGTAATCAACAAAGCACTAATTTTTCTACATGTAGAATCCAAGAGAGGGTGTGGAGGCTTTTGACACCCTCTCAAAACCCAACCTAACAGGGGAGAGTTCCTACCCGATAAGTGGAAGATTTAACAGTTTGCCTTATACATATATTTTTCATAATACTCCCTCTAAAATACAGATGCTTACTTGCTAATGGGTGAGCATCTGTATTGATTTATCCAGATATAAAAATAGATTAAAAAGGATGATAAATAAAATAGAATGAATAATTATGATGATTATTTAGATGAATTAAATGAAGCTTTAGAAAGTTTTGATGTTGATTCTAGGGTTATAAAACAATTTGAATTAGAAAGTAAGCATAAAAAGATAGATAGAAAAAAGAAGAAAATTAAGATTGAAGAAAAGGAGTAATACATGAATAGCGATTTTCTAAGAAAAGAAAATGAAAGTTTCCTTGATTATTGTGATAGATTAATCACTAATAAGAAAAGTGGAATATTTGATTTGGAAAATAGTGAAGTTTGGGAATTATTATTCAATGAGAAATTAAGTCCAGACGAAGCACGGAAGAGAATTTATGGACTACAAAAGATAATTCCTGTACTGAGAAGTGAACAAGATAAAACTAAGTCAAAAACACAACTTCAATCTATTAGAGAAAAAGTTGGAGAATTAGACACTTTAAAATTTCAAATATCAAAAGAAAAAACTGATTTAAATAGAATAAAAAGAGATTTTGTAAAATCAATTAGTATTGCTGATGAATTGAAACAATATTTAGAAGATAATTGTACTATTACAATTCCTGAATATTGCGTAGAACCGATTAATATTAATAGTGAATATGAAATGATAGTTCATATATCTGATTGGCATATAGGTTATATTATAGATGATTGTAAGGGTAATTATTACAATTGGAAAATTGCAAATCAAAGAATAGATAAATTAATCAGTGAGTGTTATAAATATATTGAAATGTATGGGATTAAAAAAATATTTGTTGTAAACACAGGTGATGTGATTGAGCATTTATCTATGAGAAAAAATCAATCTCAATTCTGTGAATTCAACCAATCACAGCAAATAAACAAGGCAATAGAACTTATTTATAGATTTCTAACTGCTCTTTGTAAATATTGCAATGTTGAATATGATTCAATTTATGGAAACCATGACCGTATGAATGGTGATTATCAATCTAATCTTGACGGAGATAATGCAGAGGTTATTATTAGAGAGCAACTTGGAAAATACAAAGAGTTGAGTGAAAATAATAGACTTACAGTTATTGAAAGAAGACATACTGATAAAGAAATAGTAAAAGAAATAAAAGGTTTAAAATGTAAATTTGTACATGGAAATAATGGAGTAAAAGACGGTAAACAACAAATAAAGAATGAAATTTCCATGGATAATGTAATATATGATTTATATTATAAAGGACATTTACATAATTTCAATATCGTGTCTGAAAATAATGGTAGATACATTATTTCTACAGGTTGTCTTTCAGGCTATAATGATTTCAGCGTAACTTTTGGTTGTACAACAGTGGCTTCACAGACTATTTCTATACTAACAGATGGCAAGGTTGAAATGATTAAAGATGTGGTATTACAGTAAATGACCACCAAATAACGTTTTTAAGGTCAATTTTTAAACAATAAATATAAAAGCGAGGATAGGTTATGAATAGAGTTAATAATGATGTAATGTTAGAAATTCCAAGTGGTAATAGTTTCTTTGATAGAGTATTTGAAGAAAGTTTAAGGGACAGAGTGATTGTTTTAAATTCAGAAATAACACAAGATGTTATTGAAATGGTAGTTTTACAGATATTAAAGTTTAACAAAGAAGATAAAAATCTACCAATCGAAAACCGAAAAAGAATTAAACTTTACATCAATAGTTGCGGTGGCGAAGTTGCAAGTGGCTACACTATTATAGACTCTATTCTAGCAAGTAAAACGCCTGTAGATGGAGTTTTATTAGGATATGGATACTCAATGGGTAGTTTAATATATCTTGCTTGTGATAGAAAATATGCGTTTATTAACAGTACAATATTAATACATGATGGAAATGTTGGAGCTTCTTCAAGTGGAAGTAAGTTTAAAGATATAGCTAAATTCTATGACAAGATGGATGATAGAATTAAGAAATATGTTTTGAGTAGAACTAAAATGACACCAGAATTCTATGATGCTAAATATGAAAAAGAATTTTATATTTATGCCGATGAAGAAGGTAGAGAATTAGGTATAGTTGATAAAATAATTGGCGTTGATTGCGACTTAGATGAAATATTATAGGAATAAAAGGAGAAATAAAATTAATGAAAGCTAATATAATTCATAAAATAAATTTTGACAAGAACGGAATTTATGAAGAAAAATTTCTATACAATGGTCAAGAAATTACTTCCACACAATTCATAGGTTTAGAGTCAGACCTCAAAGATGTTGAAGATTTTAATTTTGAAGATGAGCGTAATTGTGCTGAATGTTGTGGATGTGATTGTAAAGAAAATGAATTGGAAGATATGATTCATAATACAGTTGTTGATATATGTAATACTGATGGCTGTCCTTGGTGTATAGAGGATAAATTAAGAACTTTCATGTCTGATGTTTTAAATTACATAGATGAAGAATAGTATAAAATTATAGTTAATAACCCTACCTTCCTTCGCCTTAGAGCTGGCTTAGTCCGTAATGCAAGGAGTTGACTGTAGGGTTTATTATATTGTCCTCTGAATGGACATTTGGTCGTGATTTTAATACAGTGTTTAACTGCTCTTATTTAGATAAGGGCAGAAATAACAGTGTATTTTTTATTATTAAAAAGGATTAAAGGAGATGGATTAAATGGCAGGTACTAAGAAAAAAGCAAGTGTAGCAAAATATACAATTAAGTGTACTTGCTGTGGTGCTGAAAAAATAGCTGAACGTAATTACTATAAATCAAATTCAATAAAATATAAAGGATTGCCCGATGGGAGAATGGGTGTTTGTAAAGACTGTATTTTAAGTATTTATGATTATTATTTAGAAAAAAATAATGGGGATTCCAGAACTGCTATTTATCTATTATGCAGAAAATTAGATGTTGTATATGTAGAGAATGTTTATAATGCTTCTTTGAATGAATCTAATAATAAAGGAACTCATATATATTCAATTTATATGAAAAATATAAACTCTCTTAATCAATATTCAAGTTATACATTTGATGAAAGTGATGATTTTTATGAGAAGAAAATTGTAGTTTCTGAAGAAGTGATTGATGAAAGGGATGTAAATCTAAATCATAAACAGAATGAAGAAGATGTTTTAAGAATTTTAGGTTACGACCCATTTGAAAGTGAAAACCCCAATGATAAATCTTATTTATATAATAGATTAATAGATTTTCTTGATGAGTCAACATTAGATGATTCATTTAAGTTACCAGCAGTTATAGAAATTGTAAAAACATTTAATCAAATAGATAAAATTAATAGTGCGTTAGCGGTAATAACGAGTGATATAAAAGCTGTTACAAATAATGTGGGTGGAATCAAGTCTTTAATGGATGCAAAAAAACAAATGCTTGGAGCTGTATTAGCTTTGGCTAAAGATAATGGTATCTCGGTTAATCATAACAATAACAGGTCTAAGGGTGGAAATACATTAAATGGAATTGTTAAAAAGCTAAATGAAATTGGTCTATCTTCGGCAGAAATAAATTTGTTTGATTTAGAAACTTGTGATGCCATGAAACAGATAGCAGACTTTAGTAATAAAAGTATTTTAGAAAATTTAATGCTTGATGAGAATGAATACACGGATATGATTGCTCAACAAAATACTATGATAAAAAAACTTGATGCAGAATTAATGAAATCCAAAGAGGATTATAGATTGCTAAAAGTTCAAATGCATCTTACAGAAATCAATGATAAAGATTAGGGAGGTTGAAAATTTTGGACTATTTTATTAGAAATTCTGAAATTGCAATTTCTCAAAAAAAACTAGAAGGCTATGCAAAGTTGGCAGAGGTAATACAATGGGGTAGGAAAAATCCTATAAAATTCAATGAGAGATTTTTGGGTATTGAATTCTTAGATGCACAAAAATATGCCTTTATGAATTCATGGTTAAAACCATTTAATCTGTGGTGTATTACTAGAAATGGAGGCAAATCAACATTGTCAGCACCATTTATTATGTCAAAAGGCATATTGGTAAATGGACATAATAGTTTTATACTTAGTAATGTATCTGCACAAAGTCAAGATACATTTATGAAAATAGAAAAAATTGCAAAAAAAGAATTGGCTAGTTTTTCTGGATTAACAGATTTCTTTATGGGTGAATTAGTTAAATCAGCAGCAAACACAGATGGTTTTACACATTCACAATCTGGATTCAATTATAAATTATATAATGGTAGTGCAGTAACTAGTTTGAGTGGAGATATTAACAATAATAGAGGTAAACGTTCAAATCTGAATGTTTATGATGAAAGTGGTTGGACTGAAGAAGATTATGTGGTTGCAACCATTCCTTTCTTATTACAAAACTCAACTTTTAGACTAGGTGGAAATTTTGATGTATCAACTTTTCCTCAACAAATACCAAATCAGAGATTATTCATTTCTTCTGCTTCTAGCACAGATAGTTATTTTTACACACTATATAAAGATTATGCAAAGAGAATGTTTTTAGGTGATAAAAATTATTTTGTTTGTGATTTAAATTGTGAAATTATGCTTAATCCAACTTTTAATGGCAAATTATATCCATCAGCTCTTATAAATAAAGATGAAATTGATGCAGAAATGAGAAAAAATAAAGAAAAAGCTATGAGAGAATTTTATAACAAGTTTTCTATTGATGGTGGAGATAAACAAGTTTTTAAAAGAGCAACTGTAATTAAAAATTCTACAACGAGATTACCTGTGTTACATAATAATACAAATAAACAAAAGTTTGTTTTAGCTTATGACCCCGCACGTTCTTATGATAATTCAATATGTATGGCTGGAGAAATTATTTTTGATGATAATGTGGGTTTTAAAATGGAAATATGTAATGGTATTAGTTTCGTAGACATAGGAAAGAAAAAAAAGACACCAATGCGTACACCAGAACAGGTAGAAATGGTAAAACAGATTCTACTTGGATATAACGGAAAACAAGTTGCGGATTATGAAAATATAGAATCTTTACTTATAGATGCGGGTGCTGGTGGTGGTGGTGTAAATATAGCAGACTATTTTATGGAAGAATGGGAAGATAAAGATGGAGTTAAACATAAAGGTTTAATTGACAAAATAGAATCTGTTGATTATGTTAATAAATTTCCAAATGCAGTAGATAAAATAAAACTTATGTCACCACAAAAATATAAAAAAGAAATGTTTGATGCTTTACTTGAAATGATAAATTTAGATTTAATTTCTTTCACTTCAGAATATGATGTTAAAGGCTATTTAATGTTACCAAAAGAAACTGGTAAAGAAATTGAAATTGAAAACGATGATGGTGAATTAGTTAAAGATAAAGAAATTAAATATGAACAACATAAATTAGATTTTGACCAAGAATTAGCTTTAAAAAATATTGATTTAGCAAAAGAAGAATTGGTTAATATTTATAGATTTGATGGTACTAATGGTAATTATAGATATGATTTATCACCTGATAAAGAAAATAAAATGAATGATGATAGAGCATATTGTTTGGCTATGCTTGGTTGGTATCTACAACAACTCAGAAGACAAAATATAATTAACAAAAAGCAGTCGGTTGACCTATCAAAATATATGTTCTTTAATTAAATAATCAATATAAAATTCAATGACCCACCCCCAATACACCAAATAAATCAAAGGAGGTGTTTGCTATAGGTAGACCAAAAGGAACTACAAACAAACCTAAAGATAGAGATAATATAGAGTTTAGAAAACTTTCAGAAAGTGTTTATTCTATTAACTATAAAGTTGATAAAACACAATACAAATATACAAAAGACCAAATACAAACTTTTCTTGATAATAATGATGATATAAAACTTCGTGAAGTATCTAATTATTTCTTTGCTGTGTCTGGTGAATATAGACGTTTGGTTTTCTATTACTCTTCAATTTTAACATTTGATAATTTAGTAATACCGATTATAAAAAATCAAGAACAATTAGACCAAAAGAATTTTGAATCAGGATTTCAAAAAGCAGTAAATTATATGGATGATTCTAATTCAAAACAAACTAATAGATTTGTATCATTTATTACCGTTAAAGATGGTGTTTTTTATGGTTATGAAAGAGATTTAGAGGGAGTTATAGCAATACAACAACTACCACCTGAATTTTGCAGGTCAAGATATAAGTTAAATGGTAATTATGCTGTTGAATTCAATTTTAAATATTTTGATACTTTTAGAAATACAGAAGATAAAATTGAAGCTTTTGAAATGTTTCCAAATGAATTTTTACAACTATATAACATTTACAGAGAAAATTCACAAAACATTAAAAATCCAGAGTGGCAATTATTAAATCCTGAATTTGCCAGATGTCATAAGATGTTTGACAATGGTACGCCATTACTATCCCCTGTATTTACAGAGTTAGTAACTCTTAGTGAATATAAGGTTTTAGATAAAGCACAATCTGAAATGGATTTATACAAGCTTATTGTACAAAAAGCTCCTATAGATAGTAAGACTAATATGCCTATATTTAAACTTGAAGAATTACAAGAATTACACGGCAATGCTAAGAAAATGATAACCCAAGAAGGAGTAGATGTATTAACTACCTTACTAGATGTTGAGGCTATTAATCTTCAAGAAAAAGGTCAGACAATTAGAGATAATATTGAGAGAGCATCAAATAATGTACACAGAACAACAGGTACTTCAAGTATTTTATTTGACAGTGGTACAAAGGGTGGAAGTATTGGTCTTGATAAATCTATAAAAGTTGATGAAAGTATGATGTTTACTTTGCTTGACCAGTTTAAAACATGGTATGAAGTTAAATTAAATGTTTACTTAATATCAAGTAGGAATTATAATTTTGAAGTCTTATTTCCAGAAATAACAATTTTTAATCGTAAAGAAATGTTTGAAATATATAAAACTGGTGCAACTTTGGGGTATTCAAAATTATTACCTTTATGTGCAATGGGAATTAAACAAACTACTTTTATGAATTTACTAAATGTAGAACAAAACATATATGGATTGCAAGATAAAATGATTCCATTACAAACTTCATTCGTACAAAGTGGAGATGGTGGTAGACCAGAAAGTGATGGTACTTTAACACCTTCGGGAGAAAAAACCAAGGATAAGCAAACTAATAAAACAAGGGCAAAGAAATAACTTTAGGAGGTGAGACAGGTGGAAATAAAAATAAATACCAGTTTGCCAATTCATTTTGAAAAAATGGATGATATTGCAGATTTAAGATTTACTAGAGTAAAAATATATTTACTTCATACAGGTTTGAATCTTAATAACTCATTTTTTGAGAAATCTATTGTAGAAAATGCATTGCCTAGTTTATCTAACATACCAATTGTAGGATATATACAAGTTGATGATAAAAACAAAGAAGATTTTGCAGGACATGAAACAAAACTAGTTATTGATGATAATGGAGTAGATATTGTTTATGTAGGTAGGGCATATGGAATAATACCTGAAACCAATAATGCAAAATTTGAATTAAAAACAGTAGATGGAATAGAAAGAGAATATTTAGTTTGTGAAGGATTGATATTTAATAAATTTGCAAATGCAGTAAAGATTTTTGATAGGGATAATACAAAAGGTCAATCTATGGAACTTTATCCACCTTCTATAAAAGGTGAATGGAGTAAAAATGGATACTATAAATTCACTCAATTTATGTGGGAAGGTGCTTGTATACTTGGAGATGGTATAACCCCAGCAATGGTGGGTAGTACAATAGAAAAGTTTAGTTTTTCTACATTAAAAGATGAGTTAAAAGATATCCTAGATGAATTTAATAAATATTATTCAATGAATCAACCTTCTGAAAAAGAAGTTGAGAATATAGAATTTTCCAGTGAAGGAGGTAATTGTGTAGTGGAAGTTATTAATAAAGATACAGTAGTTGAAGAAGTTATAACTGAAGTGACTGAAACTGAAAAGGTTGAAGAGGTTGTTGAATCAGAAGAAGTCGTAACAGAAGTTGAAGAAACAACTACAGAGTTTGAAAAAGAAGAAAAAGAAGAAGTAATTCCTAAATTCCAAGTAATGTTTGAACTATCTCATGATGATATAAGAAGTAAACTTTATGAGTTGATTAATCCTTTGAATGAGGAGGGGTATAGAGATTGGAATTATTGGATTGCAGAAGTGTTTCAGACATATTTCATAGCAGAAAATTGGGAAGATAGTTCATTCTACAAGTTTGATTACACCATAGACGGAGATAATGTTTCTCTAGTTGGTGAAAAAGTAGAAGTTGAAATGAAATGGTTAGTAAAAGGTGCTGAACCTTCTTCCGAAACAGTATTTAGTAATGATGAAATTGAGCAATTAAGAGTTGAAAATACTCAACTAAAAGAATTCAAAAACACTAGAGAAAAAGAAGATAAAATGACTTTGTTATCAAAATTCAGTGAACTCACAGAAGAAGAAGTCAAAACATTTGTAGAAAATATTGATAAGTATAATTATCAAGAATTAGAACTCAACCTATTTGCTTTACTAGGCAAGAAAAAGGCTGAGTTTTCTTTTGAACAAAAAGAAGAAAAATCAGGTAAACCAAAACTAGCTTTAAGTAATTTTGGTATAGTAAAAGATTCTAATGCTCCAAATTATTTGGAGTTAGTAGATAAATACAAAAATAAAAATAAATAAGAAATTAGGAGGAATATAGAATGGGTCAAGTTAAATTAACACCAGCAGGTGAATATTCAGTAGTAGAAGTCAATAGACTTGCAGCGTCAAGAACAGGTAATTTGGTAACACAGTATCCTTTAGATGGAACAGATTTCGCAACTATTCCAGCAGAAAATGGTATGCTTTTAAGAGTAGACCATGTAGGTAAAAAGGTATTACTTCCAGATGCAGTTACAGACAAGGTATTTTTACATTATAGTGTAGAAAAATTATATGATGGTGAAGGTAGAAATAAATTTGCTGTAAAAACAGGAACATTCTTACCTAGACTTGGTGCTTTAGATGCAAATGACATCATAGAAACCAATGCAATAGTTTGGGATGATGTTACTTATGCTGATTTCGCTGCTGTAAAGGCTGCTATAGATGCAACAACCGTATTCGCAATACCATCAACTTCTGGTTATATTGAATTAAAAGCTGCTACAACTGCAACTGCTGTAGTTGAATTTAAAGTTGTAGAAGCAGTTAAATTGCCAAATGGTAGAGACGGACTTAAATTAGCTTGTTTAAGAGGATAATAACAAATATAAAAATAAGGAGGAAATAGAAACATGAATGAATTGAAACAATTGGCTCTTGCCGTATATAAAAAAGAAGTGCCTACAGATTATTCACAAACAGATATGGAAGGTGCTTTAAGAGATAAATTTAGAGAACTTGCACCAGATTATAATACATATAGAAGAAACAAACTTACTATATTTGAAATAATTGGTGAAGTTGTAGATGAAGTAATGCCTAAGAAAATTCAAGATGCTATTGGTATGTTTGCAGAAGTTAAATCATACACACAAGGTAACAAACCAAAGTTTAAGAAGAAATTGGGTAGAAACAATGTAAAGAGATTTATAACTAAGGTTGGTCTTGGTGGAGTTTATGAAAGAGTAAGACTTGACAAAGAAGAAATTGACGTAACTACTTACGCTTATGGCGGTGCGGTTTATATAGAATTTGAACAATTCTTAGACGGCAATATGGACTTTGCAGAGCTTACAGATTTAATTATTGACGGCATAGAAATGGCAATTTACAAAGACGTACAAACTGCTTTAATAGGCACTTTTGCTAATTTGCTTGCTGCTAACAAACACTCTGCTGCTGCTTTTGACGCTGCTGAAATGAGAAGATTAATCACAACTGTTAAGGCTTATGGTGGAAATGCTAATATTATCTGCACTCCAGAATTCGCTGGAACAATAACACCTTCTGCAAACTTTATAGGTGATGCTGATAAGGCTGATATGAGAAATCAAGGTTATATTGGTAGATTTGAAGGTGCAAACGTAATAGTGCTTCCTCAATCATTTGAAGATGAATCTAATGCGGTTAAGATATTTAACCCACAATATGCTTTCATAATTCCTACTGGTGGAACTGCTGATGAAAAAATAGTTAAGGTTCTTTTGGAAGGTCAAACTATTCTTGAAGAAAGAAAGAACGCAGATGCTTCACTTGACTTCCAACCATACAAAAAGATTGGTACCACTGTATTGAATACGAACTACTACTCAGTGTATAGAAATACTGCTTTAGTATAATCAATATAAAATTATAAACATATGAAAAGAAGGAAATGGCAGGGTAATCTCCTGCCATTCTTCTTTATAATTTAACTTAAAATTAAAAATTAAAGGCATAAAAGGAGAGTAATAAATATGGCTAAAAAAGCAACAGAAAAAGATATAATGGTAGAGGTTTTTAATAATGATACAGGTAGTGTATCTTATTATTCAGAGTATAATCGTATAAAAAGACTATGGGATAAACCAGATTCAGTTAAAAAGATTGAATTAGAGGAAATAAAAGACCAAATGAATACTAGAGGTGGAGCTGTTTTATTTCAAGAAAGTATCCTTTTAATAAAAGATAATGCTATTAGAGAAGAATTAGGTTTGTCAAACTTGCCTGAATTTTTGATAGATAATGTAGGTGTGGGTGAATTGTTAAAAAAAGAAGTGGAAGAAATAAAATCTACTCTTGAAAATGCTCCAGACACCATAAAAGAGAAGGTGGCTTCTATAGCAATTGAACAAGAAATTAAAGACATGGATAAAATTGAAGTGGTTAAAGATATAACAGGTGTTGATGTTTATTCTGCTATTAAAGAGAAAAAAGAAGAAAAACAAAGTAAAAAGAAGTAAGGGGGTTATAATTAATGTCAACCCCATATAATAATTTATTTTTAAGTTTTTTAGGTAAAATTACAGACCCATTTTATTCTGAAGCTACAATTATGGATGCAGAAGCAGATATGATTGTTTTAAAAAATTCTGCAATTATTGAATTTGAATATCCAAGAGAGGATATTAGAGATTTTGATGACGAAGCAAAAGTTTTTAATCAAGATTTAAGTTTGGATACAATTGAGATATTTGCAAATCTAATGAAATTAAAATGGATTGATAGACAGGTAAATAACAAAAATGTAATAAAACAAAAGTTTACAGATAGAGATTTTAAAATGACTTCTCAGGCAGAACATTTAAATCAATTATTAAAATTAAAACAAGATACTTTAGATGAATGTGAAAGATTAAAATCTAAATACTCTTTTGTAAAAAATAGAAAATCAAACTTTAGTGGATTGGCTGGTGACAAATAATGATAAAAATAAAATACAATAATGAAATAAAAGAAACAACAATGGATGAATTTTTAGACCAGACAATCCGTAATATATTTAAACTATTACCTTTATATGAGGAAAATAAAGAGTGGCAGAAATATTTGCAATCTTTTATTGAAGAACTTGTTGGTGCAAATGAAATTTTTCTTGAGAGTCCAACTTTTATAAGATTAATTTCTAAATTAGAAGGATTAAATCAATTAGAGAATGATAGACAATTATATAGAAAAGTTGTATTTGATTCTATTACCTTAACAAAGGCATTGTATCCTCCAAGACAAGTAGGTGAATAAGTATGTCTTATATAGATATTTATAATGCTAGAATTTCATATAATGGCTCTACTGATAAAGAGAGACTTATTAATGATGGTATTGATAATTTTGCAGAATTTCTAAAATACGCACCAAATAAAGAAGTTATAAAAGTTGGTAATATTGATTATGATTGTGTAATTCAAGACGTGGCTTTTAATGATAGTAATAAAGATAATAAAATACTACAAGTCACTTTAGAAACCCCTTTTAATATAGGAATTGTTTTTGAATGGGGTATTGAAAAATGGTTAATAACAAGTATTGAAAAAAATGTTATACCTACTCATAAAACATTTAAGATAACTCAATGTACAAGTGTATTATCCTTCTATAAACCAACAATCTCCCCAACACCTATACAAATACCATACATTGTTGAAAGTGGTGCAAGGTCTAGTGATTTGGGGATTGATGAAAACAAATACATTATTCAACCAAGTGGTGAAATAACTATAAAAGTTTCCAATAATGATATAACAAAATACATAGAAAGAAATGATATATATAAACTTTCTGAATTTGATAATTATGAAGTTATTGACATTGATAGGGTTAAAGAAGTTGGGTTGTTGATTATTAAATTGAAATGGTGTGCTGAACAACAAGAAGCACATATATTTACACTAACTATAACAAATGGTGAAACTGTAGATATTCAAGAAGGTTCTACACTTCAACTTAATGTACAAGTAGATGATAATGGAACACCAATCTCACCAACTCCTGATTTAACTTATACAAGTAGCAATCCTTTGGTTTGTACGGTTGATTCTAGTGGCTTAGTAACAGCCTTAGATATAATTGATGATTGTGTAATTACTGTGAAGTTGGCAAGTGACAACACTATTTTTGATACAATAACTGTAAATGTAACAGCACTTCCACAAACTAATTATTCATATTCACTTTCATCTGTAAGTTTGCCTGACAGCGAAATAAAAATTAATCAGACTAAGACTTATATTGCACAAAAATATAATAATGGTGTGGCTATTGCACAATCATTTACTTTTAGTGTTGCTGGAGATACAACAAGTTATCAGTTAGTTGTGATTGATGGAAATTCCTGTACGGTTAAAGCATTAAAGAGTAGTGGAACAATTACTTTAAAAGCTACTGACAATAGTGATATTAGTAAGGTTGTTGAGAAATTAATTACATTAAAGAATGTATTTTAAGGAGGTGGGTAAATGGCAAATAATACTTTCACAGATTACAAAGGAATAATAATTAGTAAACTTATTGAGAACACAAATCTTTTAAAAGCATTAACTATCAATCAACCAGATTTTTTAAATCCTCCTCTAACCATTGACCCCACCGATGCTGTTTATAATTATATATTTCCATATAAAGGTCAGAAAGAAATTGCAACTGGTGAGAAATGTATATTGACTATGCAGTTTAAAGGATTTGAACCTAAAGACGAAACTTATATTGAAGGAGATATTTACTTTTATATAGTTTGTAGTAATACCTTAGTTAGAACTGACTATGGAAATCGTTATGATTATATATATGAACAGTTAAAAACTATGTTTTATAAAAGTAGAGAATTAGGAATAGGAAGAGCAAAGTTAAAACTTGTAAGTGATTTAGAAATTAATGAGAATTACATGGGAAGTTATTGTGTATTTCATGTTTCTGACTTTATAAAGGTGAGTTCAAATGGATGATAATCTTAAAACTTACATTAAAACAAATGCTTTTTTAGGTTATAACATAATCATTGATGAAAATATGGGATTTTTTAAGTGTCCTAAAATTAATAATTTAAAAGAAAATCTAATGACTTATATTTATTTTTTTAATAAATATATTGATATATATGAAGATAATAAATCAAGTTTTTACTATGTATTACTTTCAAATAAGGACTATCTTCAAGAATTTGCTTCCATGCTTTATTACTTTTTTGAAACAGAACAAATTAAACTTAAAGAAGAAAAATTATATTTGAATGAGAACAATTTTATTGATGAAAATAATATTTCTTTATTTATGGAGTCATTGCGTGTTTTACATCACTTTGATAAAAAAGATGATGATTATAAACCAGCAAATAAAATTGCTGCTGAAATGATGGCAAGAGCAAGAAAATTAAAAAAAGAAATGGAATCAAAAATTAAACAAAAAGACGGAGTAGGTTTTCTTGAAATTATGTCTACGGTTAGTGCTAGACATGCTTCTATAAATCCTACAAATATAGGTCAATTAAGTTATTATCAAATAATAGACCAATATAAAAGATTAATGATGATTGATTCTTGGACACCCTGCCTTTATGGTAATGCAACCGAAGAATATATTAAAAAAAATAATATTAAGCATTATAGCTTAAAAATTATAAATGAATAACCAATATAAAATTTTAAGGAGGAATATTACATGAGCAATACTTTCGTAATAAAAGAAGTTTTAGATTATAATGTATCGGAATATGCAGCTTCTGGATATGGTGATTTTTTATTTTCTGTAGACTATGCCAAAAGTTCCACAGTACAAACAACTGCTGAAAGACTTCCAATTCGAGGGGGACAGGGGAATTACAAGCTACTAGACCTCGACCACACTAAGGATTGTATGTTCAATTCAGTTTTACCACTTGTTGACATTAAAGCATTGGCTGTAAAACTCGGAAGAGATGTGACAACTGGTGCGGTTTCTACCCCAAAGAAAGATATTTTATCAGCAAGTGCAACAAACACAATAACTCTTTCTAAAACACCATTAGCAGGTACTTTAAAGATTTATAAACTTAGTGGTGAGAGAGATTTAGGTATAGAACAAACAGTTGGAACTCCTGCAACAACAGTAAATGAATATAGTATAACTGGTGCAGAAGTTACTCTAAATGCAACAACTGCCCCAGAGAATACTAAATTTATAGCATTTTATGATTATACTTCAGGTACAGCAGCAGAGAATATAAAAATAACAGCAGCAGACTTCCCTTCATTTATTACAATTACTGGTAGGGGTTTAGTTGATGATGATGTAACTGGTTTAAAAGTACCTGTAACATTTAAAGTTCACAAAGCTAAAGTAAAGCCAGAATTTGAATTAACAATGGCTTCAGATTCAGCAACAGAGCTGGCGTTTGATTGTGATTGCTATACAATTCTTAACGCAAGTGTAGAAAGAGAATTTGTAGATATCGTCAAATTAAATGATGAGGCTGTTTAAGATTGGACGTGAATTGAGTGAAATATTTAAAATATAATCATCCATCTGCAATGAAGTATAGTATTAGTCAAACTTATAATTTAGAAGAACTGAAGAAAGAATTAAGTTTAGATAAGATAAAGGTTTTGTTTGAACCCATTGACTTTGAATGGACTGATTTAGAACCTAAAAAACATAATAAAAAGGCTGAAGTTATACAAGACGAAAACTAAATAAAACAACAATAAGAGAAAGGTTGCTGATGCTCAAAAGGCTCGTGCCTTTCTCTTATTTTTTACTATTTTTTAATATTGTTTCAACCAAATTTTGGTTTGGTTTAAAGTTAGTCCAAACACAAATAACGTGCGTTTAATTTAAGTTTTAAGGTTAGTAATAGTTTATACCTAAAACACATAAACATTTACCAAACTTTAATATAATCACTCACAGAAGCATTTGAGTGTTAAATATAAGCAATAAATTTAGGAAGTGAAAGTTATGGCAACTAAGAAATCAAGTAAGAATAATCCAGATACCAGAGAAAAGCGTAAAGAGTATAAAATTTACGATAGTTCACATTGTGAGAAATGTAAAGACAAAGATGATTGCAAGGAATTTGCTAATTACAAAATTAAGTTGGCAAAAGGAAAAGGCTTGGGATGCGTTTGTAAACGTGGAAAATAAGGGAGTTGTAAGATACTCTCTTTTAGTTTGGAAATAAACAGAAATGTTTGATATATAAATAAATAATATAAAAATACATAAGGAGTGAAATTAAATGGCAAGAGCATCAATATATAATAATATAGTAACCGAGGAATTATATAGTAAAGTTTGTCAAGAGAATAAAGATTTACTTAACGATTTTATAGAGTATCTTCAATCGGTTGATAAGAGTCCTAGAACAATTGAATCATATCACGATGATATTAGGATTTTTTATGTCTGGAATCTACAAAAGAATAATAATAAGATATTTTATGAGGTAAATAAAAGAGATATAATGAAATACCAAAATTATTTATTAAATGAGTTGAAACATAGTTCTAGTAGAATAAGAAGATTAAAGTCTTCTATAAGCAGTATGTCAAATTTTATAGAGTCAATGATGGATGATTTATATCCTGCTTTCAGAAATATAATCAATAAAGTCCCAGCACCAGTTAAACAAGCAGTAAGAGAAAAGACTGTTTTAACAGATGAGCAAGTGCAATTTTTATTAGATTATCTTATGGAAAATAAGAAATATCAACAAGCTTGTGCTTTTGCTTTAGGGGTCGCAAGTGGAGCTAGAAAATCAGAATTGCTTAGATTTAAAGTAAGTTATTTTAAAGATGAAAATATTATGTATGGTTCTTTATATAAAACACCAGAAAAGATAAAAACTAAAGGCAGAAGTTCTAAGGGTAAGTTAATTTTTAAATATATTATAGTTGGTAAATTTAAACCCTATTTTGATTTGTGGATGAAACAAAGAGAAGAATTAGGAATTATAGGTGAAGAGTTGTTTTGGAGTTCATATGGTAAATCAAATAAGCCAGCAGACACAACTTTATTAGATAGTTATGCAATGACGTTCTCACAAATATTAGGTGTTGATTTTTACTGGCATAGTTTAAGACATTTCTATACTACTGAGATGTGTAAAAATAATATTCCTGCGGAAGTTATAAAAAGTATAGTAGGTTGGGAGTCAACAGATATGGTGTCAATTTATAATGATACTGAAGTTGATGAAGAACTGGGCAAATACTTTGATGAAAATGGCATGAAGGAAGTAGAGAAAAAAGGATTGAGTGACTTATAATAACTAATATAAAATCTAAAAATAATGCTTGACAATATTTTCTAATGTATTATAATCATATTAATGATTTAAAAATAAATATAAAATTTATAAAATAATATGAATAAGTCATGCACATTTGTAATATACTTATAAACAACGTAAATAATCCTAATAAATAACAATCTCTCATGTTAACAAATACATATTAATAATGATATAATATGAATATGATAAGAAGATGATTGAGAGGATTGTGTGATATGGGAGATAAAGATATAAAAGATTACGAACAAGGTTTAGCTAAAATAGTAAATGACTTTATTCAAGAAACTAAAGTTAACTATGAACAGCCTATTGAAATAGAGATAACAAACAATATAGGACTTCAACTAGATGATTATAAAAAACGCACAGGTGTATCTAAAGGACTTATAGCTAAAAAGTTAGGGGTAAGCAGACAGAGACTTGATGCTATTTGTAGAGCTAATAATATTACTTTGGAAATCTTAATTAAATTAATAATATTACTAGGCTGTCAGTTTGATGATTTGTTTGATTATAAGGTAAAATGACAATAAAAATATTTACATTTTATTTCAATAATATTGTTGACATTTTCCGCAACCTAGCATATACTTATATTAGGAAAAGGGAAATAAATTCCAAATAGCTAAAATAAGTAAATATGAAAGGGAGTTTTGAAAATGGATGAAATGACAAGACAAAGATTAGAAAGAATTAATGAGAGAAACCTTGAGATTGACCAAAGCCTACAATATGCAGATTACTATTGGAGAGATAAACTAAATCTTACCTTCGATGAAATTTTAACATATGGATGGACTAAGGGACGAGAAGGTGGAGCGTTGAGCAGAACAAAGGAAATGTTTTTAAGTGATGTTGTGGATAGAAAGATTGGAGAATTAGAATTAAAAGCTAATAAGATGGATATAGATACTTTTATAAATGACGAACTGGAGAAATATAATTATTAAAAAGAAAAAGTATCTTTTCAGATACTTAATAAAATAGAAAATATGTTCGGTTAATTAGATTATATACTTAACAGTAAATAAAATCAATAAATAGATATTAAATTTTCATAGGGATAGATTAATATAGGGTTCGAAACTTATATTAATTGATAAGGTGTCTCCTTGCCTTCCCTATGGTGTAATTATAAGGAGTATAAAATATATAAAATTATTTAAAACAAGGAGTGTTTAAAATGGCGGTTAAGCGAGATAAACTTACATATGAAAAAGTTAAAAATTTTATAGAAGGCGACGAAGGCAATGGTTGTAAATTAATTAGCGAAGAATATAAAAACAACACTACAAAACTAGTTGTTCAATGTGCATGTGGCGAATTTTTTAATGTACCATATGAAAAATTTAAAAATAGAAATAAAAAGCAATGTAATAAATGTTCAGGTATTTCAGAATATAATATTGATATTGTTAAAAGATTTATAGAAATAGAATCTAACTGTGGGTGTGAATTATTATCAAGAACATATGAAGGTATTTACAATTATATAGAAATTCAATGTCAATGTGGAAATATATTTAAAACAAGATTTGCAGATTTTAAATATAACAATAAACGACAATGTAATATATGTGGTCGCAAAAACACAGGGGAGAAGTTGAAATTAGATTACAATTATGTAAAAGATTTTATAGAGAAAAATATAGGTTATAAATTAATTACAAATGAGTTTAATAATTGTAATCAACTTTTAAAATTACAATGTCCTAAAGAGCATATTTTTGAAACAACATTTGTAGCATTTAAAAGAGGTTGTAGATGTAGTTTTTGTTCAGGGCATAATAGAGACACGAAACAGTTTAATGATGAAGTTAAAAATTTGACGAATGGTGAATATGAATTACTAAGTGAATATATCAAAGCAGTTGAAAAAGTTAAAATTAAACATTTAAAATGTGGGTGTGTTTTTAAAATGAGTCCATCTTCATTTTTAAATGGGCAAAGATGTCCAAAATGCAAAGGCGAAAAAATTCGTGCATTAAAGGCATTTTCGTATATTGAAGTAAAGGAATATATTGAATCATTTAATTACTTTTTAATATCTAATAAATATAAAAATTCCGCAACTAAATTAAAATTAAAGTGTCCTGATGGTCATATCTTTGAAATGAGATTTAGTAACTTTAAACGTGGAATAAGATGTCCAGAATGCAATAAGTCTCAAGGAGAAAAAAAGATTTCAGAAGTTCTATCGAAATTCAATATTCCATTTAAATCAGAATATACTTTTAAAGATTTAAATGGTATTGGTGGTGGTTTATTAAGATATGATTTTGCGATATTTAAAGACTTAGAAAGAAATGATTTGATAAAATTGATTGAATTTGATGGAATATTTCATTATGAAAAATTATACCCAAATGACGGTTCTGAAATAGTACAAATACATGACAAAATAAAAAATGAATATTGTGAAAATAATAATATAAAACTAATTAGAATACCATATTGGAATTTTGATAATATTGAAACTATACTACAAAAAGAATTAAATATATAAATAACTAATCTATACCCTCCCTATACATAACAACTATCACAATTGAAAATTTTTCCATTATATATTATAATTTATATAATTGTGGTATTTGTTTAAAATGAAGGAGGGTATTTATGAAAAAAGTCACATTTCTCTTAATTTTAATAATGGTATTAATGCTATCATTTGTTGCGTGTTCCTATGAATTATCAGTAGAACAAAAAGATAAAATTATATTAGACACTTATAAAAAAGGTGATATGGAAGCAACGAAACAAAAGGTTGTAGAATTATACAAAGATGATACCTTAAAAGCAAGTAGTTGGTTGATGGCTTTTAAAGAAGAACAAGATGAAATGTATAAATATCAACTTAAAATACTAGACAACTGGACTTGGACGGTTGAAGGAAATTATTCATATATAAGGGGTAGAGTTAAAAATATGAGTGATAAAGATATGGATTATTTTGAAATTACTGTAGAATACTCTGATAAAGCAGGAAACGTTATTGATTCTGATTACACCAATTCTGGAGAGTTACTCAAAGTTGGAAATCAAAAAGAATTTGAAATAATGCATAAAGATAGCAAAGACTATCATAGGGCAAATATATTTGTAAGTAAAGTGAGTACAAAATAAAATACAATTAATCAAAAGAAGCAAGTTAAATCTTGTTTCTTTTTTTATTGCAAAGAATTAAAGGAGGAAATTAATTAATGGGTATAAATCTAAGTCAATTAAAAGCAGATAAAATAAGGGTTACTATACCTTTGTATTTAGCTGATGAATTTATAGATAATATAGAAGTTTATAATCCAACAAAAGAACAGGCTTTTGAGATAAAAGTATGTATTCAAGAGAATCAAGTTAATGATGGATTAATGTTAAGATTATTAGGTGAATTAACTAATATAAATATAGATTGTGAAATGGATGATACTTTTTATAAGTATTATAATTCAATGTTTCAAAATGTAATGTCTGAAATTGAATCAATAATATTTGAAATTGCTACTGATTATGCAATGGAAATAAATAAAATAACAAATATTCCCGAAGAAAAAGTTAATATTCTAAATGATTTAATAGATAAATCAAGTGAAATATATAAAAATAATGAAATAGAATTAGAACAAATTAATATAGAAAAAGAGAAAGAACAAATAAAAAATGAATGTCAAAGACAAATTGATGAAGCACAAATAAAACTAAATAATTTGCAATAAGGAAGGTGGTATTATGCCAACCTTTGATAATTTAAAAGGTTTAAAAAAATATATAGACGAGTCTTTAAAATCAGTTGTTAAAGAAAATGTAAAAAATGAAATAATAACAACTATAAAAGAACATATAGATTCAGATGTTTATGATGTTTATCCTAATCCTGAAGAATATGAAAGAAAACATTATTTAGAAAATAGTTTGGTTGGTAAAACATTTGAAACGTCAAATGGCGTTGGATTAATAGTTGAACATGATGAGTCTAAAATGAATTATTATAGCGTTGTTAGTGGAGACAAAGTGAGTGGAAATGCAGTTGCTAGTTGGATTGAGCATGGTCAAATACATCCATTATGGGGTGATGACTATGCTTATTTAGATGAAAGACCATATATGAGTAATTCTAAAGAAGAATTAATTCAAGAAAACGTAATTCCACACGTAATGAAAAAACATTTAAAAAAATTAGGCATAGATAGTACAGTATTGTAATTTAAGGAATTAATATTGTCCTATACTCTTTTGAAAGGAGTGATATTTTGGCAGATAAATTAGGAATAAAAGTCTTATTTGATTATAAACAGTCATATAAAGAACTTGATGGAATAATAAATAAATTAAATAAAACTAAAGTAAATATTCCACTTAATATGGGTGGAAGTGGTTCTGGTTCAAACTCTGGTTTGTCTAGTGGTAAAACACAGGTTAAAGAAATTTCTAATGAATTGTTAAAGGTTCAAGATAATTTAAATGCATTAGGCAAATTTGATTTGTCTAAAACACCTATTGATAAAGGTATGAAGATAATTGGATATTCAACCAAAGAAGTTGGTAAAAATTTTGAAAATTTTACTCAGTCTTTAAATAATGGACAAAATCAGATAGTTACATATTCTGGTACTATTAATAAATTAAATGGAAACATGGAATTGACTGGTAGACAAATAAGGCAAACAAATAGAGAAAATAATACATTTTCTAAAGACGTTGGAATCGCTTTAAAGAGGATTGCAGAGTGGGCAATTGCGACTCAAGTAATTTACGGAAGTATAAAGAAATTTAGAGAAGGCGTTAAGTTTGTTTATGAATTATCTAATAGCCTTAATGAAATTCGTATAGTTACTGGCAAAACTGCCGATTCAGTAGAAAGGCTTGGTAGAGAATATAATCAATTAGCTAAAATCATGGGTGTTGGAACACAAGATATAACCAAGGCATCAGTTGAGTTTTACAGACAAGGTCTAACTCAAGAAGAGGTTATGAATAGAACTGAAACTGCTACTAAATATGCAAAAATAACCAATGAAGATTTTACGCAATCAGCAGAAATTCTTACTGCTGTAGTTAACTCTATGGGTGTAGATATTGAACGTGCTTCAGACGTAATGACATTCCTCGGAGATGCAACGGCAACGAGTGGTGCAGAAATTGGTAGAGCTATGCAAAAAGTAGCAGGTTCGGCAGGTGCATTGAATATACCATTTGAAAAAATCACCAGCTATATTGCAGTAATTTCCAGTAAAACAAGAGAGTCAGCCGAATCTATTGGAACAAGCATGAAGGCTTTGTTGGCAAGATTCCAAAACTTAACGGAGACTGGATGGAATGAAGAAGATGAGACACGTATTAATGACGTGGCAAAAGCCTTAAAAGCTGTAAACATTAGTTTAACTGATGGTGAAGGTCAAATAAGAAGATTTGATTTAGTCGTTGAGCAACTTGGTACTAAATGGGATGGTTTGGATACTAATACAAAGGCTTACCTCGCCACCACACTTGCGGGGGCAAGACAACAATCAAGATTCTACAATCTAATGGATGGTTTAACAGAAGCAACAACTTTATATAATAAAGCCTTACAAGCTACTGGAACAACAAACGAGAAGTTTGGTATCTATCTTGAATCGAACGAGTCAAAGGCAAATAAACTAAAAGCAACATGGGAAGAATTATTTTTGAATACTTTTAATTCTGAACAAATTGGTAAATTTATAGAAATGGGTATAGGTCTTGTTCAATTCTCAGACGGTGTAGGTTTGGTTAATATTGCAATAATAGCTTTATCAGCAACTATAATAATCTTTTCAAATAATATAGTTAAATCTTTAGTAGCAGTTCAAAATTTTATTAAAGGTATTGCAACAATGAATTGGACTTTAGCTGCCATCAATCCAGTTGTTTCAGGGTTGGCTTTAGCTATAGGTGGATTAATTATTGCTTTCAACTTATACAAAAAACATCAACAGAAAATGTATGACAATGCTATAAAAAATGCAAAAGCTTTTTCTGATGAATCTACTGAAGCAGATAAATTAATGAAAAGTATCTCCGACCTTGCTAATAAAGAATCATTATCTGTAGATGAGAAAACACGCATGGGTAGAGTAACAGCAGAATTACAAAAGATGTACCCAAGTGTCTTTGCTAATTTGGATATGGAAAAAATCAAATATGAAGACCTCGCAAGTGCGGTTAAATTAGCAACGGATGAAAAACGTAGAGAAGCGTTACAAGATATTGAAAACGAAAAAACAAAACTAAAAGCACAAATAAATAATGTAGAACGAGAAACTTTTAGCAGTGGTTTTGCAGGAGTTATTACACCAGCCAAAGAAAAAGCAACAATAGATAGAATTAATGGTTTAAAACAAAAACTATCAGAATTAAATGCTATGTCTGCTGAAGTAATGTTGGGTGGAAGTTCTAGTGGTGATATAGAAAGCAATAGATTAAAATATGGTTCTACCACAACTAAAACTCCTAATGCTTCTGGTGTTAGGGGTGGTGGTGATAAAGCAGACTCAGAAAAACCTTATCAATCCCTATACAATACCATTCGTGACCTAAATTTTGAACTCTCAAAACAACAAGAAATCCTCTCCCAAACAGAAGATTCCGACCAAATTCCAATTCTAAAGAAACGTAATGAAATGTTGGAGCAACAACAAGATAATTTACATAAACTTAATGTTGCTAGAAACAAAGAGTTAGCAACATTAAAAGTTGGTTCTGACAGACATCAAGAGTTGACCGATATGATACAATCAACTTCTTTGGAATGGTGGAAACTTGAGAGTGCTATCGATGCAAATCTGAACGTTATGGATGATTTCGCTAAAAAGGCTGAAGAACTCGAAACTAAAACTCTTGAAGAACAAACCAAAAACCTAGAAGATGTTCAAAAACAAATAGTTGAAATAATCAAAAAGCGTTACGAATTAGAACTAGATGAAGCCGATAAAGCACACAAAAAGAAATTAGACAAACTTGATAAAGAACTTGATAAATATAAAAGTAATATTCAAGAACAAATTGATGCAATTGATAAACTTCGTGATGCTGAAGACTTCTCTAAAAATCAAAATAAAATCACAGGCAATATTTCAACACTTACAAATGAACGTAACACATTAGCAATGGCAGCTTCATCAGGTGATTTAGTTGCCATTAATCGTATAAAAGAAATAGATAAAGAATTATCCGAAAATCGTGAAAATTTATTAGACTTACAACAAGATAGAGAAGATGAATTACGCAAACAAGCACTTCAAAATAGTTTGGATGAAAAGGAACAGAAAATTAAAAATGCCAAAGAAGCAGAAGAAAAGCGATTTGAGATTATTAAAACTAATTATGAAAAATTATTACAAGAGGGTAATCTTTATACTGAAGCTAATAAAACCTTAACAACTGGTATGGTTACAGATATCAATGGTAAGTTAGTAACAGTTCAAGAAGCCTTTGTAACCTTCTCAAATACGTTTGGAGAGACTTTAGGTGTGTTGGGTGGTAATTTGCAGAGTGAGTTTGTTGGTAAGTTAGAGAAAGCTAAAGCGTTGTTGGATTCTATGGGCAGTATCAATATTAACACTACAGGTTCTTTTCCCCAATATGCAAATGGTACTAAAGATGCAATAGGCGGAATGAGTATTGTAGGTGAAAATGGTGCAGAGTTAATTAACCTACCTAAACATTCTCAAGTATTCCCTGCTGATATAACTCAAAAAATATTAAGTGGGTTTAATAATTTTATGCCTAATTTAAGTATGCCTAAGATTCCTTCTATGGCAGGGGTTGGTGGAAGTGGTAATTTGAATTTTGGCAATATAAATATATACGCTCAAAATGTTGATAATGATTCTATAGGTGATATTACAAATAAAATAATGCACAACATAAAAAGAGAATATTCAAAACTTGGTGGTGGTTGGAAGCCTTAGAAATAAGGCTTCTTTTTATTTTGAAAATAATTAAATTTTTATAAATATTAATATTTAAGGCGGTGAAAAAATGCAAGATACAACTTTTATTATAGATGGAGTAAATAGTTCAGATATAGGCGTTAATGGTATTTCGATAATTCGTACAGATAGTGGACTTGTAAATACTCCCTTTATAGGTGCGAGAGATATTGTAGAAGAACAAGTGCCATACAGAGACATACCAACTTTTTATAAAACAATAAAAAAGCCTATTGAATTTACATTAAAATTTAGTTTGCTTGATGATGAATTTACAGAGGAATATAGATTTCAAATTGCTAAATTATTTGGAGGAGATACTTATAAAAGTTTCCAAAGCACAGATTTTTTAGGACGTATTTTTTATGTTATTTGTACTAATCAATCAGATTTATATTTAACTGGAAATCGTGGATATTTTGAATTACAACTTAGAACATCAGCACCTTATAGTTTTAGTATTCCAGAAATATCTACTTTCGACCTATCGGATATAACTGAACCAACTACAATAATGCTTGTAAATAAATCAAATGTAATGCATCCAAAATATCAAGATTATTATTATGAACCAGAACTTTGGATTGACTTAAAAGGTGATAGTACAGGGGTAACATTAACGAATACTTCTGATGCTAATAGAGTATTTCAAATTCAAGTAGAAAACACATTAGAAGAGTTCTATTTTAATAATCAATTAAAACAAATAGTTTCAAGTTCTGGTTTGAATAGATTAGGAAACTTTAATAAAAATTGGCTTAGACTAACATATGGTCAAAATTTAATTACAGTAGATAACCCTTGTGTCATACAAATAAAATCAGAATTCCCACTATATATCTAGGAGGTGATATCTATTGATAGGTCAGCTATTAAATAAAAAATATTTTTATGAACTTATATTATGCGGTTCACTCAGAAATGAAATAGGTACATTAGAATACACAGATTTAACATTCAGTCCTAGATTTGATAGTTTTAACGAATTAAATTTTGAATTATCATATTATCAGAATGGTTGGACTAGAATCAAAGATGAAAACTTTGATTTAACAAAAGGATTGCTTCTTGTATTGATGAATATAAAAGAAGATGACACAATAATATATAGCGAATACTTTGTAATTAATCAACCTACCAAAAGTAGTAATAATACAATTAAAAAGTCTATTGATTGTATTGCTTATGCAGAATATATATTCAACAACAAGAGATTAAGAGGATATAAAGACACTAGAAAATTATATGATTTTGTAAACCCATATGATTTCAATGATAATACAAAGGGTGGAATTTTAAATTTACTCTTAACTAATTACTTATATGATTCTTGGAGTATAGGATATATCAATCCTAATCTAAACATCTATCACAGTTTTGATTTTTCAGATTCCTCATATACTGACGTGTTTAAATCATTAGAGAAAGAATATAATTGCTTCATAGTTTTCGATAGCATTAACAAAGAAATTAATATATATGAAAAATCTGAATTAGGGGAACAAACCAATTTAGTTCTTTCAGATACAAATTTTATAAAATCAATTTCTAATGAAAATAAATTTGACCAATTGATAACTAGACTTACTATCACAGGTAAAGATAATGTTGGTATATATAAATACAATATTACTGGTAGAGATTATGTAGAAAATTTTGATTGGTTTATTGATAATGACTATTTCTCAGGCAGTTTAAAAAGTGCATGGAATAATTATAAAACACTATTAGCAACAAAAGATGGAGATTTTACATCATATATAAATCAACTTGATAGTTATGAAACAAATAAACTATTAAAACAAAATGAATTAGTGGCGTTGAATAGTGAAAAAGCACAAATTGAAGATGCACTCGATTTAGAGAAGAATACATATTCCTCAAACACTTCCGCATACGATTCAATATTTGATGATTTGCAGGATAAAGAGATTGAAATAGAAAACAAAGAAGATGAGATAAGTGCAATTCAAGCAAACATAAATACTGTAAATGCTAATATATTGATTCTAAGAAATACTTTAAGTTATGAAAATAACTTTACTCAGGCTCAGCTTGAAGAGTTGATAGATTTTGTTAAGGAGCAAAGTATTTCTTTTGACCAAGTTAGTGATGCAAAACAGTTATATGAATATGCCAAACAATATATTATAAAAGTTTCTCAAACTCCTATAACATTCGATTTAGATAGTATAGATATTTTTAGTTGCAAAGAAGGCGAAGTAAATAGGGCAAATATCAATATAGGAAGTTTTATAAGTATTGATAGTCCTGAATTAGGTTTTAATTATTATCCTATTAGATTAGTTGCTTATTCACATAACCCTATAAGTAATAGTTTAAGTATGAGTTTTAGCAACACTGATAAATTAGAAAATGATTTGGCATTATTAGGCAAGAATATCTTTAAATTAACTACTGATGTAGCTAATCAAATTGAAGTTAAAAAATATGATTATAGTAAATATGTTGATGATAGAGATAGAGTTGTTTATACTGATTCAATTATTGAAAATACCATAAAAGCAGGAAGTAACTACATTTCTCAACGTGGTTTTATTGGTTCGGATATCAGTGGAACTGGTTCAATTCAACTAAAAAATGACAAAATTATTTTTAGTGAAGACAGTTGGGAGACATATTATACTTTGCTTTCGGCTAATGGTCTTTATATGGAAACCTCTGACAAAACAAGTCGTGTAGCAATTACAAGAGGAAATGGTATTCAAATTGATATTTTTAATGAAGAATTAAATAATTTTAGAAATGCAATATATCTCGGATTGGACAGTTTAAATAAACCTTGTCTCTACATTGATAATGGATTTATAAAAATGACTACTATAATAGATGCTGTTGAAAGATACAAAATAGATATGTCACCAGAGTTAGGTTTCTATATTAGAGCTAATACTGGAACTCAAGAAGCACAGGTCTGGGAGGATAGGATAGTTCTGGATAGTGGTGGAAACCTTATTGCCAAGAAACTTAGAACCAGTTCAATTGTAAATGACTATATAGTACTAGAAGAACAAAATATAAAATTTTGGAATGATGGACTTGAAAAGATGAGTTTTGGATTTGAAGAATTGGGTGGGTTTACAGTGCCTTATTGTATCTTTGGTGCTGGAGATGGGAGCGCAATGAATGTAGGGGCAATATATAAATCTGGAGTATCTTTTTCTTTTGTACACTTCGCAAGCAATGGTTCAACTAATGCCATTCATCTTGTAAACAGTGGTGAATATGGGTATACGAATGGTGCTGTACTTTTTGATGGTTTAGTTGATTTTAGTGGAGCAACTATTAAAGATACTGCTGATGGAATATATGAAATTACTACTGGAACTATAATTACTGTTAGCAATGGATTAATAACAGATGTATTGATACCATAATAAAAAACAGGAGATTTTATTCTCCTGTTTTTATAAGTGGTTTTATTTTATTCAAGTAATCATTATATTTCATATAGACAAAACTATCATTAAATTTTTTATATCCTGTTAATCCAACAAGTCCTCTTCCATATAAATTAATTGGTTCAGATAAATTTTCATCATCATTGCCATAACGTAAATAAGTTGTTGTAATTGTTTTGTTCCAAATTTTATAGTTTATACTCCTAAGTTTTTCATCTAAGCTATTTAATCTAATATATTTTACATTATCCAACTCAACAATTGTCAATCCGTCTTCTTCATAAGTAATAAGATTATTTGTTGGTTCAGTGGTAATTGTTTCAGTTGTTGTTGTTGTTTCAATCGATGTAACAGTTTCACTCAATACAATTTCCTCCTTTCTTGTAGTAGTAATATTAATTTCCTTTGTTGTATTATCATACTCAAATGGAATATTAAGTTTTAAACATATATCTCTGATAACAGCCAAAGGAGCATAGTTACTTTGGTCTTTTAAATACAAAGTAACAGGAATATCAGGATTACTGTATTCTTTGCCATCAATAATTAACTTGCAATTGCTTTGTGTAAAAACATATTGAATAGTTTCAGCAAAAACAGGAATGGATGAGAACATCAATCCTCCTAATACAAAAGCTATTAAAGTTTGCTTATTAAACATTTTCTTAAACATAAATAACATCTCCTTAAATAATATATTTTTATATTTATTATTATTTTCACTTCTTAATTCAATTATACTACTATTTCCAAAAATTGCAATAGTTTTTTAATAATAAATATAAAATTATTTAAAATATATTATATCAAAAATAATAAAAAGAAAAAGAAAGGAAGTTTCTATGATAAATAACCCTAACAACTCACAACAAGTCTCATATTCAAAAGATAAAATAGAAGAATTATTGAATATAGTTAATACATTTCATTTTGTAGGTTTTGCAGAGGCTACAAAGCTTATGAAAGTATATGAAATATTACAAGAGCCTTTTAGAGTTAAACCTATAAGAACTGAAAAGATTGAAAATGCAGTGAAGGTAGTGAAAGAAGAAAGTAAATAATAATTAATATAAAAATTTATTAAATATATTCAAAGGAAGTGGTTAATTATTGGTAAAAGACATACATATAAAGGCATGGTAAATTTATTTATAGAAAGAAATCTTAAACCATTAATATTAGAAAGTGAATTTAAAAATTCTACAACAGCTATTAATTATGAGTGTATAATCTGTGGACATAAAAGTAGGGTTTCTATTAATAATTTATTGTGTGGTAGAGGCTGTATGAAATGTAAAAATAAAATAGTAATTGATAATCAAAGGCTAAAGTATGAAGATGTTTATAATTATTTTAAAAAAAATGATTGTGAACTTATATCTAAAGAATATATAAATGCACAAACTCTTTTAGATTATAAATGCTCATGTGGTAATATTGGTAAAATTACTTATAACTCATTTAAAAATGGCAACAGGTGTCGAGAATGTGCAAGAGTAAAGGTTGGTAACGCTTTAAGATTTACATTAGAAGAAGTTAAAAAAATATTCACTAAAGAGGGTTGTGAATTATTATCAACAGAATATAAAAATCAAAAAACTAAATTAAGATATAAGTGCAATTGTGGTAATGAGGATGAAATTGATTTAGTACATTTTCAAAGAGGACAAAGGTGTAGATTTTGTAGAAAAGAAAAAAGAAGGGTGAACATTATAAAATTGGGATTAATACCATGTTCTGCACCTCAAAAATATTTACATGAATTATTTGGTGGGGAATTAAATTATGATAATAAGTATGTATTAGATATAGCGTTTCCCGATGAAAAAATTTATATAGAATTTGATGGAAGTGGGCATGATTTATCCGTTAGGCATGGAAATTTTACACAAGAAGAATTTGATAAAAGAGAAATTAAAAGATATCAGACTTTAAAATATGATGGTTGGAAATTATTTAAAATTGTGTCTATAAGAAATTATTTACCTACTGATGAAATATTAAAAGAAGAATTTAATAAAGCACTAGAATGGTTTAAATTAGATAAAAAGGGGCATTGTCATTATATTTTAAATATTGGCTTAAGTTTGAATGATGAAAAATATGGAAAATTACGAAAAATAATATAAAATTATGAGGAGGTATAACAATGAGTATACAATCGTTTCAAGCTCCTTTTGAACTTGAACTCAACCGTGACAGCAATGGAAATCCCATTACTGTTTTAATTTATAATGAACCACATGTAGTATATGATAGTCAAGTATTACTAGCACAATTGCCTTCTGAATCAGCAAAAGTAGTTATAACTGGAATGTATGAACAAAAAATAAATACAGAATTAGGAAACGCTACTGAATTTAAGGTGGACTATGGAAGCTCAATTGTGTATTTTCACCCAGACCTCGAAGGTACTAGTGTAAATATATCAGTCTACGCAGGTCGTGGAATAAAATATCTCTATGCCCAACGCGTCAAACTTGAAGATTTAGATAATCTATTCACCTCTATTCATGTTGAGGGTGGAATGAAAGAACTTGTTCAAAGATTGAATTTTCTTCTAGCTAATACACAACAAGCATCAGAAGTTGTTGATGCAAGAGTAGATGCTAATACTGGTACTGAATATGAGATATTAGGACAGAGATTAAATGCAGAATATGGTGAAACATATAATGCTAGAACTAATGATATTCCTGCATTACCTGTTGTTTATGATAATTTAAAAGATAGACTAGACACTGAATATCAATATTTTGACAATGAAATCGGAATTTTATCTAATCTTACTACTACTGAAAAGAGTAATTTAGTAGGTGCTGTAAGTGAAGTTAAAAATGAAGTTACGTCGCATTTGGCTGAAACTGCGAAATATTACACTCCTGAAATGTATGGTGGTACTGACTGGATACATTGTCAAAAAGCTGTTGATGCAGCTTGTGTAGATGGTGGAGTTGTTATATTTAGAGCAGGTGTTACTTATACAATAAACAGCAACACTCTTGTAGTATGGGGTAGCAATGTTACGATAATAGCCTATGGTGCAAAATTTAATTACACAGGTACACCAGGTAATTATGGTGGTTGTATATTGGTAATAGGTAAAGTTGTTGGAATTGAATACTATGGTTACTTAAATGGCAATAATTATACAACAAGGGTTGCCTATGCAGGAACACCAGCAAAGAGTGTAAATGTTCATGTTTTTGGTTTTGAAGATGTAACATTTGATGCATCTTTAGATGGTACAGCCATGAACGGACTTGCCGTAGGAAACTGTGAGAAGGTAACAATTAATGATTGTTATATTAATAATGTACCACAAACATCATATGCTATAGTTGCTACAGGTTCAGAAGAAATAGAAGTTGAATTAAGAAATTGCCATAGTATTGGTGCTAGGGGTCATGCGTTCAGAGCCATTACCTCTACAGTTGACGCTAATACAAGACTAACAGCTAAGTTTATAAATTGCACCGCAAAGGGAACTACAGGAGTAAATCAATCTGCATTTGCTGAATTATTAGATTACGTGGTTGACTTATACTTGCGTGGTTCTGGTATCGGCGATAGATTTAATATTGTAACTGAAAACTGTAATTTTGAAGCAGGAGTATTTCATCCTAATTGTGGTGGTGTTGTAAAAAACACTAACTTGAAGTGTAAATGGTATTATCGCAAAACTTCTTCGGCTGCTGCCGATACCGATTACAAAGCAGACTATAATGAAGACTTGGAAACCACAGGCAATGTAACAGTTTCAGCCATTGATTATTCTGTATACTTCTTTAATACAGGAGGTAACGTAGTTGTAAAAGGATTAAAACATCCTAATGGTGCTGATACTTCAAAATTTGCTTTTGCTGCAAGGTCTCCAAAAAACTTGTATTTATTTGGGGTTGATGAAGGTAATATTCAGTTGTCAATGGATGCTACAAGTTACCCATGCAAGGCAGTAATAGAAAAGTGCAAAATAAAACATACTGGAAATTTAACAATGAGTTTTTCAGTAGCAGAAAGTCAAATCATCTTAAAAGATAATGATATAGATGTTACTACTTATATTACGGGTAATGCACTTACAACCTATAGATTGATAGATAATAAGATTACTAGAAGAGGTAGTTCTAGTGGATATGGTTTAATTAGAAATATGACAATTGGAAATGCAAAGAATAATGAAATGTATTTAATAACACCTACTCCTGATAGTGAGCCAATTGTAATTGAGGGAGATTTAATCACTCAGTTCCATAATCAAATAATCCAAACCGATGGAACTCGCATAGTTGATTATGGTGGAATATCAACAGGAGTACCAACTACAGGTTATAGAAGGAAAAGACAATTTGTATACGAAACAAATCCAGTTGCAGGTGGTTATACAGGTTATGAGTGTATTACATCGGGTGCGTCTGGTGGAACATGGAAGGGATACGGACAAATAGACTTGCAAGGTTCTATAACTTGGAATCCTGCTTCATTAGCTGATGGAGTGGGTGAAACATCATCTGCAATAACTGTAACTGGTGCATCCCTTGGCGATTTTGTTTTGGTATCTGCGCCATACGATTTACAAGGTATCACTTGTAATGGATATGTATCAGGAACAGATACTATAAAGATAAGGATTCAGAATGAGACAGGTGGAGTTATTGACTTAGCAAGTGGAACATGGAAAGTTAAAGTAATTAAAGCATAATTGTATTTCAACAAAATCATAAATTGAACGAAAGGTTAGTGAAAATATATGGAATTATTCCCATGCTATAGTAAAAATCTTATGAATTGGTTAGTAAATATCAAAGGAATAAGATATAAAATTATAGGACTTCATCCTCAAACAAAAATGCAATTCTATATATTTATAGAGGATGAAGATTTTAAAAAAGCAATAATTGAATGGAAAGAGACTAAGCCTAGTGCCTAGTCTCTTTTATTATTTATAGTAAAAAGTTTTAAAGTGAAAGGAAGTAATATTGTGGATAATAAAGAATTTACTAATTTTATAAAAGAAATCAAAGAAGATAAGTATATATTTTGGAAATATAATGGATATTCTGAAGAGATATTGTTTAGACACGAACACGATAATTGTAAACATCATGAGTTTTATATAACCCCTGAATTATTTGTGGATGGATATAGATGTCCAATTTGTTATGCTAATGAATTTATGTATAAGCGTAGAACAGTTTATGAAAAACTACCCAAAAAGATTAAAAAGATTAATTTAGTAAAACACGAAAAGTTTTTGAAAAAGTTAAATGAAAAGTTTGGTGATGTTTATAATGTATTAGAATGTTTTACTAATACCGATGAAAAAATTTTAATTGAACACAAATGTCCAGATGGAGATTATTATCAATGGAAAGTTAGTCCGTCTCATATATTTAAATCAAAAGGAACTTGCCCAAAATGCGAAGGCAAAGCTAGAGGGGAAGATGAGTTTAAAAGAAAGCTTAAAAAAGCTGTAGGAGATGAGTATATATTAATAAGTGAATATATAATGTGCAATATTCCCGTGATATTAGAACACAATGTAGAAGATTGTCATTGTCAATTTCCTATGAAAGCAAGTAACTTCTTAAATTCTGGTAGCAGATGCCCAAGTTGTACTCCTGCTTCAAGAGGAGAAAGTAAAATCGAAGAAATTTTAATAAATAATGATATTTCACATACTAGACAGTATATGTTTAGTGATTGTAGAAATATTTATCCTTTAAGATTTGATTTTGCAATCTTTGAAGATAAAGAGAAAACTAAATTAAAGTATCTAATTGAATATCAGGGAGAACAACATTATAAGCCTCGAACTTTTCGTGGTGTTTCTGAGGAAGAAGCAATAAAGGCATTTGAGGGTACAAAAATGCGTGATGAAATTAAATATAATTATTGTAAAACAAATAATATAAAATTATTAGAAATACCATATTGGGATTCTGATAAAATAGAAGAAATTATAAAACGAGTGTCATAAGGAATTTAAGGAAGGTGTACAGAAATGTATTAATTATAGATAAATATACAGAAAAAGGTAGGTTGATTTTATGAGTGACATTATTATGAGTAAATTTTTAACAGTATGGAATTATTTATTTGAAAAGGGTGGAATAATATTTAGTTTTGTACTTACGGTTTTCTTAACAGCTATAGGATATCCAAAAGGGGTTATCACTTTTATTATTGCTTTGGTAATAGTAGATATATTAACTCGTTGGTATAGCGAAGTACATAAACATTATAAGGAGTTTACATTAAAAACTTTTTATGTAGCATGGAAAGATGGTATTTTATCTAGTAAGAAGTTGAAACAGGGTTTATTTACGAAGATATTTTTCTATGCAATATTATTATATTTTGCACATCAAACATCTGTAATTCCAGAGTTAGGATTTGGAGTAATAATTTCAAATTTTATATACAGTGTGATAATTATACTTGACATGATTTCAGTATTTGAAAATATGATACAAGCAGGATTTACAAAAGTTAGACCTATATTAAATATGTTAGAAAGAAAAAAAGATGAAATGTTTAATGAAAATATGGTAACAAAGAATGAGGAAGAAATATAAAAACAAGGGTGTAGAAAAAGTTATGGTGGACGTATCTCTACAGTAATCCCTTGCTTTTATTTAGTGTAGCATTAATTTAAATAAAAGTAAAGGAGGTTATATTATGTTAAAAAAACTAACTATTATAAATGGAATAATTCAAGATAAATTCATTGATGATATTCCAGTTAAAATTCAAATAGTTGAACCTAAAGGCAAAACAAATGTAAGAACACTTATTAAAATGAAAGAATGTATTGGTATTACTAATCATAATACAGGAAATTCTACACCATCGGCAGGGGATGAGGTTCATGCTAAGTGGATACAAAACGTAGAAAATGACGATAAACAATATGTTTCAGTTCATTTATTTGTAGACCAAGACTCTATAACCCAAACTATTCCATTAGATGAAGTAACTTTTAATGCAGGTGATGGTAAAGGTGATGGTAATTATAAAACTATTTCAATAGAGATATGTGAAAATGCCAATGTTGACAAAGCTGAAGAAAATGCGAAAAAATTAAATGCATCACTTATTTTAACTTATCCCACTTTAAAAATATTCAAGCATCAGGATTGGTCTGGGAAATATTGCCCTCGTGTGATACTTGCTAAAAATGGTTGGAATAAATTTGTTGAAGATATAAATATCTATGTAAAAAATGCAACTGTAAAACCAATCGAAGAGAAGAAAGAGGAAACTAAAGTGATATTACCAACTTTGAAAAAAGGTTCTAAAGGCAATGATGTAAAGACATTACAACAAAAGCTTAAAGACTTAGGATATACAATTATTGTTGATGGAGATTTTGGAGTAGGTACTGATAAAATTGTAAGGCAATTCCAAACAGATAATAAACTTACCTCAGATGGTATTGTTGGTAAAAATACTTGGAATGCTTTAAAAGTAGCAAAACCTATTATTAAACCAACTGAACCAATAAAACCTGCTATAACTGAAATAAAAGGCTATCAAAAGATTCGTAGATTTGATTCAGATGTTTATATGTACACAACTTCTAAAAATGAATTTGTAGATGTTGACTTAGGAGTTAGAGGTAAATTAGAAACAGTTCAAACTATAATAAACAATAAGAAAAAGGAAGGTAAGAAAGTTGTTGCAGGTATAAATTGTGGATTCTTCAATTTTTCGGCAATACCAGAACATCTAGGCATGCTTATTGATGATGGATTATATTACTCTCCACCTTCAAGTTCATTTATAGACTTTATTTATTATAAAGACGGACACACGGAGATTAAGAATTTAAACGGATATGATAAAGTTTTATTATCAAATTTACAAGCTAAAGCATATTGGGCAATTGGAACATCATGGAGTTTGATTCAGAATGGAGTTATTAATTTAGAGAATAGCGAAAAGTTTAGTCACTCAACTGAAAGGCATCCTAGAACATTATTTGGACAAAAGAAAGATGGAAGTTTTGTTTTAGTTGTTGTGGATGGAAGAAGTGGAACATCTAAGGGTGTAACTGCAAAACAATCTGCTGAGATAATGAAAGAGTTAGATTGTTGGAATAGTTGTAATGATGATGGGGGATATAGTTCACAAATGGTTGTAAACGATAAGTTAGTGAATAATCCAACTAGTTCAACAATTAGACCGATTGGAAGTACTATGTTAGTTTATCAGGTTTAGTTAAAATAATAATAACAAATAATATAAAATTATTAGGAGGAAATGTAAATGAGTATAGATATGAATATAGTATATACCATAGGTATAATAGTTGCCGTTTTAGGTATGGTGTTCGGGATTGCGTATTTGCGTAAGAATAAATATGTGTCAAAAGAGGATTTGCAATTTGTAAGTACTGTTTTGGGTATAGGTATTGAAATTCTTGATGAAATGAATCTTTCTAAAGAAAAGGAATTACTGAAGATTTCAAGTATTGTTCAAGACTCTTTAAACTTTGCTGTAGGTATGTTTGATGATACACATAATATTTATATTCAAGCTTGTAATTATGCATTTAAATTGTGTGAACAGGCTGATATTGAATTAACAGATAATAGACGAGATATTATACAGCAATTGATTAGAATTGGTTTAGAAATTAAGGTTATAAACGAGTAAATAATTAATATAAATAAGGATAGTGGTGCATTTAATTATGCATTTTACTATCCTTATTTTTTCTTTTTGTCATACTAAAACAATAAAAAGTTACTCATTTAAGTCATACTAAATCCCATAATTTTAAGATATTCTATCACATAAGGTCATACTAAATCATACTAGAATCTAATTAACTTATCAGATATGATTTGGCTATTTTTATTTTCAATCTCATTGTAAAAAATTTCTATATTACCATTCTCGTCAACTAATATTTTTGTAACTTCAGAAATTGTTTTATTTCTCTTTTGCATCATTTCTAGCAATAGACTTTCCTCTATTACCTGTCTTACGCACATTCTATAGTTTGCATACCCCGAACACACATAACGTATTTTAGATTTCTCTCTGATAGATTTATAAAATTGTCCACAGTGACATTGAATCTTTTTATAGAATAATGATTTTTGTCTTTGTTGCATTATTACCACTCCTAATAAAAAAGATAGATTATTACATCTATCTTAATTTTTCTTTTTGGTGGTCACAATGCGATTTGAACGCATGACCCCTTGCATGTCAAGCAAGTACTCTAACCGACTGAGCTATGCGACCTTATATTTTATTATATTAAAAACTACATTAACTTGCAAGTTTAACTTTAATAGTTTCCTTGTATATACTTATGGGTTGTAGATATACATTATTGGTTCTAACGCCATCTGTATCTTTACTACCCACATGTACACTCTTTACTTCAGCATTTTCATTAAAAGTATCAATGGTTATATCGTACTCTATCTCAAATTCTTTTCTATTATATACTATAAATCTTTTAATAACCTTAGACAGCATTAATCTTTTAACTTCAAATGGAGCATTATCAAATCTTTCTTCCCAATCAACAAATTCATTGTTAAGTGCATTATATTTACTTTTAGCATCTTTTTCTTTGCTTATTTTAAAATCAATACCATCTAGTAAAATAGTTTTACTGCTTATTTCATCTTGTTTTTGTTGAATTAATTCATTTAATAAAACTTTATCGAATTCACTTTGACCCATTAATACTTTAACCACTTCTTGTTTTAAGGTTTTTAATTCCTCATAATGTTTTTCTATCTCTTGTCTAAGTGATTGTTTTTGCTTTATATATCCTTCAATATTTTTATCAAACTGCATAAAAAATGAATCTTTTAATTCCTTTTGTTGAAGTTTTTTAATAATTGTTTTTGCGTATTTAATAGCCACAGGTTCTATTACCGTCATGCCATATGTGCTTTGACCATCACATTTAACAGAGCCTTTTTTATAAAATGAGCTACATCTATATTTATAATAAGAACTCTTATGTTTAACTCCATCTGCTGTAGTCCAATTTTTATAAGCAGTTTGAGTTGTTAGAGCCATACCACAATTACCACAATATGCCATACCATTTAATAGCATTTTACCATAGATATTTTTAGTTTCTCTTCTATCTCTGACATCATCTATAACTTTAACATATCTTCTTGATTGAATTATTTCTTGGTTTCTATCCCATAATTCAGGAGGTATAATAATTAAATCTTCTCTTATAGGTGACAACACGGTTTTTTCTCTTACTTTACTCGTCATTTTAAATTGACCTTTATATATAGGATTATTTAATATTGCACCTATCGAAGTTGAGTGCCAACCTTTTCCATTCTTAGTCTTGTATCCATTTTCATTTAAATACTTAGCTATTCTTGATTGACCATAATTCATATTAATAGAAAGATTATATATTAATTTAATTAATTCAACATATTCTTCATTAATTACAAAATCTAATATATGTTTACCTTTAAAATTTTTACTATTATTGTCTTCTAACTTATATCCTAATGGAATCATATTGCCACCTCTAAATCTACCTTCTTCAACCATAGCTAAATGATAATCTGATATTGTTTCAGATTTATAAACACTCTCTTGTTCATTACCAAAATATCTGATATTATTCATTAATCGATTTATCGGTGTGTCTGCTTTTAATTCTCCTTCTACCACACTGATTACTTTAACCTTATATTGACTCAATTGTTTTATGAGAGCAGGTGTATTATCTGCCAATCTTCCAAGTCTGTTTGAGTGATATATACAAAGAACATCAAACTCTTTTCTTTTTGCCATAGCTAAAATTGATATTATCGCATCTCTATCTTCGGCAAGATTCTTAAATCCACTTATACCACCTTCAGTGAACTCTTGGATGAGTTTGAGTTTATTGTTCCATATATAGTCTTGAACTAATTTCTTCTGGGTTGGTAAATCATTGTCTTCACCAACCTGAGATTTAGTGGAAACTCTGTATAAAGCAATAGCACGTAGGGGTAAGGGTTCTATATTACTATCTTGTGTAATAAGTTTATTCATTAGTATTTCCTCCTTTGGGATGTATATGCAGTTACTTTCATTACCTGTATGTCTACATTATATTATTTCTCTTTATAAAAGTAAACACTATCATAATAAATACGATAGTGTTCTAATATCACATTAGTAATTGTGCCATATTTCTAATTTCATTTACTATTTCATTATCATCTGTAGATTTAAATTTTAGAGTTATCCAAGCATTAAATTCTTTATCTAATCCTTTGTATATCTGTTGTCCTGTATCATATGTAATTTTTTTAAAATCATTGTTATTAATCTTAAATTGTTCTTCGTTGATAACTTTAATATTATCTACCTCCCTATGTACAATCTATATTCTTTAATTTTTATCATTATGACTAATTATCTTGTATTCATTGCCAAATAATTTTTGTCGTACCTTTTCAAATTTAATACCATTTAATTGTCTTTTGTAAAAAGCATAATTATTTACTTTTTGAAATGTAATATTCAATTTTTCTGATATTTCTTTTGCATCATCATATATCTCTTTTATATTATCTGGATATGTAAGTAATATAGAATCTTTATATAAAGGTCTATTAACAATTATTAATTTAAATAATGATGTGTCTTTATTATCAATATCATTTCTTGATTTACCATTGGTAACTAATTGTCTTTTAATATCCTCTTCTTCTACCGCCCATTTCATAGTTAAATAGAATTGTTCATCATGATGTAGTTTCTGATATTCTTCTGCCGTGATAAAATTCAAATTATTTAAATCTACATTTTTTATGTATTCTTGATATTTTTGCTCTATATTCACATATTTTCCCTCCTTAGTACCACCTGCAAGTGATTAAACTAATCTTTGATAAAACTTATCATCTTACCAATGTCATAAGTGTACTTAACTTTTTTTAATCTCTGAGGAACTATTATCCCATTATGTTTTACTACATCATCTTCATTGATTGACTTCTTTTCTGTCTGTTCATTAAATATATTAAAATCTTTGATGTTTAACCAATATGTATGTTCTGTATCTCTAAAGTTTAAAACCAATCCAGCATATACACCTTCATGTTTACTTGCTTTTGTAAGTCCTTCTATTTGATGAAGTTTTATCATCTTTGCTTTATCTGTTTTTTCTTTTTGAATACTGAATGATGTTCCTTTGGTAGATTTCAATTCAAAGGGAAAAAAATTCGGATATATATAAAAAAAACAATCATAATCGTTAGTAATAGAAAATCTTAAACCTTCTTGTTTGCCTCCAAATGAACTTGCAGGGTCACGAAGTCTGTAATAATATATCTTTTCTTGGTCTATGCTGTCTCTGAAAGAGTCCTCGAAAATTTTGCCAGAATTCTTCAATAACATACCTCACTTTAACTACAATTTTATATTAGTCTTTATTACACTTTTATAACAACATCTCTCTAACTTCTTCCCAACTCTCACATCTATCACCTTTAAATTCTTCATTCCAAACATACTTCTTTCCAAAAGCTATAGCTAAACTACATGTAGGATTCATAAGATTATCTTGATGGTCATCTAAAACTATTCCATTGTCCATATTTATATTGTCTTTTCCAATCTTACCGCCTTCTTTAGATATTAAAATAGTGTTTTTAATAAAAGGTAGATTATCTTTTATCCATATAGCCTTTTGTGATATATTTAATAAAGTTCCAATTGTAAGTAGATATATATCATATTTTTCATTTAGCTCTAATAATGCTTCTTTTGCATAAGGCATAAATTCTACATATCTAAAGAATAAATAAGAATCAAATAATTCTTCTACACTATTACATAAAGGTATAACTTCTTTCATAGACCATGTTTTTACTTCATTTGGATTAGCAGGTTTAAAGTCTGGATGATGTTGATATAACGTATTATAGGATTTGCATATTGCAGGAATAGAGTCTAATGTAACTCCATCCATATCTATAAATAGTTTAGTTTTAGACATTTATACCACCTCTGTATTCTTCCAACTCTTTTCTAAATTGTTCTGTTTTGTGATAGTTACAACTTGAAAACTCGAAGCACCAACCCCTATACACACATTCTTTTTTACAAGCACCATACAATTCAGGTTCGATATCTTTAATAGTTTCTAAAAATGCTTTCCATGCTTCTCTAGTTTCTTTACTTGCACAATTACACAATCTTTTTCTACTTATATTGATAATTGCTTGTGCATTTGCTTCACATTCATGTTCAACAAAACTACCTTGAGGTAATTCATTTCTATCTGTTCCAGTTCTATCAGTTCTTTGTGTTCTCACAAAATGCTCTATTCCAATCTTATGTCTGCAAAAGTGAACACTGCACCATGATAGTAAATCATACCATTTAAAACTAAACCTTAATTTTCTAATTGGTGAGTGTTCTGACAGTAGGATTTGCTTCTTCCATTCTGTAGATGGATACGTACCTTTTTCTTTATGTATAGTTGTCATAGTTGTATTTTTGACTTGACCCCAATTATTAAATGTTTCTATTAGTTTAACTCTCAACTACATTCCTCCTATTCTAAATTAAAATAAACTTCACTATATCCTAACCCTAATATAAATTGTCTTATAGTTTCTATATTATCATCTATCCCTTCTTGAGCCTTTTCCCATATTTCTGGAGAATCATTTATTTTCACTTTAATATATTTAATTGCATAGTCTCTTATAAATTCAGTTTCAGATGGTTTATATCTTTTAACAAACCATTTTTTATCTGCATATAAGTCTTTTATGTATGATACATCTTCTTTTTCTTCTAAACTTTTTAAATAAGGTTTTATCTCTGGTATTTTTAGAGTTATTACATCTCCTTCAATAGTATCTACTTGCCATTCATTAAGTTTTAAATCTACTCCTATTATAAAACGATAAACAAGATATGCTTCTAATCCTTTTTTATAAATAGTACCATTTTGATTAATTACATTATGATATGTTTCTATGCCTTCGCACACATCAATTTTTAAACCTGTAACTTTATCAAGATTGGATAAAACTAAATTTACATCCTGTAGCCTTAGTAACCTCTCTTCTTCAGCCTTAATCGCTTGTTCTTTTCTCATTTGTTCTTCAATTTGCTTTTGTATATCTAATATATTTTGTTGTTTCTCTTTTGTATTTTCTGTTTGATTTTGAGTTGAATTATCGGCAGTATATGGAGAATCTATTTTCTTTGGTGTAACATTAAATTGTAATAGGAATATGATTATCGCTATAAGAAATAGGATAAATATTATTGAGGTTTTTCTTTTCATTTATATGTATTTAACTCCTTTATTTATTTTTTAGTTGGGGAAAGGTTAGGGTAGGGATTAATTTCCACTACCCTATGTTTTTCAGTTTTATATTAGTTATTATTTACTTTTTTATTTAACTCCTGTAGAGCCTATGCCATTTCTATCTTGATTACCTAATATCTCAACTTCATCAAAAATAACTATAGGCATTTTCTTTTGTATTCTGAATTGGCATATTCTATCGTATTTGTTTATCTTAGTATCTTCCATAGCTATAACAGGATAATACCATTGGTCATTATCACCTTTATAAGATTCATCAATTACCGCATGGTGATTTGCTTGAATGATTTTGAAGTTTTTATATGTACTGCTCCTAGGTACTACATAAGCTTCATACCCTTCTGGCAATTCCATTGCTACTCCTAAAGGTATAAGTTTAAATTCGCCTTTTTTAAGTTCAATATCTATAGCTGAACGCAAGTCATACCAATCTGATTTTTGTTCAATGTTTTGAATCTTCGGCATCATAGTATCAAAGTATTTTATTTTAATTTGCAAGTGTTTGTTCCTCCGATTTTATATTAGTTATTGGTGCAAATTCACCAAAATATTTAATCTCTGCTTCTTTACGTACTTTTACAGCTTCATCGAAATTTTTATATCTTCCTAAACTGATTTTTTTATTTTCACTTAATTGTATTTGAACTAACCACTTTTGTCTTTCTTCTGCCCAATATACACCTAACACATTGGATTTACTACTTTTGGAAACATTTCTATTTCTCATATTTTCTTGTTGTGTACATTTTCTTAAATTGGATTTAATATTATTTACAGTATTATGATTAATATGGTCAATATAATCATCTTTTTTAGCATCCATAACTAACCTATGTAAATATATTCTTTCATGATTAACTTGTGTTCTGACATAACCTTCTTTACTAATATGCCATTTAAAGTCTTTAATCTTATCATAATCTTCTAAATCAAAATAAAATGGTTCATTCTTTGATGTATATCCTATACCATACTCATTTGTTAAATCGTATAAGTTAGGGCAATTGCCACATGAAGTAGTGTGATTGTTTAATAAACAGTCTGCTCTAATAACTTTCTCATTTCCACAATCACACGCACACAAGTAATACAATCTCCCATTTTTTATTATTTTGCTTAAACAAGTTAGTTTATTTATTTTTACATTTAGCAATTCATTTTGTTCTAACTGCATGGTGAATGCCCACATTCTAAACATAATACACAAGAATTTGTTCTAATCAATGATTGTGAGCCACACTCAAGGCATTTAGCACCTTCAATTTTCTCATGTTCTTCTGTTTTGTCGGTCGTTAAAACTCCACTTCTTTTACAACCATCTCTGAATATTGTAATGCCTTTTAAACCTTTTTCCCAAGCATATATGTATAAATCTTCAACTTGTTTTACAGAAGTTGCAAATGGTAAATTAACTGTAGAGGATATTGAAGCGTCTATATGATTTTGCCAAACAGATTGCATATCAACTCTATCATAATAATTTAAGTCATTTGCAGTAATAAATATATCAGGTAATTCTTCTTCTGTTTTAATATCAAATTTATCCATATACTCTTTTGCTATAGGGGTAAACACTTTGTAATATGTATCTTCGTCATGTAATGATTCTGTTTTTCTAGTATATGATATTTGATAAATCGGTTCTATTCCACCAGATATACCTAACATTGTGGATAGTGAGCCTGTTGGTGCAATAGTAAGAACTTGAGAATTTCTTAATCCATATTCTTTAATCATTTGTATTGTTTCTGGATACGCATTGTACTTTAAGAATTCACTTTTTAATACTGCATCTTCTTTATATTTTTCGTAAGTACCTATTTCTTTTGATAATAGTGCTGATTGTTGTAAAGCTGAATTAATCATTTCAAAACCAATCTTATCACATAATTCTAATGATTCTTTATTTCCATATTTTATATTCATCTTTATAAGCATATCAGCGATGCCCATAATTCCGATTCCTATTTGTCTCCAATCAATTACTGATTGCTTTTGTTTTTCTAAAGGATATAGATTATTTTCTATAGCTTCATCAAGTAAATCATTCATATATACAACTGTGTGTTTAACTGCTTCGTTAAATCTATCATAATCAAAACGTGCATTATCTGTAAATGGATTAATAATAAATTCGGCAAGGTTTAATGATATTAAATTACAACTTCCGAATTCTGGGAGTGGTTCTTCAGCACAGGGATTAAGTCCAACATATTCAAATTCATCATCTTCACTTAACAGATTCCAATTGTTTATTCTACTCCAATAAACTAAAGAGGGTTCTGCATAATTCCAATCCATCTTACAGAATATATGATATATCTCTTGTGCTTTTACAATCTTTTCTATTACTTCGCCTGTTTCTTCTATTGTAAAATGAAGTTTCCAATCTGCATTATCTAAAACAGCATTCATAAAATCATCTGAAACCTTAATAGATATATTAGCTCTAGTAACTTTGTTTAAATCAGTTTTACAATTAATAAAATCTAACAAATCAGGATGTGAACAATCTAGTGTAATCATTAATGCCCCTCTACGTCCACTCTGTCCAATTAACTCTGTAGTAAGTGAATATAAATCCATAAAGCTGATTGCACCAGAAGTAGTTTTGGCTGCATTATTTACTTTTGATTTCTTAGGTCTTAATTTACTGATGTCAATTCCTACACCGCCACCATATGAGTATGTTCTAGCCATATATTTTGCAGTATCAAATATTGATTCAATATTATCTTCTGGTGATGGTAATACAAAGCAATTCGATAAAGTTATTTTTTTACCATCTTTATGCGTACCCCTACCTGCTAATATTCGTCCAGCAGGTAATAATTTTTTATGTATCATAAGCTTTTTGATATGCTCATTTCCATTACTAACTCTATTTAAAAATCCATCAAAAGATTCATTTTTATATCTATATTTATTTTCCCATATTGCTTTTTGTAATTCTGTCATTTCCCATTGTGGATTATTTCTTAATCTATTTCTTTCTTCTCTGTATAGAATATATTGTTTGGCTACATCCTTCCTGCTATCCATTAAATACTCTTCAACCATATTCTGAATAGTTTCAACTGTAGGCATTATATCTAAATCATTAATATCATCTTCTATATTATCGGCAATTTCTACTGCTAATTCAATATTAACACCTAATTCTGTTTCATCCATAGCTCTGGTTATAGCATTTATAATCTTATCTTTACTAAAATCTACTGGTTCGTTTGTTCTCTTAATTACCTGCATTAATTTCCTCCTGTAACATCTATTGTTTTTATTAATATCTAATATCTAACATTTACTTCTCAAATACCTAAATACCCTATTCACTAGATGAATTTCGTCTTCAGTCAAATCCTTCTCTACATCAACCAAAAAATCCATCTCTAATTCATTATATCTTTTCACAGCATCAGCCTTTATGTATTGCATATGCTTATTTACCTTATTAGCCTTTTCACAATCTTCTTTTAGATTCTCCATATCTTCTATTTTGTCAAGTGTACAATTGTCATTCCCCCTTCTATTCGTTGTCATTATAATATCCTCCTTTCTTAGAAATTTAGGTCTGTATAATAAATTTCAAGGTTGACATCCCAAAGTTTTTGCATATCGTCTAATATGGTATTAGAGTTGATAATACAATTCTGAACATATTCTCTTGTGTTTTGTTGATTAATACAATCTAGTATTAAATCGTTCATATCTTGTTTAATCTTTTCTGCTAGTTGAAATACTTTATTGCCCATTATTGCTCCTTCTTAATTTAAAATTATCCAATGGTTATTATTTATTTTCCACTCTATATCATCTTTGTCGTAATATGCAAAAGGTTGAGGGTCTTCTGCATCTATCCATGTAATTTTATATGTATCTTTATCAATTTCTTCAGCGTGATACTTATGACATAGTTCTGGAAATTGTTTTTTTAATCTGTCAGATACTTCAAAATCAAATTCTGTTGGCATTGTTTTGCTCTTTTCTTATTTAGATGGTAGTAGTGACATTAATACGTTTCTTAAATCAATATTTCCTACATCTTCACCTGTTTCTACACTGATAATTTGTAGGTTATTTTGTATATTCCATTTTCCTTCACATGTAACAACCATTCCTAATTCAGTCTCCCATACTAAACCCATAAAATCTTCACTATCACGTATTCCGTAAAGTGGCTTACTTTTTTTCATTATTATACTCCTTAATATTTCCATCAAATTTGTCTTTTATTGAACCTTTTCAATTCTAATTAAGTAGTCATCAAAGTCTGTAGATATAAGTTGATATTTTACAATGTCTCCTATACTAAAATCACTTAATCTTATTGGATATTTCAAATTAAAAGTTTCATTAAAGGCTTTATTATTTTCAGTTACATATTTAGTATTATCTAGAACAATTGTTTTGTCAGTAACTTCATTAACCCTTGCATATTCAACTACTATATTATTACTATTTATATCTCTATAAGGAGCATTTTCTACAATTTCACTTGCTCCAAACCCACAAACCAACATGATTATAATTCCTATTAATATCAGAGACCAATCAATCCAACATATTAATCCAGTTACAAATAATGCAATCCCTATTATAAAACCAATAACTAAAACCATCATTAATAAACTCATTATTCTATTTCTCCTTTAATATTTATTTTTATATCAACTATATTTGACTTTGTTAAATCTTTTATGAGCATCTTGATTAAAAATCCGATAGTAATTATCAAAGAAACTCCTATAGTAACTTTGTCTAATTCAATACCTCTACAAAGCTGTATAAAATGTCCTACCCATAAACCTATCAACCAACCATCTAAAGCTAAATTAAATATGTATCCAAACTTTTTAAAAAAATCTTTCATTTTTAACCTCCTAAATATTATTTTTATATTAATCATATACAACCCTTAACCTTAATTAAAATCTCTCTACCCTTTATCTCTTATTCTAATCTTCCCAATCTGGCTCTATTTCTTTAATATCAAGTATCTTTGAAATTGCTTTGTATTCGTCTTCAGTAGGTTTGATATAGTAAATCTTAAAACTATCTTTCCTATTGTCAACGACTTTAATTTCTATTCCCTTCATATTAATTACTCCTTTCCTAGATTTTGAAGTTTAGATGAAAGAGACATTTTATGGTCATTTTTGGCTTTTGTATCTCTCGTTTTCTCGTTTATGCTCTCGTTTGCTTTGATTCTCATGTTACAAATGTGTTACAAAAAGTGTTTAAACTAAATAAGCAAACTTTTTACTCTTTATACTTTTCCAATTAGTAATATCACACATTAAATGCTTTTCATCATATGTAAGATTCTCAATCTTTGCTTCTCTAGGAATAGTAGCACCATGTAGGCTACCTATACATGAGTTTCTGATAATTGTTTTACCATGTATAAATTCATCAACATATAACATCCAACTTTCCGTTTCTATTACTCTTGATTGATGGTCTTGGATTGCTCCTAAATTATCTATGGATAAATTCGTTTCTATTATCCTAACCATATATTTCCTCCTTCCTTCAATCTTTAACTTAACCTCTTATATTCATTTTACCATGCATTTTTCAGTTGTCAACTAATAATTTTATATTTGTTATTATAAATTTACTTTTTACTAAACTCAATATAGTTTCTCCAGAATAATAACTCAGATGTACTTCTATATGCAACATCATCTAAGACTTCAGAACACCATTCTCTATAATCCTCTTCTGTTTTAAATCTTCTATCCAGTCTTTTGTAGGCTCTCTTGACTAATTTAACACCTTTCATATCTGATATCATCTGCGATTTCTTCGGTAGTTTAAAGTTATCTAAATCCACTTCTATAAATCCTATCTTATCAGGGATTAATTCTATTGGTATAGTATTAATAGGAGCAATAATATATGTGTACATAGGTGCTGCACAGAAACCATTTTTAAAGTCTGCTAATGTTGCTTTGGCTTCTATTCCTTTTACATCATAATAGTATAGCGATTGACCATCTTTTAACTTCTTCTGTCTACATCTTTTTACACCAACCGCATCAATAATACTCTTAAAGTCTTTACCATTCTCTTTAATGTCATAAGAATACATTCCATTGACTTCAGTCCCTATTCTATTATATCCCCATCCAAATAATATATATTTAGATATTTCTTTTAGTAGAAAATGCGTTTCTGTTTCATTTTGTGGTCGTTTATATATTTGTATCACCTCCTGCACTATTTAAGAAAAGTGCCAATTGTATCAAGTTTCTATGAAATAACTTTTTTATTGTGATTTATCCCAAGATATATAAATTACTTTTTCGTTCCTACATACACTACTATCTCTCCACTCTATTAAATATCCTAATTCCTTAAAGTAAGCAAATACAAATTGCTCACATAATTTAATTATTTCACTTGTATAGCCAGAATCACAAAACGAAAAGAATCTAAAAATTTCTTCTCCTTCTTTTTCACTGTGTCTTGAGAAAGACTCCCACAAAACTCCATGTTCACTTCTATATTTAACTCTATTAGATATAAGCCTTATGTATTTTTCAGCTAATTTTTGTGCTTTGTTTAAAACTATATAATTATGTATATTAAATAATTCATTAGCTGAAGGAATAATATCTTCTTGATTTAGTGTGATTCTAATTTTCTTTTTCCACATTAATTGTCCTCCAAATTCCTCTTTTATCGAAATATTTGATTTTAAGAACCTAGTGTTTCCAATGGTTGTAGCGTTTTGGATTTTTGAATTTCTTCGTATATTTTCATCTTTTTATCCATATCAACCCAACTTCTCATACATTCAAAATCTTTATCACCAATTTCTATATATCTAGTGCCTTTATCAAACCAAATTTGAATTGTACCATTTTGACAACCATAAGTCCAAAATTCAACTTTTGTTGGTTTTAAATTTTCTTCTGGTCTATCATAAGTAGGTCTTTTAACTTCCATAAATCCTCCTTAACTTTCAAGCAAATGATTCTTTTATAGTCTTGTTACTGATTTTAAATTAGCTATATATTGAATACAGCAATCTAAACAATATATATCTAAACTATAAGATTCAAAATATTTACCACAATGATTACATTTTGTGCCATATTTTATTTCATGGTTATCTCCATCATATGTAACTGCAAATCCAAACTTATATGATTCTATAGCTGATTCTAAAGTATATTTTCCTGCAATTCTACCACAGCCTTCACATGGATGAGAAATATGATGCAAACATCCCTTATGACTACATGGTTCACCATCTCTTAATTCTCTCAATATAATTCTCCTTTCTTTGAAATCTTAATTCAATTTAAAGTTCAATGTTCCAAAATACATCTTTTAGTGCTTCGGTAAATGTTCCATAAAAATAACCATCATAGATATAACATCCGTCTGGGTGAGTACATTGAATATACCATCTTTTATCACCTTTATTTATAGGTTTTTCTTTAGTTATCCCTATATAATAATCATTCCAATAAGCGTAAAATTCTTTTGATGTCTTTTCTCTTATGTCTGTAAGCTCATAAACTTTACCTGATTTAGTTTTTATTTTCATAAAAATCTCCTTTCAATAGAAACTACATTTTATCTAAATATACATGCCCACATCTAATTCTATTTTCATCTATAGGTATATAATGTTTAGCACTTCTAATTATCCATTGACCTTTTTCATAAAAAGTGAAAAATGGATAACCATGTTTATATTGTATTGAATATACTTTTTTAGCAGTTCTAATTTTACCTTCTTCTTCAAATATTGATTCTGGATTCTTACTTATTACATAAAACAAATATAGTTCCTACCTTTCTTTATTAAATGTATTTTAATCAAAGCTAAATTCGGTTTAAACTTTATCCCATTCAATTAAATAACATTTTTTACACTCCATTTGATATTCTATAATATTATTTTCTAAATCATCCTCACAATAACCAGTCCATTCAAATTCATGTTTACAATTAGATTGAATAATTGTTCTTCTTTCTTTTAGCAAGATATCTTCTTTACTTTTTAATTTTTTAATTTCGCTTTGTAATATGATTAATTCATTTTCTACCTGCTGTAATTTATCCATAAATCCTCCTTTCTAATAATTCAATCAAAGTTATATTTTATTTACATATTAAACAATATCTTTTACATTAACCATACCTAGCTTATATAACGCATTTATAACATCTTTGTGTGTTCCTAGTTGCAAGGAGGGTCTTTTAAACATACTTACATATTCATCTAGAAAGTTTTGTAAACAATGTAATTCATCTTTTGTTAATTCAACTGTAATGATTTCTTGATTAACTAATTGATGAAAATTTTTCATTGTATATTTAGGATTCTTTTCAAACATACTTTCTCCTTTCAATATCTCAATAGAAATCTAATTCTATTAAAACTTAAAAATCTTTCATTATTTCATAAACATATTCTTTTAATGTTTCATCTGCTTTTATCATTTCTTTTAAGTACCATTGTAAATCTTTTATTTTATATTTATTGTCATAAAAACACTCTAGTACAAAAGCGACTATGTAAGCTTCGCCTAATCTATAATGATTACTCAGAATCTCATTTAGATTACCAGTAATATTATTTGATAAAGTTTCAAAATGAGATGGTTGTTTTGTTTTAGCAATCCTACTTAAATCTTCTTTCATGCCTTTTGCTATTATATTTCGTTCCTTTATGTAATCATAGATTTCCTTTTTAGTAAGTGAATCTAACATACTAAATACTTTTTGTTTTCTATTATTCATTTCCTTCCTCCTTAACTTACTTTTATATATTTCATTATATCTATTTTATTATTATAAATCTCATTGTGTAATGTATCGTGGTTATCCATAAACTCATTCTTGTAGATTGTAATAATTTGTTTCTTACTTAGGCTCAAAACAACACAGATAGAATATCCATCTACATTTGACCTACCCCTCAATAACACTCTAGCATCCCCATCTTTGTAATGGAACTCTATTATGTTTCCATATTTAATTGTCTTTTCAACTGATGTTTCTGGTATTTCACGTTCATTCAACCTTATGTATGAGTAATAAGTATAATCAAACTTGTTATTATTTATTAATTCCTGTAGGTATTTTACTTCCCACTTAGTCATTCGTGATGTCAATTTTCTCCATTCCGTCATTTTAAACATCACTTCCTATTTATTAATTTTATATTGTTTATAATATATAAGTCACAATACCTATTGCAAAAGTATCTAAATATTTTCCTGTGGATGCACCTAATCCGAATCCCCAACCAAATATTTCAAAACCTAATATTACAAATCTTCCATCTTCCTTTTGATTATTAAGTATTAATATTTTTAACATGTTTCTCTCCTTTCAATAAAATCTAGTTTCTGATGAAACTTATTGAACTCTTATAATATCATAAGTTTTTTTACATTTAGGACACTTAAACTGCAATCCAGAATATTCACTATAATTAACGTTCATAGTGTCAATGTCTAATGATAAAGTAATCATATCATTTTCATCATACATATATTCTAAGTAACCCTTTTGACCACAATTACATTCGATTTTTAACATAATAATCTCCTTTCATATCTAGATAAAGGTCTCATTTCATCAAAATATTTCATTTCTACAATCAAGCAATTACAATGGTTGTAGCACTTGAACTATTCTTCATTTTCATAGTTATTTATTCTAGGGTCTTGTGTACCTCCATAAACGTTAAAGATACAATCTCCACAATCTATATCTCCTGCAAACTCATATTCACAATCATATTCCGTTCCATTATCAGTCCAATATGAATATCCCTTACATCCTTCCATTGTTTCTCCTTTCATCCAAACAACAATTTTATCTTGAATTATCAAGCATATATACTTTTTTAGACTCTAAATCTTGCACTGCAAACATATGAAAATCACCATCTTGAGTATGTATACACTTTACTGTTTTACCATTTAATGTTTTCCACATTTCTTCTTTTGACATTGCACAACTTTCAATATCTGACAATTTAAAATAATTATTAGACTTTTGAGCAGGTGGATGAAAGTTTGGTTTGGGTGTTGTAGGTGGTGGGTTTACTCCACCTTTCTTTTCTCTACCTTCTTCTAATCTAAACATAACTTCTCCTTTCGACCAAATATTGTTTTTATGGTTATTTAATCTTCCAACTCACTAAAATAATTATCTTCAGCATCATACATGAACTCTCTCTTACATTCTGGACATTGATACAATTCTTCTGTTTTAGATAATTTATATTGATATAGAAGTTGCGTTTTACAATATGTACATTCTAACAATTCCATTCCTCCTTTTACATTATATGCACTAAATTTTATATAAGTCTTTAATATAATTAATTTTTTCTGTAATTCTTTCTAGTAGTTTAGTTTCATGCTCTATGTCTGCTTTATATTGTTCTATTTCTTTAATATGTAGACCAGATTCATTATAGTTTAATAGTGTAAAATTCTTTGCTTTGATTGTTCTTTTAAGGCTATGTTTAATCGCAAGTAAATCTTTGTAACCTAGTTGTATGTTGTGTTTTTTCATTTTATCATCCTTTCTTAATTAATATCTAAATGAAACATTGATTCAGTTGAGATTTATTCAGAACTTGAATGATAAAATATATCATTTTGAATACTATCCCAACACATATAATAATCAATATCCCCATCATTATCATTTAGTGCCGTTTCTAACAATTTTAAATAACTATTAACTATATTACGTTCCTCTTCATTTTCAACTTTAAATTTAGCAATTCCAAATTGATTTCTTATAATTTTCATATATTACTTTTCTCCTTTCATTTCGTTAGAATTTCCATTTTGAGGTCATTGAGTTGTTCTTCTTATAAATTCATTATTACCCCAAATATACTCAGTTCCATAAAACCCATTAATCCATCTACCTTCGTAATCTTGGGATTTGATTTTATATTTAATAAAATGTCCTTCTTGTATTATTTTACTAACTTTGATAGTACCAACACATTCAAATCCACTAACATTGTAATTATAGTTTATTAAGTCTCCTACTTTAGCAAGTGGTTCTTGTTTACCAATTCCCTCACATTTTAATGCTTCATTTTTATTGGTATGTACTTCACCACATATTTCACACTGATAACATAAAATCTCTTTCATTAAATTCTCCTTTCTGTTTCAAGCAAATAATGCTTTTATTGAATGTTTACTTTTTCTTTAATTTCTAATAATCTTCTTGTATCCATATTCCTTATTTTAAGTATATCTTTTTCTGTCATTTGTTCTATTTCTGATTTATAATTAATTCCATTTCTCTTCAAAGAATTATAAACCATTACTGAAAAGTCTAATTCTTCAATAGTAATATCATTTTGTTTTTCATATACAACATGTAACCAATGTTCAGTTATAGTTGATATTGCTTTTACACTTCCTAGTTGCTTTGCTATTTCACCAGCACCACTATCTGCTTCTACTATGTATTTAACATCATTTATATCTATATTGTTCATTTTTAGAGTCTCTTGATAACCTTTTGGTATTTCATGTTGAAACCATAATTTAACCATTTCATTTCTCCTTATCATTTATTTTTACCTATTATTACATGTGATTTAAAGCTGTTTTAAGCCATTATTTTATAGTGGGTAGACTGTTAGTATTAGGTGTTTTTTATGTCATTTAGATACATAAAATTCTTTCATATCATCAAGCCTTAAACACGCTAGTTTATAACCAAATACTGCTCCACAGTCTATACAAATTTTCTTACCACATTCACTATGCCATATCAAAGCACTTTTATGTAAATATACTGTAGGGGTATGACCCACTACTACCATAACATCATTTGAAATTTCTGTATCGTTGAGAAATTCTTCTCTTGACCACAACATAAAATCTTGGTCTTGTGTTTCTATTATATTACCATTATGGTCTGTTTGAATTCCTGCATGAGATAATATGTATTTTTTATTATCAACTTGAATCTGTAATAAACATGGTAATTCATTTATGTATTTTAAAATCTTATTTTGTTCTGTTTTAGATAAATTCATATACTCATCAAAAGTTACTTTTCCTCCATTGCTAAACCAATGATAATTGTCGTAATACTTAAAAGCATTTATCATCATATCTTCATGATTGCCTTTTAGTAATATCATACTATCTTGATTTCCATAAATATATTGTAGTGCTTTAATTGAATCTTTTCCTCTATCAACCACATCTCCTATAATATATAACTTATCTTCTTTTGTGTTGAAATTGATTTGTTCTAATAATTTTATAAATAAATCATATTCTCCATGTATATCACTAATTAAATATATCATTCAATTCCTCCTATTATTTTATATTTGTCTTTGAAACAAAGGTTTTAAAGAAATGTTATATCGAGTATATTTTCTTTAGGTATCTTCTTACCCTTTATAAATTTTAATTTTAGACATTTTGAGCATTGACAAGAATATTTTTTATCACTGTATGGATTAGCTTCGTCTGCTAACCACCTATGTTTACAAAATAAAGTTTTAAACATTTTTAATTTCCTCCAAAGATTTATTTCATGGTTATTTTGATATAAATTTACTATACTTTTCTTCTAATTCTTCCTTATTTACTGTTCTTTTTAATGTGTTTATAGCATTGTCTATATCAACTATTTCTTGGTTGTAAAGTCTTTCCATAACTTTGTCATATTCTTTCGTGTCGGTTTTTTCATAAGGACATTTCTCTATTCCTGCTTCTATTAATAATTGACTAAATTCTTCATCCGATAAACTTTTTATATATTCAATAACTTCTTTACCATACTTTTTAATATCCATTTTTACTCCTTTCTACCTCTCAGTAAATTCTTTAATTTTGTTAAGTTCATCTATCATATCTAAGCATTTACATCCTAAATCCATAATTTCTTTATTGGCTTCTTTAGTAAGCTTATTGTCATCTAAACCATGTGCTAAATAACATAAATATGTATTGATTTTATTTAACTGTTCTATTTTTAACATTGTTGCTTTTCCTCCTTTCTTATTAATTTCTATATTCTACTACAATATTAACAAACATTATCATTAATATTAAACCTATTGAAATTCCTATTATTAGTATCAATACTGGATTAGTCATAAAACTACACAATATAAATATTGGTAAAAATAATATTAATACAGCTAGTATAATAAATATTAAACCTTCTATTGCAATTTTAAAATGTTTCCACAATACTTCTCCGATTGATTTTAAAACTTCCATATTTATATCCTCCTTTCTTTAACTTTAGATAGAATGTAAATACTATTGTGATTCTTCATTGTAACAAATATTACACACTATCTTACTTGGTATAATCCAATTATCTTCACTCATAATTATTTCACTATCGTCACAATCTAAGAATGTCATTTCATCTTCATAATAATATTCTTCTTTACAATCTTCGCAGATATATCCTTTTGCCAATTTACTTTTCACCTCTAATCTTATACCACTTACAAACTATCCAAACATGAATATCATCAAAGAAGCACCAAACTCTCCATTTAAATAGTTTAAATCCTTTTAATGATTTTTCGTAGTCTGTGAAATAATCCCCTGCGTTTGTGAGTTTATTATTATTATTCATTGTTTAATTTCTCCTTTTTACTATGCTTGCTTAATAATAATTGAATGTTCGTTTCCTTTTACATCTTTAAATATTAAAATTGTTTTATAATCTTCCGAGTCTTTTTCATAAATTACATCAACTACAGTTGAATTTTTTAAATTTGGTATTCCATTATATAAGTCTCTTGCTCCAGAATAACTTCTAGTAATAATATTACTCAATATTTTACCTCCTTTAATTTTATATTTATTATTAATAACTTTTTATAAATGTCCTCAAAATACTATTTTCATTTAGATTAAAATAGGGAATAAAGATTTTATATCTCTACTCCCTTTAATTATAGCACCTTGGAATCATTTGTCAAGTGATATTTTTATTTAGTTTTATATTTGTTAATGGTTTATTTTAAGCAAATCTAGTAAATATGTTTCTCTATTAAAATCAGCCTTCTTTTTTATAGCTCTGTTTACTGTCTCCACCTCTCCAAAATGAAAAACCTTTTCCTTTGCTCTAGTTTGTGCTACATATATTAGATTACTATTTAACATAAAAGTGTGAGCTTTTGGTGTTATAATAATTGCTACTTTTGCTTGACCGCCCTGTGCTTTATATGTGCTAATACTATATGCCAATTTTACTTGTGTTAATTCTGCTTTAGTATAAACAACTTCTTCATCAAATTTAATAATAACTTGATTATAACTAATTTTTATTATCTTACCTATTTCTCCATTTGGTATAAATGTAGTATCATCTTCATTGCAGAAATCAGAATTATATTTAACTGCCTTATAATTATTTACTGTTTGTATTACCATATCATCTTCATAGAATTTAGTGTCACCCATCTCAATATAAGTACCTTTTAACACATTTGGATTTGATATAGGTTGTAAGTACTTATTGATATTTACTGTACCATACTCTCCAATATTATAAGATGATAATATTAAAATATCTTCTTTGGAATACTTAGTTAATAACTTTTTATATAAAGCAACCACATTACTTATTACTTTTTCTTGAGGGGTGGCTATAAACATATATCCCTTATCCGTACCAAAGAATTGTGGTTGACTTGAATCTTCTAAAAACTTCTCACTATTTCTAGTTTTAGTGGCTACAGTTAATATTCCACCTTCACCATATCTAAATATTTGAGTAAGTGAAACAATAGGTGTTAATTTTGAGTTTATTAAATCAAAGAAAACATTACCTGCACTAACAGATGGTATCTGTGCCGAATCTCCTATCATAATTAATTTTGTTTTAGTAAAATTTATTGCTTCAATTAATCTTCTCATTAAGAAAACATCTATCATTGAACATTCATCTACTATTACTATATCATAAGGCAATGGACAACCTTCATTATAACCCCATCCCATAGAAGGATTATAAGCTAAACCCCTATGTATTGTTGAGGCACGTTCTTTGGTATATTCTGATAAAACTTTTGCTGCTCTGCCTGTTGGAGATAGTAATATGAATGATTTTTCATTTTCTTTTAACATATTTATCAATGCTTTGGTAGTTTGAGTCTTACCAGAGCCTCCAAAACCATTAAGAATGCTTATATTTGAATTACAAACCATTGGTAAAACTTTTATTTGTTGGTCTGTAAGAGTTATATCATCTAATCTACTATAGTCTTTTTCTTTTATTTCCCATTTGTTTTCTATTTTTAAGCCTTCTATAATTCTATCTGCTATGTATTTCTCAGTATCAAAAGTTTCTTGTAAGGCTACGGTCATAGACTTTTTATCAAAATAAATATCTTCATCATTTTTAATTATATCCACAAAGTGTTCTATACATTTATTAGCTAATGTTTCTGATTGTTTTCTTAACTCTTTAATATCTATTCTTGTATTGCCATTATTCTCGTTCTCTTCTAAAAGAAACATTATAGCTGCTTTTTGCCTTTGTGGTGAAGTTAATAAATCAACAGTAAAATCTATAGGTGGTTTCTCACCTAAACCAATCATTCTTTTACATTCATCATTAAACTCTAATAATATCTTATCTGCTGTTTTGAAGGCTATGCGTGACAATCCACATAGACATTTATATGGATTGTCAACTAGCACTTCTTTAAGTCTCTCAATAGAGTTATACTTATCATATAAAACCTTTAGTATTTTAAATTCTATGTAGCCTTTAAACTCATCCACCAATTCGGCTAATGCAAAGTTCTCAAAAATTCTTCTTTTTATTACATTAAATCTAAACTCTCCAATATTATAGAGCTTTTTTAAATTAACATCTTTCAGCCTATTATTAATAACTCTATCAATTATGTCTGGATATTCACGCATGATTTCTTCTACTTGTTGTTGACTATCTAATATTTGAGATAAAAATAATCTTACAGATGTTTCGTTTTTTGGTTTATCCATTTTTATATTGTTTATCTTATAAGTTATACCATACTTACCTGATTCTTCTGTGGCTTTTATGCTATATTCTACTCCGTCTTCAAGGTTATGTATGTTTCCTGCAATTGATACATTACCATATTTATTAACTTTTATATTTGGATATTTATTATAATCCACATATAAACCATATATTTTATAATCTTCTGAATTGTAGGGATTGGCTACTACCGTTCCCTTAAATTCAACTGTCTCTCCCAAACCATCACCTACTTTTCTTTTTAATATACTTCATATGAATATAGAATGTCTTCTAATTCATTTGTTTTTTGCCATTTACCACCAATATTTTTAGTTTTATATTGTTGTTTCCACTCATTTACTTTTAAAACATCATATAATTTAAAAGAGTTTTCAACAAATACTTGAGGGTCTTTGATTTTAGTCTTAATTTCATCACCTGTTTGTATATGTTTTAAAGTAACATAAGGTTTTCTTTTATCATTATAGGTTGTATATTCGATAACGATATAGAATTTTTCATTAACTTTAGGATTTGTATAAATTACATATTCTAAATAATCCTTTTCAAATTTTACTTGTTCTTTTACTGATAGTGAAGCATCCTCAATATTATCTGTTAGCTCAGAAATCAATCCTATTATATCTATTTCTTTATACAACGCCTCAGTTTCTTTATTGCTATATCTTTTTATTAATTCTTCAGTTAATCCAAGTTTTTCTAATTCTGATTTTTTAATTTGTTTTCTGCCATTAAAATTACTAAATACATCTACATAATTTAGTAATTTTTTATTTTTACCATATTTTCTAAAGAACCCTAATCCAGTTAAAATCTTTAATTGTCTTGAATCTACTGAAGTTTTTTCAATTATGTCTTTTAATAATTCTGCAAATGTAATATATTTATTGTTTCGCAATTCATAAAGTTCGTGTGCTATCTTAGCGTTGCAATACTTAATACTTTCAATACCTTTGTATATTGTGTTTGTTGTTTTATCAAAAGTGTATTTATCAATTGATTGACCAAACTCTATAGGTTTAATTTTAATATTTCTTTCTCTTGCTAGTTCAGTACCCATTTGTATATCTTCTTTATTATCAGCATTGTTTAAATATGCTGTGGTAAACTCTAGTGGATGATATGCTCTTAATCTTACACATGCATAACCATTCATTGAATATCCTGTAGAATGATTATATCCAAATTGATATTCCGAAGAGTCTTCTATTATTTGTAAGAAGGCTTTAGCTTCTTCTTCCGCAACTTCTCTAGGTTGCTTTGAAACATTGCAATATCCATCTAAAATTTGAGGTAATTGTTGCTTTAATTCTTCTTGTAATTTCTTACCGATTGCACGTCTTGTGGTGTCAGCCAAAGCACCACTAAAACCACAAATATCAGTTAAGAACTTAATAGTATCTTCTTGATATACTAAAAATCCATTATTATCTGATAGTAAATCATCTATTTCTTTTGAAGGGTTATTATTAAACTCTCTTGCAATTAATCTTTCTCTATATGACTTTCCAGATGGTCTTAAACAAGCATTTACAAGAGACATATCATTTATCTTTTGAGGTTTAAAGTCTTTTAGTAATGCAAATGCAAAATCCCCTTCAAACTGAAATACTCCAATTTGTGACTTTATCATATCATCCCAAACCTTTTTATCATTCCAATCAATTTCATGAGATTTGAGATAATGTGAGCCTATATATTTATAAGTGTCTTTCATTATTCCTACAGTCTTTAAACCTAATATATCAAACTTAACAAAGTTTATAGAATCTACAGCCTTCATTGCACAAGTGGAAATTGGAATATTCTCATCACCATCTCTATAAAACACACCCAAATTATCTTGTAAGGTTATAGGAGAACCAATTATGCCAGATGGATGATTACCTTTAGAAATAATTGTTCCTTTTATGCCATCAAAATAGTAGAACAAATCTTTATTAAAATCTTTTAAATTAATAAATTCTTGATATAACTTATTTGCTTTAATAGTAGCCTTTTGATTTCTAATCTGATTTACATATACATTATGGTTATCAAAGTCTATCGTAGAACTTTCCAAATCTAATTCTTCAGTGTTTACCTCTGCTTGAATTATTTCAGTGTATTGTGCAAATATCTTTTCAAATTCATCCTTTATTTTAGCAACCGCATCCAAATCATCATAATCCAAACCTTTTGTCAAAACATCAATTGTTCCTCTATCTTTTAAAGTTCCGAACTGTGCTATATATGCTGTGTTTTTAGTGCCAAATCTTTTAATAATATATTCATATACTTTAGGTCTATCTTTTGGAGCAAAGTCTACATCAATATCACCCAAACTTATTCTATCTGCGTTACAAAAACGTGAAAATACTGTATTCCATACCACAGGGTCTAAATCAATAATATCAAGTATATATGCAATTGTACTTCCACCAACAGAACCCCTATTGAATCCATATGGTATATCATTATCATTACAGTAGTCAGCTAGTTCAGACATAAATAATAAGAAACTTTCCATGCCTTGTTTTTTAAATGTATCAAATTCTTCTTTTATATCATTTTTATATCTAGGATTTTTACCATCAATAACTTTATTTTTTACTTTGTTTTTGTATTTAGTTATTATTGTATTTCTAAATAATTCAGTAACCTTATCACCATATAAATTAGGATATTTAAATGACTTATCTAATTTGAAATCTTCTACTAAATTTGCAAATTTATTAGTATTATCAATTGCTTCTAAATATATTTCTTTTGGTAGTGCATTTTGATTTTCAAATGCTAGAATTAACTCATCAAGTGTTTTCCATGTTAAATCAAATTCATCTTCTTCTCCATAATAACTATCTTTAGACTTCTGAAGAATTTTTCTACATTCAGCCTTATATGCGTTTGATGAATGAGTGTCAGTCCCAGCTATTAATGGTATATTATATTCCTTACTCCATTTATAAAGTAATTGATTAAATTCTATTTGGTGAATATTATTGTGGTATTGAATTTCTAAAAAACATCTTTCATTGTTTTTAGATAGCCATTTTAGAAATATATCTCTGTTTACTAACCAATTATTATTTTGTTCTTGAATTTCTTTCTCTGTTAAATTTTCAGTTTTTTTAGTATATTTACATTCCCATAGTATAGAAGCCAAACAAGCTGTTGTGATGATAATATTAGAACTTGTATTCATAACTTCTTCTATAGACAATCTAGGATTAAAGTAAAAATGTCTATCAGTTTTATCTTCCTTTATGCCTTTAGATGTAGCAAGTGATACTAAACTATTTAACTCTTTAACTCCATCAAAGTTCTTGGCATACAAACCAATATGATATCCTCTTTCATCGTTCTCTAGTTTTGTACACATATATAATTCTACACCATGTATGTATTTTATCTTAGCCTTATCGCATTCTTGTTTCTTTTTAACCCAATCATAAATCCCACCATGATTTGAGAAAGCTATGGCGTTTGACTTAGATTTTTTAACTAATTTTATATAATCTTTATAACTAGTACATGAGTCAGAGTAACCATTACAGTTACTCGTATCATCATGTATATGATATCTAATATAATCTTCCATATGACCTCCTATTTTATAGCTCTGCCAACCAACTCATATCATCTTCTGTAATTTCATCTTTATCTTTATTCTTAAACATATTTAGATTATCCAAATACTCTTTGTAAGGTTTATGTAAGTTTGCTGAATAACCACTTAAATTAGCAAAATAATATGATTTTGCATCGGTAATATCTTCCCAAAAAACTCTTTCATCTTTTGTTTTAAAGTATTCCATTTCTTTCTTAGCAATTTCTATAATCTTAATTTTTATATCTTCTTTTAGTAAATCAATTTCTTCTTGATTAAATGGAATTTCAACATAACAATCATTTATAGTATATTTGTTCTTAATATCTTCGGGTAGACATTCTAAACTATTGGTTGTGATAAGCATATCAATAAAGTTGTCTATTTCTTCATCTGAATATGTCTTAGCTTTTTTTAGCCACATTTTAACATTGGTTGATAATTTTTCCCCTATTTCACATCTTAATATATCTCTTTCCTTAATTTCTTCATTTGCTTGAGGATATTGTACAGTAACGTATTTCAAAAAACACCATCTTATCTTTATATTCTCTATTGGCACTCCTAATTGTCTCAATGCTTCAGCATATAACACCAACTGACCTTTTTCACTATCAATTTTCTTACCAGAATAGATAGTTGATGTTTTCCAATCTGTAATTACAAAATCCTTCTTATCTTTAAATAAAAAGTCAATATATCCCTGAAATAAAAAACAACCTATTTTAATCAATACGAATCTTTCAATATCAACTTTTTTGTTTATAGGTATATGATTTTGAAAAAAATGTCTTAAACAGTATTCATATTTCTTTGCTATTTTTTCATTTTTCTCTTCATCACATCTATCATATTTTAATTCGCTCATATTAAAATTGAATAAGGCATTCTCATATTCTTCTAACATATCTTTATATTTTAATTCTTTGGAATAAAATCTTTCTAATATATCATGGGCAACTCCTCCAGATATACCATATATACCATCTTTTCTATCTTCAGGTATCTTAGCTATGTATTTAAGATAATACTCATATAAATCTGATTTTGCTGTATTATATTTTGACCAAGAATATAAGTCTTTAACATTATATTCTTTCTTAATCGCGTCTAATTCTTCCCTTGTTTTTCTCGCCATTCTATATATCTCTTCCTTTCAACTTCACTATATTTTATTTTATATTTAAACAGATAATTAAATATTTTATTAGTTGCATCTGCTGGAGATTCTTTTTCTTTTAGTAAATCATGTTTGTCATAAATATAATAAACATTTCTAATACCGTAGAATCGGTCACATTCACTCCAAATGTATTCTTCTTTAATATCTTTATCATAAGCTATTATAATATCTACATCTAAACCTATTAAAATCTTAATTTGTTCATCACTCAAACTGTGAGAGCCAACGGCTACCCCAGTTCCATCTTTTCTACTATGTCTTTTTAAAACTGATTTTTCAGCTTCGTATACAACAACGTATCCATTTTCTTGAATAGTTTTATAGTTTTCTTGTAATCCATATAAATTCATTGACTTTGGATAAGGTTTAATTCCATAATACTTTGGTATATCAAATAATTCATAGTTCTCAACCACAGTTCTTCCAAAGATTCCTGCAAACTTATCTTCATTTTCATTCCACAATCTGTGAGGAATAACTATTCTTTTATGTTTGTCACTATATCCTATTTTAAATTCCTTGCAAGTCCAAGGCATTATTCCATCTCTTATGAATGAAATATGTGGATAAGGAATGTAATCATTTAAAGCATTTTCATCTATTAAATCTATATCATATACATTAACTGTATTACTCTTATTCTTTACTCTCTTAAATATTTGTAATGGGTCATTTAATTCTTGTTCTTTAGTATCTTTTTTTAATTTATATTTATATTCTAGTTCTAATATTTCATGTAAATATCTACTTGCTTTTATAAATGGTATATTTTTAATTGTCATACAAAGTGTTAAGATATCTCCCCTTATAATTTTTTCATCTGGTTGAAATATCTTAACACTTAAAGTTTCTTTTTTTACTGCTATAGCTGTTTTGTTTTGTCTATCGGGCAACCCTGCTCTATACTCTTTTAAATGAGATTTGATGTCATGGCAACCCAAATTTTCTAAGATATATTCAATTTTATCATTATTAATTATGTATTGTTTTAACTCCATAACATCCATATCAACTACCTACCAATCCATAGGAACATTAGTTATTCCTATTTCTTTATATATGTTTCTACTTAAATCATTCTCAGCTATAATTTGAAACTCATTTGTAGCACCAAATCTATTCTTAGTTATAAAAATAATGCTATAATGTTTATCTCTATCTAGTGTAAAAGGAATTTTAGTAAGTCCTCTTTTACCCTCTAATCTATAACACTTTAGTTCATTTTTACCACCTAAATACTCATCATCAAATGGTTTTCTAATCATAATATTAGTAGATGCTACGTCTACAATATTTTTAGCCAATCCGATATTATCATTACTATAATATCTTTGTTTAGTACTACCTTTTCCTAGTTGATATGTAATCCATATATGAACATTCTTACCAGTTGGTTTGATAGCATCGTATATTTCAACACTATCTTTTGTCATTTCACTCCATATTTGTTCTGTTTGAGTATCTGTGCTTACTTTAAATGTATCTAAAATGAATTTTTTACAACCCATACTAGCATATTTTTTAATTATCTTTATAGCTAATGATGTTCTATATTTAGGAAGTGGTATAATTGTTAGAATTTTACCATCTTTTTTTTCTTCTATCCAATCAGCACACTTTTTTAATAATTCAAAGTTTTCATCTGAAAATTTACCATCTCTCAATATATGCTTTTGAATATTGGCATTAAAAATATTATTAGCAACCCACACCAACAGTTCTTTCTGCCATTTTTCTTTGTCTTCTTCGTTTATAATAATACATAATTTTTCATTATATTTTATTATCTGTGGTAGTATCCATTCAATAGTGGTTGTAGTTTTACCCATACCACTTAATGCACCCATCATTGTTACATGACCTTCTAAATTTCCACCTATTTCTTTATTTAATATTGGAGAGTTATATAAAGGCATTCCAACATTAAGTCCTTCATTTAATTTGTTTAACAATGTATGTAATCCTTCACAAAGGTTATAACTTTTTACATTTCCATCTACACTTACAAACACATGATTAATTTTCGCTTCCCATTCATCATAAATCTGGTCTGCGGTCATATCTGCAAATCTGCTTAGTTCATCATATACAGGAAATTTCATTTTTAACAATTGTAAAACTATATTCCACTTCTTTAATTCACTAATATAACCATCCATATTTTCTTCTTTTACGTACTCTTTTGCTTTTAGAATAGTTTCATATCCACCATAACTTATATATTTCTCTTGTAATTTAAGATGTTTTTCTAAATATAATCCTATAGTAATATCATCTAAAGATTTTTTATTCTCTTTAATTACGATATCGTGTGCAATTGTATAATATACTTTCCATGCATTTTCACTGAAATCTTCAAGTTTCAAATTATCATATGTATATATTAATTCTAAGTTTGAATAAAATATTGAAACAATATTTGCTTCAGCAGCTAGTTTGAATTCTCTTACCTTTTTTACAGCTTTTATTAACTCTTCTTCAAAAGCTGTAATTTCTTTTTTTGTAGATGATTTTGTAGTTGTTGCTTTTGCCAATATATCACCGTCCCATTACCATAATTCATCTAAATCCTTATTAACTTGTGTTGTTTTGCTTCTATACTCAACACCTTCATTGGTTTGATTTTCCATTTTTAGGTTTTCAACTTTTATATTTGATTGCTCTACTCTTTTTAATCTTAATGTAACATCATTTATTTCACTTTCTATAAACAACATTATTGAATTGATTTTGTGTTTTTCATCTGTAAATTTAGTTTGATTGGCTATTAAATATTGAAGTATCTTAGCTTTGCATATTTTAAATGTATATAAAATGGTATTGTAAGAGTAATTTCCCATAGGCTTTTGCTTCTTATTGGCTAAAAATTGACCATCAGCCAAACCTCTAAGTCTTAATGCTAAATATTTAGGAAATTTTAATTCAGAACCATATTGTAAAATCTCATCATGAACATATTTACAAAGTTCCAACCATTCATTATTGACTTGTTTTTTATCCATATTTCACTCCAATTAATAGATTATTTGTAAATAGGGATACCGTTTGAGTACCCCTATTTACTTTTAAATTAGTTTATAATGCTCTAATAAAATCCATAACTTCTAACATACCTTCAAGGTTATCAGTTTTTAGAGGATTATCTATTGATTTTTCCTTGAGTAGTTTTGCTACTTTCACTTGGTTTTCTTTAGTTAAATCTTTCATTGTAGTTTTAAATTCTTTTATAACGCCTTCCATTGTTTCCAATTCTGAAGTCATTTTTATTTCATCTTTCTGAATATCTTTCTTGAAATCAATAACATTTTCTTTTAATGTCGAAGACTTTGTATAAACACTCTTCCAGTTTTCAAAAGATGGGTTTTCAATAATTTGATTCTTCTTATAAGTCTGCGTTCTATCCTTTAATACTTCTGCTTTATACACTTCTTCACCATTCTTACCTTCTTTTTCTGTGAAGAATCTTAGAATTACATCATAATCAAATTCTAATCCTTTTGCTACATCTGGTGCATAACCTACAACTACCCAATTATCACCCTTCTTCTCTTTTATATCCTTTTGTTGAGCAATTGTAACTACGTTAATACCCTTTGAGGCTAACATGATTTGTGTTGATTGAATACGCTTAGTTACAAGCTTAATCTTACCCCATTCACGTTGACTAATATTAGCATCATCAACACTTTCTCCCTTTTTCCTTGCTCTTTTTTCTGCTACATTTAATCCAGACAATTGCATATTATCATAAACTTTTGTCATGGAGTCAAGTACAAATGAATTAATACTATCCATTAAATCTGATTCAATTTCTTCTAAGGCTTCTTCAACCTCATCAGCAGATGTTGTATTTAATATGTATTGCAAATTTGGATTGCTTTTATAAAATGCCATACCATCTTCAGAGTCTATAGCTACAATTTTGGGAAATGTTAATGCGAAGGTTGTTTTTCCACTACCTGTTCCACCATATGCCAAAACCTTAACCCCAGATTTAGTCTCTTCTGCTTTTCTAAATAAACTCATTAATTCGTTTACCTCCATATATTTTATTTGTTAAATTTCATTTACTAAAGGAGAACTTTTATATTCTCCTTTAGTATGATTATTAATTTTAGAACGGCAAATCGTCCTCATCATCTAATGCTTTCATCCAATCATTAGAAGAATCTTCTTCGTCTTTTACTTTTGTATTTTTACCAGATTTTTTATCTTCAACTGGTTCTTCCTCTTTATCCTCAAACATGAAATCAAATATCAAATCTTCTTCTTTATACTTTGATTCTGTTTTTAGAATTACAGGTTTTTTATTATCTTCTTCTCCAACCATTTTGATAGAAGGTTTACGAATTACTAATCTTTTCTCCTTACTACCACCAACAGCTAATTTAGCGATTGCATCTTCCATTGTATATGCACCAATTTCAATTAATTCCATAATATCGTCTGGAATGTCTGATTCTGTAATGCTTACTAATGTTTGGCTTTCAATAATATCACCTTCTATAGTTACCTCAGTGATATCCTTTTTTACTTTTAATACTTTATCAATAAACTTCTTAGTGTTTTCAGGCTTTTCTTTATCAACTTCTAATTCAAATACTTTTGTAAAAGGTACGTTTTGTTTAACTTCTACGTTATTATACATTTTAGTGTAATCTACAACTCTTGCGGTAATAGGATAAACTGCCTTTTCTCTATCTAGTTTACCAACACTATCTTTGTCAAGTAACATTGTTTGAGTAAATGATGCTCTGTATTTTGAACTATCATCAACCTTAGAAGCAAATATACTCTTAATTTCTTTCTTAACTTGAACAGCATCATTGTAAATTGTATACTTGAGATTACCCTTTACATTAACAACTGTGCCACTCTCAAGATGTTCTTTAACATATTCAATTGCATCATATGCAGATAAGAATTTCTTAGCAAATATATTTCCTTTCTTATCCTTCTCAAGACCCACAGTTAAGAAGCACTGGCTACCA